GTCACTCTGGCTACCGCCAGTAGTAGCAACGTTCACCCACGCATCAACAAAATCAACAGCACTAACACGAGCCATAGCCAGTTCTCCTAAATGCCTACCATTTTACCGCTCACAGTCGGCGGCGACAGACTGATACCGTACCCACCCTGTAAAGCGTTATATTTATTAGTTTATTTTTGTGCCACAAAATATATGTAACGATTTTCTTTTCTTAGTCTAGCAGAAAGTTCTATGAAATTTCCACTTTCAATAATTTTAAACCCAATATTTTTCAATATATTTTCTAATTCAACTTGTGAAAAACATTTTATAAAAGGTTTAGCGGCACAATCAACGCACTGATCTGATCTGGCTGATAGAAAAATAGTTTCGTTTAATTTTTCATAAAATTTATTTAAAACATTCATATAATCAGAACAAGAATGTAAGACTCTGTGGCTTATTATGTGATCAAAATTTTCTCCTGTATATTCTGTTATACTTCCTTGTATCTTTTTTTGATTTTTATAATTACTTAAAACAAAGAAGTTCTCTAAAGAATCTAGTGCAATATCACTTACATCATTATAATAAATAAAAGATTCACATTCTGACATTAATATTTTGGATGCCCTTCCGCTTCCACATCCATGATCTAAAATTTTTTTATTAGCACCACACACAGAATGAATATAATTTTTTAAACAAATATCTAATTGAATTTCCTCGTGGTTGTAATTTTGTCTATATCTGTTTTCCCAGCGTATTTTGCTCATTTTTATCCTTAAAATTTATTTTATTTAAAAAGTTTTTTAAATCGTTGTTTTCTTCTAATGTTAGTTCTATCTTACAATTATTTAGGTCTGCATTTAATTTTTTTAAATTATCAATAAAAATTTTGGTAAACTCTTTCGGAGGCTGATAGTGACCACTTCTATCAGTTATAGAAACAATTTTTCCTTCCACACACTCCAGTTCTCCAGCAAATGCTGCCGGTTCTCCTTGAATTATGCTTGAGTGCTTAATTTCAGATGGGCAGAGCACAACACTGAATTTATCTTGTTTAACAATTCCTTTTCTAATTAAAAGTTCATTTCTATTACACTTTTCTATCTCTTTTGGATTGTAGTTTTCATAGAACTCAGATCTGCTAAAAATTGTTGTTTTTTCTGTTTCTATTCCATATTCCCATATTTCATTGTTGCTTTCCATCCATATACAATCTTTTTCTTCTCCTTTTTTTGTTAATTTTCCACAACAAATAAAAACTTCTCTTTCTAAATCGGCAAATGACTTAGTTTTTTCTAAAAAACTTTTTATTCTTCTAGGGGCAGCGTATATTTTTCCGTCTCTATCCATTACTAATAAAAAACTTTTGTAGCCGTCTCCAAGAGCCCTGTTTTCTGCTCTTGTGTCTAGTAATTCTTTTTTACTATTTAAAACCAACCCATTTTCTATGGTTATTTTATAGGTTTCTCTTTCTTCTTTGGATAAATAAACAGCACTGGGAACTGCTCTTCCAAACTTATTTACTTTTCTAAACAGCTCTTCTGGAAATCTGTTGGGCAAAACATAGAACTGATCTTCTCTTTTTTCTGAATTTAACTTCTTGCATAAACTAAACTGGATTGATTTTATTTTCTTGACTGAAAACTCCATGTTTAGTTCCTTAATAATTTCCTAACAATATATATAAAAAAACCCTTGCTTTTCAGCAAGGGTTTTACAGATTCAATTTAAATTAAATTTTGAGCTTTAATCTCTGTTCAATGCGACAGACCTATCCAGATAAGATCTGTATTTCTTGATAAACTCTTTTTCTTTTTCTTTAGGCTCAGAATTATTTTTTCCTTTCGCCTGAACAATAAGATTTTGCTTTATCTCTATAGTAATCAAACTTTGATTTATGTTGTTCTTTTTTCTAAGAAAAACAATGTTTGTTTCGTTGTTTGCCATTCTTTTGTAATAACTTGCAACACAATGCGAAAGGTTTTGGCCCTCATTTATAAGGTCTTTAACGTCTTTTGGCAAAACAACAACGTACTGGTCGTCTGAGTATTCGATACTACTATTTTTCATATCACTAATTACATTTTGAAACTTTTCATTAAGAATTTCATCTTCTTTAATTTTATAGTTCTTTTGAGTGATGTTGTGAAGTGTTGAAAGATACCTTGGATATTTTTCATACTCTTTGTTCATTTCAACATTCATGTTTGCATAATCAAAAAGCAATTGCAAGGCTCCATTAGAATCACTCCAGCGATTCGAAAAACCCAAATCTAGCCCTTGATTATAAACATCTCTATACAAATAGTCCATTAGTCGAGTGGACTCATAACCCATTTCAATAAGCTTATTAATAAGCTTTACTTGAGAAGAAGTAATGGCCGCTCTATAGTTTTCAAAAACGTATTTAAATTGATTCCTTAGATCATTTTTTACACAAGCAATATAGCCACCGATATGATCTATCAAAGTTTCGTCTTCAAAATAATTTTCACTCAACCTTTGGTTGCAATTATCAAAAAACCAACTATCAAGTTTGGTCTTTTTGAAGTTTAAGTAAATAGCGTCATCATTGTAAGGAGAAGGCTTTGATCTGCTTGCCAATATAGAACTAAGTGAATTCTCAAGCAAACCATCATAAAACTTAATAAGATCATCATTAGAAAGACTTTGTATATGAGCGATCTTACTAAAGCTTTCAATTGAATCAAAAAACAACTTATCGGAATTCAATACATGAATCTTGCATCTCTTTTTTTGCTTTCGATTATCTATCCATCCACCCTTTTTATGCTTTTGATTGGCCCAAATATCTATAAGTCTAAAGAAGGTCTTAATCCAAGGAACCTCTGCTTTATTGGCCAATTCAAGCCAGAAAGTATCTCTTTCATAATAGCCAATTTTAACCATCTTATTTTCGATGTTAAGCTTGGTCTTGGAGAGAGCAGTTTCGCTAACCTTTGAGCCATTGCTCTTAACCACGGTCTTAGATGGCAAATCATAAAAAAATTCGCCATCGTTAAACTTAAAGGAGATTTGCTTCTTATCTCCAGATTCAGAAATTTCTACAAGATTATTAAAACAACTTTTTGTGCTTTTCTTGTTTATGCTATTGATAAGGTCTGTGACTGAGAATCCTTCCTCAAGATTGATTTCAGCAATAACATTGCCATTTTCATCTTTAATTTTCATATATAAAAGACCTCAATTATGTGTGCCATATAATAGTGGACGAAAAAAGTCTAAATAAATTTATCAAAACATAAAGGAAAATATTCTAATATGAACTGTTGTGATAATCTCCGTATTGTTTGTCCTAATTGTGATTGTCAACTGCCGACATATAAGGCAAAAAATAAAGGAAATAGTTCTAGGAAATATTTTATAGTTCAAAAATAGAGCGTGAGGGAATCGAACCCACTTCTGTAGTTAATAAGACTACGGTCTTTTACCATTAGACGAACGCTCCAACCAGGGCACGTACCCACCCAGCAACTTTTAATTTTTTTCTTCATTGGAAGCCAAATATTCGACCCCATTTATAAGAATTTCACATGCTAAAATGTAAATCAGAAAAGCATCCATTTAATTCCAGGGCCCATGATGTTTATGTTTTAAACAACTTATCATAGATTGCTCTACAGTGTATTTTGTGATATTGCTTGGCTTAAACAATTCATAAAACTCTTTCTTGGGTAAACTATTTTTGGCGACACTCATCTGCCAATCGTAAACTCTTTCTTCGCCTCTGAATTTTGACTCAACCCATGCGTGTAAATATCTTTTTGGATTGGAAGATAGAGGTTCTTCGACTTCTCCATGACAAACAAAAATATCTTTTTCGTCAACAACACCGTCATTTAAAATTTCCATGGCCAAATTGTTAGCATAAGGAAAACACTTTCCCATTGCAATAACTTCTTGTTCTGTTAGCCATTTACTAAAATTTTCAAGATATTTTCCGCCTCTGTTTTTTCTTTTGCAATAATTTTTTTGGCTAAATCCTTTGGGATTTTCACAATTTATGCTTTTTTTGTATTTCACACTCCATCTAGACTTGTGATTTTTTCTTGGCTTATTGTAACTCATTTTTTATGCTTGTAGTCTAGGTGGTGATAAACGTCATCCAAATACTCGCCAGCTAAATTTAATTTTGATTTAACCCAATCTTTTAATTCACCAACATTGTCTATTAACTCTTCAAGCTCTTCTGCTTTATCTTTGATGCTTCTTAGATTTCCAATAGACATTTTGTTTTTTTGTTCTTCTGTTTTGTAATATTTAACATAATCTAATACTATGTTTAAATAATCTTCTGCGTGGGTTAGTTTTGCTTTAACCCAATCCTCTAATTCTTGATCCTCTATCATTTTTATTAGTTTTTCACTATAGGTTATAATTTTGTGAAGATCATTTTTACTGTGATTTAAGCTTTCTAAATATTTTTTAAATTTCATTTTTACCTCGTATTTATATATTGTTTATTTTATCAAAATCATATACTTAGCTGGCAAACCACAATAATTTAGCTCAAAAAACTCTCTAAATCCAAAAGTTTCCCAAAAGCTTTTTGAGCCCATAACGGAAGTTAAACAATAAACACTATTCCCATTATTCAATACTGTTTTTACCAGCTGTTTAGCCGCACCTTTGCTCCTAAACTCTTTTTGCACACAAACATCATGTATATACCAACAATTAGTGTTATCTTGTTTTTCGTGAAAACAATTAATTGGAAAAGATTTTCCAACAAAATACGGAAAACTAATTATATAACCTATTACGCCATCCAAATCGGCCACAAAACAACTTTCATAATTGTTTTTTATTTTACTAATAAAACTTTCTTCTCCTTCGTAATATTCTTCTGCGTAATTTTTTGTTCCTAAATCACAAACTTCACTATAATCTTCTGGGTTTATATGTCTTATTTTAACTCTCATAAATATTAATTTCTATGATTAATATTTATGAGAGTTAAGTATAAATATTTATAAGAAGAAAGGATTCTCTTATGAAAAGAATGCTATTTATAATGGCGAGAACTATAGACTACAGAATAGGCCTAAGAAATGACGATAAGCCTGACCTGCCTTTATTAACGTTTGAAGAAGCTTTAATAAGCTTTAGTTTAAAATTAACTATAATGTTAATAAATTTAATAACATGTTTATTTGTTATAGCAAACGTCATACATCATTGGTAATCTCACAATCTTGTTCTGATTCCCAAAAAAAAGTTTCGCCTCTATATTTTTTATCTATTTCTCTATTGTGTTTCTTTTGATAAACGCCTAAGTAGTCGTGTATTCCCATGAAATTAGGCAAGTTTTGTTCTGCTAGTAGTTGAAAATTTTTATTTAAACACATGTGAAAACTCAAATCACCTGTACACCCACCGTCTCCTTCTCCAATATAGAAGACTTTTGTGTCTATGGGCAAGCACTCTAATATTTCTGTTGCAACACAGCTTTGATATGGAGGCCAACTTAAAAATATATCTCCTTTTATTCTTTTTTTACTCATATCATAAGCTATTTTTATTGCATTTTTTCTTCTTATTTTAATTTTTTTAATTTTTTCATTACTTTTTTCAACTAGCCTATGATAGCTATTTTTACTTAATATTTTGTGAATGTCGGATGCTCTAACATCAACCCCAGCCCTTTTTAAGATTCTTGCCCAGTAACCAGTACCAGCCATGACATCATAAAGCGGACCACAAGTAAACTTTTTAACAAGATCAACCGCTTCTTTACAGGGTATGCTCCAGCCAAAAAATTTTGTAAATTTGTCTCTAACAGAAAAAAGAGATAGATAAAGATCTAAATCTGTGTTACTGTTTCTCTTATTAAGCAGATTACATATTTCAATCCTTGACATTTCGCCAAAGTTTTCTGCTAGTTTGGTGAATCTATCGCTATCTAATTCTAGGTCATTCATCAGATAGTATCTTGTCACTATACTTTTTTAAGAAATAAACAATTAGCTTGTTAATAAATTTGTAAGGTTTGTTTTCTATTTTATATTTATTTCCAACTTTTGTAAACTTAATAGAAAGTCTTTCTTGCATTCTATCTAAGTCTATTTTATTTATAGCATCTTTTCCCATGGCATTGGCAAGTCCAGCTAAATTTTTCTTAGCCAAGCCTGAAGGTTCATTATTTTCAAAATTGTTTAAAGGACTGCTAGAGTGTATTTGATTTATAACAAAATCAAAAATAGTGTATGCTTCTGGCGGTCCCACTTCTATTTTAGAGGTTAATAATTCTACTATTTTAAAAATATTAGGAGTTTTCAAAGTTTGAGTTGAAAAAGCTGAATCTCCGTGCTTCATTTGAGAATTCAGTATTTTTCTTATATTAATTTTTCTTATCTGCGTTTTTGTTAAGTTACCGACAGAAGTTAGTTCTTGTTTGGTTACACTAGCGTTTAGGTGATCATTTACTAAATCTTCAAATCTTTTCTTAGACACCTTTTTAAGAATCTCGTGTATCCAAGGTGAGTATAACGATATTCTAGTTCCTATTATTAGTTGCTCGTTGCTTACAAGTTCATATTCTTTTTCTGAAAACTTTTCCGAAATTTCTTTGTCCCAAATGTAAGAACCTGACTTTTTTATTAATTTTCTTTTTTCATATTCTTCTAGATTTTTAAAGTTTTCATCTTGAATTAAAGATAAACACGAATTAGAGCTTATTTTATTTTTATCATTAGTGTCACTGTTTTTATACTCTTCAATACTTTCAAAAAATAAATCAAAATTATAGCAACTAATTTCTTTTTTTACATATTTATTAAGAAATCTTTTTTCTTTGTATTTAATTTCTTTAACAACTTCATCATCAACATCCATAAACTGTGCAGATGAACTGCCTGCTCGCCCAGCACTTTCACAACCAACAAACTGATACTTGGGCTTTCCGCCTTCTTCAAGTATGTAAATATCATTATTTAAGTAGTAATGATCATAAGAACCAGTAGGGTTGGCAGTACACCAACTTGTTGTTTTTCCATATTTACACAACAATCTTTTTCTACTTTCAACTTTATTTTTTTTCTCTTCAATAAAGTCTGGGTGAATTCCTAGTTGGGGTAAAAATATTAGTTGATAATCGCCCTCTTTTGCTATGAATCTTATAAGATCTTTGTCTTTCTCTAAAGTATCACCCTCTTTTTGAAGCTTTCTTTTTTTTCTGTTGCTTATCTCTTGTTGTTTAAGTAGATATTCTTTTACAAACTTATCTGCACTCAATCCTATTCTAAACCAACCTTCTTGTCCTATTTGACTTTTAGGTAGCTCACCGCTACTTATTCTATTTTTAGTTACTTCTATAGCTAAATCTAGATCTTCTTCGTGGAATACTTTAACAACTAAATAACCAAGGCTAAAACTTAGCCAATTAATATTTTCTAACTTCTTGCCAGAAAGAACTTTTATTATTATTTTTTTATATCGACTTAAATTATTGTCAAAACTCTTTAAAATTTGATCTTCAAGAAGTTTCGTATACTCCTTACTACCCCATCTACGTTGAATGTCGGCAGACACTCCTGTAATGAACGAAGTATTATTGAAGTGGTTTGACGAATTGCCGAAAAAACCGGCATAATTCATTGAATTTAAATCTTTAATATTGGCGTGTCTAACTATACTAGTCACCCAATCATTAAAGTTGTTATTTATATTTTCGGATAGCAATAACCATTGGGCAAAACTCATACAATATATAATGTTTTTAGTTTATTTTTAAAATCCATAATATTCTTTGTAATACTCTAAAATCTCAGGTTTAAACTCTTTTATATATCTTAATATTAATTCATAATAATTGTTTTCAATCGTCTCAAGACAACATCCACCGGCATATTTTGGCCAATGCTCTGTTTCACCGAACTCATCCAAGATAGATATTATTCTGCCGATGTATAAGTTGAGTTGGTCTTTTTTTGAAAACTCAAATCTATTAGGCCCCAAACTATTTCCAGGATGGTTTATTGGGAAAAGTTTCTCCAAATTTGAAATTTCAGAAAGTTTTTCTTTTTCTGTTAAGTTCTTAAAAACATTTAATTCGTTATTCATAGTATATAATTCTTTCTTAGAATTTACATATACTTCTAATGTAATGATAACAATACGGTTGGGCCACCGTGCTTGTCTCAGGTTGCCAAGGTGCCGTATCATTAAAATAAAGCTTTAGATAGTCTATATCTTTTAATTGCCATCTATTGGTTGGTGTTTGGTGATCTGTATATTCTTTAGTAAAAGTTCTCAGTTTTAAAGATTTTTCTATTTCTTCTTCGAACCTTCCCTTAATAACAAATTTTGAATAATGATACATTGCTTTGTTGCTTTTTAAAAATACTTTTTCTTTTTCCCTGGGCAGTCTTTTTTTTAAAACAAAAGCAGAATAGAAAAAAGAACAATCCGGGTTGTTGTAGACTCTTTTCATTATTTTTTTATTCAAATCATTATTTGAAAACTCTTTTTGATTTGTTATTGCCAAATAATTTATTGCGTATACTGTATTTTTAGAAAAAACACTTTCTAATTCTCCGCTGAGCTTACACTCTTCTGGATTGTTAAATTTAAACTCTCTAATACCATTTCCTTGTCCAACATAATCGACATCAAGAAACAAAGTGTATAAATAATTATAAGCTAATTTAGCATTGGTACAAAAAGCCCTATCTAATTCATAGGTCCTTTTGACAGGTTTCTTTGTAACTCTTCCGATATAATTAAGAAACTTTTCCTTGGCCTTATGATCGTTTTCTTCAATTTCTATATTAACTATCATTTTAGTTGTTGCTATACTTTAGAGTGTTACGTAAAACCATAGAAGTTGCAATATCTCTTATTTCATTCAACAGAGAAACATATTGATCTTGGTCTATCTTTTGCTCACAGTAAAGTGAGTGTATCATCATCCCGGCAAACATGGCATTATGTATGCACTCATTTACATTTGAAACTTCTTCAAAAGCTATGCCGTTTTTATTATATTCAATCATTCTTCTCTCGCTGGATAATCTCCGTCGCTCACTATCCATCTAGGCTTTTTTGTATCTTCTTCGGTAAGTATATCTATTGCTATGCTTATTGTTCCTAAAAAAAACAGAACAAGCAACAAACCAATTATGTATATCCCTATGCTCATACTAACGACCAACGGAACACTTTATGTGTTTTGAAACTTCTAAACGCACAGGTTTATAAAATTCAACAAAGCTCCAAAAACGCTTGCTCGATAGTTTTAAACAATCAAAGCATGTTTTTGAAAAATTATTTGTATTATTGTTACACAATCTACACTTATTCATATTTAACTTTTATTCATCTGAGTGGTTTACAATAAATTCTTTTATGTCTTTTGGAAGTATATTAAGGAGTCTTTTTCCAAAACGTTTTGTAAAAAAATCTACTATCGCTTGAACTTTATTTTTGGCATAACCATGTGCAGCCATGGTTTCTTTTATATCAGGATCAACTTCTATCCAACTCAAATCTGAAACAAAGAACTCCTTTAGTTTTAGTTCTTTATTCTCTTCTAGAAAATTAATAATTCTTTTTTCAATTTCGCTTATATTGAATTCATTCATTTTGCTATCCTTACAAAATAAGTATGACCCCTATGGGATTCGAACCCATGTTAGCGGAGTGAAAGTCCGCTTTCCTAACCTCTAGAAGAAGGGGCCGTATAATTTTTTTGGTGTTCTAAATACTTGTAGTCAGTAATTTCATTATATATTTTTTTTACAAGATTGTCAAGAGATTTCTCTTCTCCGCTTTTTTGAGTATTTAAACAAGTCCAAATAAAAGTTTCATCCTTTTTGGAAACTTTATAATTATTTTTTTTGGCCCATTTTGTTACTTCGTTCCACTTAAGCATATTTTTTATTCATCTTAGTGTCAGTAGTTGCCCAAGTTAACATGGCAAAAGTTTTTGCTGGTATTGAAATAGGACTAATTTTCAAAGGTGGGTTAATAGGTTTTGCTGGTATAGAGATAGGGCTAATTGAAATAGTTGTAGCTTTTTTCTTATCTGGGCCTATCGTCAAACTAAAGGCTCTTCCTGTAGGGCCGATCAGTTCTTGAAAGGAGAAAGTTAAGTGACTATGGCCCCAAGGGTTTACCAAATAAAATTTACCTTGAGAATAAGAGCTAATATAGTAAGAGTGCCCGCTGGTTCTATTATTGTCCATATATCTTGAAACAGATACAGGCAAGCCATTGTTTAATGCACTAATAAGTTTGCTCTCAGACGAAGGAACATTTGTTATATACTCTATATTTGTATCCTTGTAAGAGTAAAGTTGATTAAATACAACTTTAGTCCAACCGCCGCTAATAGCATCATAAGAGTTGCTAGTATCGCCTTGTAAGGTCAAACCGGTCTCATTCCATTGAACATACGCTTTCTCTAGCAGGCCGACCCAAAGTTCGTTGTTTGGGTTAGTCCACATGCCCCCAAAACTTGCATAGTAAGAGTATCCAAATCTGCTCACCGGTAACATATTGTCTACCGTAACAAAATGTTGGTGTTTAAAACCTTCATTTGTGGTGCTATAAAAAGAAACGGTCCAAGTTCCATCAAGATTATCAATAAAACGGTCTCTTATGGTTTGCGGATCTTTATCAGCAACAGCAGCGAAACTTGCAAGCAAATAACAATCTCCAACACTACCTTGCCTAATATCCTCGCTTGAAGGCCCATTAACAAAAAGTTGACCACTTACAGGCTTATAAGTAGTAAAACTGTTGGCGACTGGATAGTGTTTACCATAAAAATGTTTGTCTATAAGCCAATTCAAGTTAGCTGTTGTGGAGTTTACTTTTAAATCTCTACCTTTGTTTGCTACACTACTAAACATACTAGATGAAAGATACCAGTCTTGCCTTGACATACTCAGCGATGTAATCTTTTTAAGATCGTTATATTCTTTAAGGTCAACCCGTCCCCCATCACCGGCAATCCTAAAAACCTGAATGATTTCTTGCCTATTTATTCTGTTGTCGGCAAGGGCACTTCTCATAAACGCATTAATCTCCTTATCTGAATAGCCAGAAAGGAGTTTTTTTGTTTCGAATTGTTCAAATTTAAGAATAAAGTTTTTCACAGATCCTTTTTCCTTTTGACATCAGAGACAGTAGAGTTCCACTTAATTTTGTTTTTCTCACAGTAAATTCTTGGGCTTTCAAGATTACCGCCTTTGATATAGCCGTTTTCTTTAAGCCAATTCCAAGAGTTCCAGTAGTATTGATCCCCATAGCCATATGTAAAGTCTATTTTGTGCACAAATTCATTATTAACATAAATTTCTGCTGTGTGGTAGGTATTGCCATTGGTTCTTTCAAACCACCGGCGGCCCACAACCATAATACTCTCTACTTTAACAAAAGAATCAAGTTTTTTCTTAATAGTCAGTGTCATTATTTATATCCAACTTAAGATAACCAGCAGTATCTGGAATCATAAAACAATTCTCTGGCTCGCTGCATTCCCATAGGTTGGCTTTAATTTTGCGTACAAAGTGTTCCGTGTTCCTTCTTTTACGCAAAATCTTAGCCGCAGCAATCCTACAGTCTATTTCGTCTCCCCTAGAAATTTCCCAAGTCATTCCAGAAAATGATGTAAAAGTTAATGTGCTCATATGATTCAACTCATTCAAACAGATGTTACAAGTTGTTTTTCTTGATTAATCTTTTTTTCACGATTACTCAATATAGCATTAACAACTTCCAAATCTTCTCCCTTGATGTTGCCATCAATAGCACTTTTATACTTGGTGCTTTTGATAATCACACAACTAAGATTGGAGGTTTTCACAACACTATTTGCTACAGCCTTTGCTTCTTTAATATCCTTGTAATTTTCTGGTTCTATTTGTTGGCCGCAATCATCAATAGAGTTTCCAAAAGAAAGTTTATAACTAGAACTTTTTGTGCAAGCATAATACTTTCCTTCTTTATTCATCCACATTATAATTTTATTTTTCTTCATTAAATTATCTTTCCAACTGGGTTATCGCAAAGAATAAAACTATATTCACTTTTATAAACTGTAATTCCGTAGTCTCTTGCAAGCCTTAGCAACTCTCCACTATCCTCAACTGTTTCATCACTAAAAAAAACTTCCACACAACCACATTCAGCCAAAGTTTTTATTACATTTTTTGATTTATCGTTCATTTCTACAGGTATTTGATAACCATAGAAATCAATTGTTTCTTTCTCTAGTGTATTCATTTTAATAAGAGTATTTTAATTTTCTAGAGCAATTATCACAAACTTCTTGATTTTTTCTTTTAAGAAAACTACTACACTCTTGACACTTTTGTTTAGTGTTTTTTTTCTTTTTAAGAGTTATAGTATAATTCTGTTTGTAGAAATCAAAATTTTCTTCGTACTTATCGTAAGATATCATCTATAATCTTGTCTGGTGGAATGAACTAGAAACTACACACCAGACCCGTACCCACCCATCAACCATTTAAGTTAGTAAAAGTCTTAAGACTCAACTATAAATATTCTTCTGCCTTTGGTTGTTAGTTCTTTATACTTTGAATTGTCAAAAGAATTTTCTTCGTTATTTTTTTTCCAAAAAGGAGCTATTTTTGGATCGTATAAAAGTTCCTCTAAACAGTCTGTTTGTGTATCGCATCTTTGTAAAATTTTAAATTTTTTACATCTTACAAATCCACAAACATCTCTTCTTTGTGTGGCAAAAACTTTTTCAGCCGTACCCTTATTGTTTTTCAAAACGCAATCATACATTTGAATGGTAAAAAATTCAGGGTTGCAATACTCAACAGTCTTATTAATTAAGTCTTTAATCCACCAATGTCTAAAATGCTTTCCTTTACCTTTATTAAATCGAATATCAAACATATCAATCTTCCTTGAGTAAAAAATTATTATTTATAACTTTAAAGCTAATGCCAGAACAGTTGCTTCTTATTACTATTCCTTCTCTTTCTTGATCTTTTTTTGCATTGCTAAAATGCTCTACATACTTTCCTTTTGCTTTATCTAAAAGTTCATCTTTTGAATAAGAAAAATTTTCTCCCGATTCAATAATAGGAACAAAATTTAATCCCAAAGTTTCAACAATTTCTCTAGATTCATCAAGCGGAAGTTTGACGTTATTGTTTATTTCAACTACATTAAATACAAAAAAATCAACAAAATTTAAACCCAAAGGATTTTTTTGTATTCCTGGTCCTACGCATTCTCCTTGAATTGCTATTTTATTGCCTAATTTTCTTAAGCCATTTTCTATATTATATTTTTCCTCTATTTTCCAAAAACTATGATCAGAGCTTTTTTTATAACTATAATTTCTGCCACAAACATGGAATTCATTTTCTTTTATAATATAAGTAGAGCTTGTTCCATCTAATTTTAGGCTTATATAATATGGTTTATTTTTTAAACTTTCTAAAAGAAATAATCCTTCTTCTGTTTGAATTCTTATTTCATCTGTTTTGCTTATAGGCCAAATAAAAGATTTTGCGTCTCCTGCAATTTGTGTGGGTATTGGCGGCTCATATTTTTCTACTCCTAAAATTTCTGTGACGTCTACCCCGACATCTAAACTTGCAAGTTCCGGGAATACAGATAGAGGTAAGGCAAGCCCTTGGCTAATTTTTTTACGCAATCTTACTGTTCTTAATCTAAACTTTTTAAGATCTTCTTTGTAACAACTCTTTCTTAAAAACTCAAATTCTGGTCTCTCTGGCAAAAGGGAGTCTATTTCAAAGTATACACATTTATCGTTTTCTTTAAATTCACCTTTCTTACTCACAACCTCCCAACCTAAAACACCCACAGTTTCTATACTATCGGCGTCAGGTATTGGTTTAACATACTTGATTGCTTGTATGCTTGCTAATTTTCTCATTTTAAGTCCACAAACTTTTTCTCACTTTGATAAGTTTTATCAACATATCTTCTTCTTCTTTTTCTTGTTTCTCTTCCAATTCCTGAAGTTTTCTTAGACAATCAGATTTTTTCTGCTCTAGATCTTTATTGCTTTTTAAAGAATCCAATACATAATTGCTTTCGCATAAATCAGACCACCCACTTTCCTCCATAGGATCGGGCCTATTAGGATAACTTTTCCACCAATTATACAATTCTAAAATTTCTTTCGCAGAATCAGATTGTGCAGTTGGCTTTCCTTTTTCATCAAGCAAAGAAATAGACCAATTTAAATAAGAAATTCCATCCTCTTCTGACCTACGTAACTTTGTTTTTTCTTTTTTATGAAAAACCTGATAACTTCTGGCTAGTTCAATTTCGACAAAGTCTTTTAACTCGTTAAATAACCCATGCAATATTCGAGTGTCTAAGTCATAGTAACATCCAGGAGTAAGTCCGGTCTTTAAACAATGCATTTTATCTACGTAACGATTATCAATATAGCTTTTAAAATTTAAAAATAAATCTCTTGGGAAATACAATATGTTCTGCAGGTTGTTTAGGACTGTGTCAGATAAATAGAATCTTATCGGTCTTTTACTCTTTTGTTCTTCTTTCCATTTTTTCCAATCTTCGAGAGTTAAAGCAAAAGGTTTTTTTTCACCCCTGACAAAGTCAGCAAATTTACTACAACTCCAATAGTTACTTTTATTTCTAAACATGATTTTTTAAATTAATAAGGGCATTCTTTCTGTTTTCTTTTCTCTATTGTATTTAGTGCTCTATGGTAGCCCTTGGCGTAACTGCTTTCCTCAACAACATAGCCATTTTCATCCGCCGCCTGAATTGGGATTTCTTCCTTCATATACTTGTTAACTTTTATTTTTTTTGTTTCAATCAACATTGAACTATCACCAAACTGTCTGACTGCTGCGTTGTGACCTAGTATTTCCTCAAACTCAGACTCCGAAATTATCTTTGTTTCACTCTTCACAGATCTAAAAGAACTAATAAAGAAAAACATCACAGCAACAAAAGAGAGCAAAACAATCCAATTTTTGAGTTTCATTTTTTCCTCCTTAAAAATTAATTTGCCTTTATGTCAATTTACCTTTATGTCCAAAACGTGAGTTTCTGGTGTTCCGAAAGCATTTTTGCAAGTAAACTTTAAAGTAACAGTGTTAACTGAAACCTTTGTGTATAAATCATGAAAAACTAAAGTGTCTGGGTGGTTTACCATGTTTTTTACTATTTCTTTTGCTTTAAGTATTTTATTTATCTCCTCGTCAGATATTCTTATCTCCGAAGCAGTAGACTCGCATACAATTTGATTTGAAAAAGTCAAAAATAAACAGGCGTAAATGAAAAACTTCATATTTTTCCTTTAAGAGAAAAAGAACAAAAAACCAAAAATCTATTATACCACAATCGTCCGAGGCAAATTTTTTTGATATTTCTACAAAAGACGATACTAAGATTGAGTTACTAAGCTTTCCAAAAATTCTTTATAAACTTTGTAGTGATACTTTTCACTTTCATTAAAACTTTTAAAGCTCTTCAGCTTGAAATAATTTTCTAAATTTAATGGAAGTCGGTGTTTTAAAACTTCCGTGGCATACAAAAAGCACAGATAAAAATCTTCTTTCAAACAATCCTCCAGAGAAGGATCTAGCCTTCCTTTTATTACATCATAAGCATAGCAAAGAGCAATAGAAGGGTTTTTAATCAATATTGATTCATTCTTCAGCCTTTGGCCGGTTATGTATGCTGCGTAATAAGCACAAAAAACCTTATTATAAAACTTTTCTGTTTTCCTGTTTACAAAATCTTTTCTATGAAGAGTTAGATTCTGAAAATCAGATACAGTGTCGGCATACTCTTTCGCTTCTGCAACAATATGTTGTATTTCAATTTTATCTATCAAAAAGTTTTTACTAACAATCTTGTCCGAAGAGTCGTATACTTTGCCTTCTTCATAATAATAGTCTTCTTCATCTTCTAAATCTATTCCATTGATTTTAGTCACGCAAATTCTGGAGTAGTAGTTGCTATCGTCATACTCTTGAACATTAGATAAAGTTACACTTATTAAATTATCAATGTTCTTAAAAAGATTAGTTATGGATATCTTTTTAAGATGCAACCTCTCGGCAGACAAATGACTTGATATTAAGTTGTTTCTAAAAGTTTCTAAAAGCATTTTTAATCACAGAAACTGTTTAATTTGGCCCGCTTAAGTAAAGCTTTTGCTTCTTTCATAGAAATAACAATATATTCACCAAACTGTTTTTTATTTACTAGTGATTCAAATTCTATTTTTGCTTGTCTATGGACCATGAAAACAAAATTTGTTTTTCTAAAGTCTTCGCAGTTATTAAGTAGTACTATGTCATCTGCGTACAAAAAAAATTGAGGTTTTTCATTAATGGCAATGCTCCTGTTTGCGTAAATTTTTGAAAATATATTTTTGGAGTTTTTAGAAACTCTAAGAACTTCATTTTTATTGCGTTCTTCTAAAAGTCTGTAAAACTCATTTTTCACCAATATGCAATCTTCTAAGTTCAAATTAAACATTTTTTTCTTTAATACCGATCATAATCATAATCATAATCATCTTCACGATCATCATAATAATCTTCGTAGTCCGGTGGGCTAAAATCTTTGTTATCAATTTCTTTGCTGAAAGCATCGTAGATTTTATCTAAGTATTTGCTTGGAACTTCAACTGCGATTTTATTCGCATAATCAAATACAATTTCAGCACAAGTCACGGTTCTCTCTTCATCCCAATCTTCTGGATAACAATCTTCAGGTGGACCAGAAATTCTACCTGGATCGTAGTGTCCGCTAACATCATATGAGATCGTAAGATCAACCTCTCTCATTGTTTTTTCTTCATTTTTTTCATAAAAATCTTTAATGAAATTTGCTGTTTTTTCATCAACAAATTCTTTTAAATCAGCATCAATATCATAAAAATAAAATTTTTCTACAATACCATTTTCGATCCAAACGTCAACTAAATTCTTTTTATCTTCTTCTTCAAAATAAGTCAAATTACTATTCGTTGATTTTAAAACCCTAACATCTATAGTAACACCAACGCTGTCTTCTCCTGAATAACTACCCATTATTATGTTCCTTAATTTAAAAATTCTAAAACTATAGACAAAACATCAGTACTAATGTGTGGTTTCGATAACTTATTAATAGCTAAGTTTTTAAGATTTCTCTTTTCTTTGCTTGACAAGTTATTTGTGTCACCAATATATTTTTCCCAACTTTCTACAAGTAATTTTTCTGCAATTGATAATTTAGAAATATCTTTGAAAGAATTATCCCAAATAGGCCCATCACTATAATGCTCTGTGCCTTCGGGCCAAGTGACATAAATTTTTGTTTCCAAATCTCTCTTAAGCTCAGAGCCAACAGATTTTTTCCAGAATTTAAACATTATTACTCCTTTAAGTGCTACGCCGATCTCCATGCAAATATTTAAAAGTAGGAAACCTTAAACTAGTTCCACCCTCTTGATTATTACTCTCTGCAAAATATTGAACAGTAATGACCTTGCCAATAATTTTTTGCGGGTCTTGATAAAACTCCTGCCTTTGTTCTATGCTGAATCCGCTTCCAACTCTTACTTGATGTCCTTTGTGTTGAATTGTAACACAACTAAGCATTTCTTCTTCTGCTTCCTGGCCATCACTAACATACCTAAACGGGCCCATTTCAACATCTATCACCTCGTATTCATCATCAAAAAAGCTCTTATATTTAAGAAGGTCTTTGCTTCGCTTTCCTTTATAAGGCTTGTCAGCTCTCAACATAAGACCTTCCCAGTTGTTTTGGGTTGATTTGGAAACCCATTGCTCAAAATGACAGTTATCTTTAATTTTTTCTTGCTCTAGTACACTCAAGCAGGGACAAGTGTTGTTTTCCATTATTTTTTTCAAATCAGACAATCTAGCAGAAAATGGGCGATCATTGTTGCCTTTATTACTCCAAAACTCATTCTCTTTAAGCATGTCAAAAATCTTAAAAGAAGGGTTTGGAATAGTGTGATCTTTTTTACGAAGCTCTTTCATTACTCCTTGAAAGTCTTCATTTCCATTTTCATCTACAAGACAAAGTTCGCCATCCAACACTACTCCCAAACCAATATCTGACTTTTTCAGTCCTAGAGCCTTTATACCATCTTTCACCACATCTAGTGTATCAAAAGTATTTCCAGCCCTTGATCTAAAATCAATTTGATAATCGTGCTTTTTTTCTCCGTATTCAACTCTTTCATTTATTATACTAACAAATGCAAAACATCTTACACCATCAATTTTTCTACTTACATACCAATCTTTGTCCCAATCTACAAGTTTGGGATCATATTTCTCGGCCAATGCAACGCTAAACTCAGGAATAAGATCAGGAATAGCCTTATTGATAATCTTATCGCTCGCCCTTGTTTTGAGATCTTTATCTATAACACAATAGATAATATCCTTGAATTCAGGTATATCTTTGGTAAATAGATTAACCGATGCTATAGCATCGTGACCTGTAACATTTCTTCTAGACAAATCATCAAGAAGCCCAAAAAAGCATCCATAAGTTACTACCTCGCAACTACCTTTAATATCTGGGTTCTTTTTTATATTATCGCTAGTTACATTATAATGCTTTAATGGATGATATGTATAGTACAGAACGCTTTTTGCAAAATCCACTAGGTCGAATTTTTCGTCATTATGCTTTTTGAGAACATCAACATTTTCTGGTTCATACACACAATATTTTTTAATAATATTGACTTTTTCAATTGTGCTGCTAGTGGCTCTAAGTTCTTCAATCATTTTTTGAACATAGCCAAACTTTTTGCAAACTTTTTCTAAGTTTTCAGCTTTTGTTTTTTCGATAATATTTTTGATGTTTTCCGGCATTTTGTTTCAACTTCTTATATAAATAGTCTGTCCATTTACATCCTGGCGACAAAGCACCTGCATTAGATGCCATACGTACCCATCCGATAATTTTTTTTTCTGTTTTTTTTGGTATTTCTAAGTTAAGGTTTTTAGCAAACTCTACTATTCGATTTAAAGTGATATTTATGAAATTAACTTTCACCTCAGGAGTCAACTCTATTAAACTCCCGTCAATAAAAGGAGGAAGTTCAATATTAATTATACTTTCTTGTTTTTCTTCTTTTAAATAGTCAACAAATTTCTTGCAATTATTGTCAAAGGCCATCAAGCCAGTTTTAAAATGTTTAATAAGATCATCAAGTATTTCATTAAACACTTCATCGGATTGTTCGATGTTTTTCATCCCCAATAAACTAGAATATTGTTTTTTAATTTTTGTTCTAAATCTTCTACATTTTCTATTTTAATAACTTCGTAGCTTTCACTTGTTATCATGTGCCATCTTCGTGATTCGTTGTTGTACTTTATTATGTGCTTCAATTTCTTTTTAACAGTTCTTCTTGATCGGCCGATGTAACTTGCCATCAAGAGCATATCACCTCCCTTTAGTAATATTTTTTTATAAATGTCAATAAAAACGGAGTTGGCTATAAATCCGGCTTCCACTTTTGGAAGATCATCCAAGTTTATAAAAACTCTTAACTTCGAATTACTATACATTAATAGGCGTTATCTTTGCCGTATTGTTTATAGACTTTCTATTTCCTTTGCCTTGATATAATACTTTTTTCCCATCTGGTGTTTCGCTAATCAAAAAATATGTTGAGACATTTTTTTTCGAAACTTCATCAACCTGAGCATAGGTCAACCATTCTTCGGATTGAAAAACTCTATAGTTATAGACACTTTCTTGAAAATTTTTAACATAGTATTGATACACATGATTACTTAATTTTTTTCCGGTGCTCAATAATACAACATCGATTTCTTTTTTACCGCTTATTTTTAATTTATGGGTGGGTTTCCAAGAATAAAAGTTTTGAGAAAAGTTTTCATCGCTGCTAAACCCTGCAAGTTTGACAGCAAGTTTGAACTCTTTAATATCACTTTCATTTTTTAAAAGAGATAAATAGTTTATTATTTGGTTGCTTTTAATTATGTATTTTTCAATCTCTTTCCACCTTCCTTTAACAACGTATTTGGAATAGAAAACTAAAATACTAGGATCGAATTGGTTTTTCATCCAAGTTTTTTCGCCAAAATAAACATTTTCACATATTTCTAATATTTTGTTTTCACCAATTTTCCATCTTTTTTTTATTACATTTTTAATGTAAAGACATAAAAACCGTATGTCAGAAGGAATGTCGTAGGGAAGATATAACAATCTATCTTCGTATCTTTTCCATCTTTTTTTCAAAATATTTTTAGAATATTCATAAGAATACTTTTTGTTTTCAAGAATAAAGGGCTCCAATTTTGGTTGAGGCTCAGATATTCTTTCGTATATTTTATGTACAAAAAACATATTAAAATGGAGTTTTTAGTTGAGAAACTTCTTCGTGCTTTTTAGTCCACTGTTCTTTCGACCAATCCAAATCATAGCTTTCGTTTAATTTGTGCAACTCTGCAATAGTGTCAAAAATTATTCTATAAAAAGATCCGTCTTTATAGTTGTACTCTTTTCTAAAATCTTTTAATTTATAACAATTAGCCAATGCAAGAGTCGCATTGTTTATTTCAAAGTGAGCCAGCTTTAATATTGTAGAAGGAAGCTTATTTAAATAACTAATTAAATCAATAGGATTATTAGCATTTATATAGTTTTCTTTGCTAGGCGAGGGCTTACGAATGCTCTTAAGTTGCATCTCTGGTAGTTTACATAAATCATTTTTAGACTTAATAGAAATTAACCTATTTTTGCTAAAGCTGTTTTCACACAATTTTTTCCACAAACTTTTTGGAAAATATTTTTCTAGTTCGTTTGTTCTCATTCCTGAGTAAAAAACAAATGGAATCATATTACATTGATTATTTCTTTTTGTTTCATTTAAAAGTTCTATATTTTTATGGAGCAAATGAACACTGTTTTCGTCTATGCAAAGAAATCCTACTTTTTTGAAATTTTCTATTCTAAATCTTTTTGAATAGCAAAACTGGGAAAAGTAGGGCTTTATTTCCCATATATCTCTCATTATTTGATTAAATATTTTTCTAAATACAGCCGCCCTTATTCCATACTTTTTATAAAAACCAACATACATTAGTTTTTTATATTCTTTGTGATATTTTTCTCTCAATACGTTACTATGCTGCCATTCATTTTGGCGAGTCATAAAAACATCAAGCGTAGAACTGTTTTTACCAAGAGTATTTAAACAATAATCTTCAAAAGACTCTATTTGATAGGTGCCAGCAAACATCTCGCAAACAACTTTTGTTTGTGAGATGAAATTAAATTCACTCCAACTTCTTTCTAAACCTTCTGATTGAAACACAAGAGTGTTATCCTCCCTGAATAACTTGCTCTTGTACTTAGAAAGATCTATAGTCATAAGGAGTGTCTTGGTCTGTTGGTAATTCCTCATACAAATCAGATTCGTTTTCTAAGTAAGGACTAACTTCTGGATATATCATTCTAAATGCCCGGGCTGGAGTCGAACCAGCAACCTAGGGAACCAAAATCCCTTGCTCTACCAATTAAGCTACCGGGCAAAATAACAACAAAAATATTATAGAACAAAAACTAGATTTTTGGAAGAGTTTTTTCCTCTTCTTTAAGAGGAGGATCAATTTTATTGATTCCGGTGCTCATTTCGGTGTAAATCAAATTTTTTCTACACAAATCAATACTCTCATAAACCGCTTCATTGAGTTTTTTATGATCTTTCAAAGAACGCTCTAAATTGGTGCGAATTGTTGCCAAAACTTTGATAAGATCGCAATTACGCTCAGCAACCCTTCTACTTTTCTCTTCTTGTTGGTTTATATAAGATTGAATATTATTAATTGATTCTAAGACGTTCATCATATCAATCTCCGGATATATTTTTAAAATAATATTCTGTTATTATCTCTTTTACCTTGAAAGCAGCAGTTGTCAAGTGAACATTTTCATAAAAAGATTCTTCTATGCAAGATTCTACTTGGCTTGTTGCCAATAAAGGAAGTGGATAAAGATCTTCATGAAGGGTGTTTTGTGACCATTCATTTTCATAATACCAATCTACAAGATTTTTGTAATCTTCAAAACATTCAATATTCATTTTTATCTTTCAAAAAAACAAATCTTCTTCCTTGGACTCAGTAGGATTAGAAAAACTTTCCTCTTTAGTTGTTTCCTCTTTTTCAATTTCTCCAAGAAGTTTGCTAACAAGAGACTTAGCAGCACACACATTCATTCCAGAAGATGAATTCTTGGAAAGATCAGGCAAATCAATTCCCATATTACGAAACTTTTTAGCCTTAACACTCACAGCAGCAGGAGTGACACCAAGTTGACGAGCAATATCAGATTGGTTCTTGCCAGTCTTATAAGCATCAATCCAAATAGTGATAAAGTTTTCCATGTCAATACCAGAACCAGCAACAGGACGACCCATAAATTCACCTTTACTGTAGAAGATTTTTCCCGACGACCGGACAAGAGAGAGACGTACCGACCCTGTAACCAGCTAAATAGCTTTTTTCTGTTCTTTAAAGCTAAAAAGTTTCATTCTTTTATAATCATAAATTATTTCTAAAAAAATGTAATCACACTTATTATCGTTTTGAATTTTTGAATTATGTAACTGTCTAATATTTACTGCTGGTTCGTCTACTATTACATTGCAGCAATTCCAATAGTAACGCTTAGGTATTACTTTAAAGCCACTTATAGACACAAACTTTTGATAGGCGTTTTCGTCATCAGTAAAATTTAAAAAAAATTTAAAATCAAAAGGATTGTACTTCATCATTTCTGACAAAACAACTGGATAATTCTTTATTTCAATTAAATTATGTTTTGTTTTTTCTTTTTTTATTTCGTTTATTATTTCTTCCCCAATGTTTAAAGTTTCAAAATCAACCCTTTCTTTTTCAATTTCAACAAAAGGGGTTATTCCTGTTATTAACTCGAGCACCTTAAATTTTGGCACAACTTACACCTTTTTTGGTTTAGATATTTTGCTTCACTTTGAAGTTGTTTAAAGTTTTGTTTATTCTATACCAATTCTTGGTTTGACAATTAAACACATAACCTTTACCTAGGCTACAAGAGCTACTCCCTCCATCTGAATAGTTGTACGTCAAATGTAGGTCGTGAATAATATATTTATCATCTTTTTCTTTTATTAAGTTAAAACTACTAAACCTACAATTTACAAAAGTATGTTTAAATATTCCTAAATCTTTTATAAGGAAGTCTGTGCTTGTTAATAAGATTCCTTTTGGACGAACTTGAATTGATAAAGAAACTTCTACTCCAAAATCCTCTTTCAGCAGCAATTCTAGTTGACTAAGATTTAATTCGGGTTTATTCATCAAGAAGTTTTCTTGCTAAGCCTAAAAGCCTTTCTGCCCTCTGTAACTCGTCTCTATCCATTTTAATGAAGCCCTTACCAATACCGGTGGAATAAATGCTCAGAGCATTTACAATAGTTTTAATGTCGTATTTATTTTCTTTGCTTAAAAAGTTGAATAATTTTTGAAGAACATCTTCATTCATAAACTCTAGTTCCTTTGCTTTGCAAAGATCCAACTTTTTTTTCTACAACAACAAAATATTCTTCTTCTCCATCTACTTCTGGTAGGTAATCAGCCTCTAAGCCTCTTGCCTCTAGCCAATCAAGTTCGTTGCTGCATTTTTCACTAAAAGACTTTTTTGCTTCAAAGTTTAAATCTTTAGCATATTCCTGTACTTTCTCTAAAGCAAAATTAGCCTCTTCTAAGGTTGAATATTGTTTGTAAGCTTCTAAATGAGTGTCGCTTCCCCACCAACCACCTTCTTCTGGTCCTCCGTAATAAGGAACTTTTACATAAAGAGAAACAAAAAAAGATTCTGGTGTTTTTGCATCGTTGCAAATTTTGTAAAAACTTTCTTTGATCATTTTAACCTTCCAAATTAGTGAGTTTGATCATTTTAACCTTCCAAATTAGTGAGTTTGTAACTCTTGAAAACTACCTAAATATTTGTAATAATGTGGTCTTTCATACCATTTTTCAAAAAAATCTTTAAAGTTGTTCACAATTTCTTCAACTTGATTGTCTGGCATTTTTATATCGTAAACTAAAAACTCTATTTCACGATTAAAACTCTCCTCGCTAATATTATAGTCTTCTTCCATTTCTAGATACCGACTATTAATATTACTAGTACTGGTTTTAATAGGGTGTGGCTTAATTCCAAAAACCTTAGCTAATTTAATACAATCGCTAATAGCCATTATTGTGGAGAAATCTGTTGAGTCTGGTGTTATGATAATGTCTTGAAATTCACCATAAATTTCTTCAAATTTGACTTTATTGTTTAAAAAATTATTTAAAGCTTTTTTTTGGCCACAATAATTATTATGAGTCAAATATTCATTTAATATTTGCTCACGATCCATTAAGCTTTTTGTAAAATCTAGCCTCATCTCTGAACCTCCGCCCCTAAATTCAGCAATTTTATAATTAACTTTACACAAGTAAGCATACACAATTACAAATGAATTAAAACCTAAATATTTTATAAAGTTTTTTGGTATATACCAACTATCTTCATATGCACACCCTTCTTCCTCTGCTTGTGATTCTATCCAAACTTTAACCAACGCAGCAAGATTTTCACAAGTCAAAGAAAACCAACCATGAAGATCATTAGTTTCTTTATCTTTTTTGCATTGTTTTTTAAATTTTTTAGAATCAAAATTTAAATCTGATATTGGTCTTTTGCCTGCTAATACTTGATCTATTAGGCTGATTTTTTCTTCGTCTAGGCTGCGGCCATCAGTAGTTATTAGATCAAAATGTGCTGGAAGATCGTTCATGAAACTTTAACTCTAGTTAAGATGAATATTTGACAGATCAAATATCGCTGTTTTGATTTGCTCGCTTAAATTAATATTTTGTCCATAATTTCTTAAATTAAGAGATGTGGGCAAAAAAGGAATATCATTCTTTTGAAAAGAATAATCATCATAATCTTTTTCACTACACATATCAAATCTTTCTAGTTTAACTTCCCCTTCATTATCTATATAAAATATTTCCCATCCATAAAAATAAGCATCGGGGTGAACAAAATTATCGCTATTTGTTTTACTTCCACCCATAAAACGCCAATATGTCCCTATAAGGTCTAAACCAGTCTTTTCTTGTTCGTATGAATCCAAAAATTTTATTACAGAAAAATATTCACGCAAGTGTTTGGCAGTTTTGTTTTTAGAATTTATTCCAATACATCTAATGTCTGGTTTTAACTCTACACGAATTCCAAAACTTTTTCCATCTGGGTCGGCATCAGCCCAATGATATTGCTCAGAAACCAAAATTAAACAATCAATATTTGATTTTTTAAATATTGACTTGATTTTGTTTTCAACTATTTTTTGGTAATTTTCGAGTGCATTCATAAATTCAGATTTTACTTTTTTTCTGCTCTAGCCAATTAAAAACACTATATTCGCCAACTCTCCTGCCCAATGCCTGAAAAAGTCCTTCAAGTTTTCTATTAAGTTCCCGCCTTCTAACCTCTACAACATTAAATGGAAGTTCTCCATCACAACTAATATTCTCAGGACTAAGCTTGTTGTAACAACAAGCAATTGCTTCCAGAATGTGTTGTTCCATTTGATCTTGACAAACGCTATATGCTATAACATCAGATGTTATGGGAGAGTTTATTTCGACTCCTTCTTCTGCAATAGATAAAAGATTATAAGAAACCCTCCAAACAGTTCCGGCAGTTGTCCTACCTCTATCTTCTTCTGTTCTGACACCTGCGGTTGTTTTATTTAGTTTTACTATTCTTCCTTTGGTTTTTTCTCCATTCCCTTTACCAAAAACAACTTCCATTCCAATTCGACAATCGGCTTTATTCATGTTATCTCCTAAAAAAATTCAACTAATTTTCAAAAATAATCTTTGTTAAGTCTGATCTTTCCATCATGATAGTAGCTTTTCCAGTTTTTTGCCAACTCACCCAATTAGAACAATTAGCACACAAAGGCTCGTAATCTTCGCATTGTTCGCCAAAGTAAGTTATCATTTCATCATAGGTCAAATGAAGCTCAACATTGACCCAAAGAGAACTCGTTCCATAACGTTCGACCATCTTCTTGACTTGTTCTTCGTTCTCTTTGAACTTTGGTTCGTTTTCTTCTTGCATATTTTCTGCTTCCTATTAGAAAATAATTTGTTCTATAGAACAGACGTACCGATTTAGCTTTTTAAATTTTTGCGTATTAAAAACTGGTGGTGCTTATGATCTTCTGTGTTTAGTAATGTTTAGTTGATTATTATTTTTGATCCATCTTTCATAGGAAAAGTTTTTCTTTTTTTCTATTAGCTCTTCAACTTCGGCGTGACAATTTAAACAAAGTAAGTCACATTTTTTAAGTTCTCTTTTAATTATTTTCCAAGGTCTTTTTAAGTTGTTTTTTGAAAGACAAAAACTCTTTTCTTCGGGTTTTATGTGATGAAAACTTAGTGCTCTTTGTGTTTTTTTATATCCACATTTTTTACATTTACCGCCACTTAGTTTTACTATTCTTTTTTTTCTACTTTCTTTTATGCTTTTAGCTTTTCTTCTATTACTCATAAAATAATAGAGAGTAAAGCTTTCTAATTTCTATTTAAGTAATCCTCTAACTCATACTTGGTTGCAGGAATCATACTAACCAAATCTTCTTTTTGTAAAATCCATAACCCCAAAGAGTCTTCTAACAAAATGCAATCTGGGGGTTTTATTTCATATGCTTTACAATGAAACTTACCTTCTGTGGGAAGTTTGGGAAATAATTTCTCATTATCTTCTATTAAATAGCAAACTTCTTCCACAATTTGCTTTTCTTGATTTAAATACTTTATTCTAACTATTTCAGCCATTTTGATAAGCTTTTTTCCAGCTTTCCATAAAACTAATTATGTTGTTTTTTCCTATAGGGTTTGCAGAATGTACATAGTAGGAAGGAATTTCTGTTTTTTCGTCCCAATAATTATATAGTTTTTTTAAGAACACCATAACGGTATCATCGCCACCAAGATCATGGTCGAAACTAAAATGATAAGGCATCCCATTTTTTTTAATGTAATTCAAAGCCTCATCTGTGGATCTACAAACCACATAATCTTTATCTTGTGGATGACGCTCATCGTCTAGAAACATTTTATATTCCATTTTATTAACAGTCCTCTGCACAGTTTCCAATCAATCCTTGAGGAGAAAAATAAGATCTATCGCACACACAGTTTCCAACCGGGGATATTGCTTCCATTACTTTTATTTTTTGTTGTTGTCCACCACAATCAACTTCCATGTAAAGTTCTGCTGCTGGGTCTTTTGAAGTTTTAAGCAAATTCAGCAGTTTTGTTTTTAGTAATTTATAGAAAACATCTTTTTTATCGCCTGCTTGCTTTTTGGCAGCATCTATAATTATTTTAGTTTTTTTATCATCTAAAATTTTATCATTTGGAAAATTTGGTTGACTTACTGTGATTATTAGTTTGGGATTGCCTCCGCCATTTAAGCAATTATTGTATTGTTCGTTTATGTTTTCGAGAGCACCTTCAACATCGGCATCTAATTCACAAACTGTTTTTCTTCCATCTTTTCCTTTTTTACCCAATAATACACCTTTTGGTTTTTGCTTTTGCTCGGGCGGTGGCGGCAATCTTTCTAAAGGATTATTTGGGTTTAAAGCAATTGGATTCCCTTGACCATCAACTTCCCGCTCCTCAGTAACAGGATCTAATTTGTATAAGTTGCCATCTATTGGATCTTTTTCAAAAAATACCATCTGACCATTAACGACAATTCCTATTTTATTTCCGATTTGGACACCAACCCAACCCGGACCAGATATTGGAGTTGCCCCTGGTGGTAACTGTACTTGTTGTGGGCTTAATATTAAGCCATAATCTTCAGGTTCAATTGCTGTTATTTCTTCTCCGGAAAAAACATTAGTTCCAAGTATTAATGGTTCTCCTGTCTCAAAACCAACAGAAGGAGAGACTATCGTTGTGTAAATAAGAGAAATAGTGGTGTTTGAAAAAGGTTCTATATTAAGCTGTATAGGATTAGGTTGTCCGCAACTCGCCTCATTCACGGCAACAGAACCGTCCTGACAACAATGTCCATTAAAATAGGGCCAAATTTTTTCTCCACATGTAGTATAGCCTTCTACTTGATCTAAGTCCAAAATTATATCATCTAAACTTGCTTGAAAGCCAAGATCAAAATTTTGTTTTAGATATAAAGTTATACTTAAATTTTCATTTTTTGGATTTATAATTTTAACATCAAAATTCACAATTTCATTTATTTGTGGATTTTTTTTGCTTACTGTATACTGGTATCCTGCGTTATACTCGTTTTCATTAAGAAACAGAGAAAAATTTCTCTCTGGATTATTATAACTGTATGCTATGGCATAGTCATAATCTTGTGGTACTATTATTTTTTTTTTAAATCGCTATAGTAAACACTTGAATTTGTGTCAAAAAAATCATTTGTATTTAGGGACCAGCCATTTTCAGACAAAAGATTACTACTTAAAACTTCAGTTCTACAATAATCTTCTGGATCAACTGCTCCCGGTATTTCGTAGCCAAGTTGGCCGGGTTTTGTAAAAATCAAATAAACATTATCGCTCTCTAACCTTGAAAATTGAGATCCAAATACATTATCTGGCACATATGCTTGAAAAGTGCTTCCTACTGGTTGCTGCACTCTGAATATTTTGAATATTTTTTCTTTTATTTCAGCGGGCAAGCTATTCAAAGTCAAACTGCTTTGACCGCAATTAAATACTATAAATTGTTGTGGTTTGGCTATTATCATACATTTATATATGATTTAGCTTCTATATTTTTTAGATCGTTTTTAAACAATTTTAAAGTTTTGGAGTTTATCTGCTCCGAAACTTCTTGAAGTTCTTCTTTTAGCTTTTTTTTCTTTGTTTTAAGCTCTTCTAGTTTTTCGTTTTCTTTAATTTTTAATCGTTCTTCAAATTTTTCAACACATTTTGATATAGAATGTAGTGAGTCGTGATTTTCCCAAAAATTAGGACTAAGTCTTATTACTTCTGATACTACTTCGCCATATTCAAAATTGCACAAAGAAACTCTATAGCCGCTAACATGGTTCGTGATAACTATTCTATTATCATTGGAATTCAAAAAATCTTTAATAACTTTATTCATCAAAAGTCCGATTCGTTTTGTTTTGAGTTTAGAAAATTCCAGTTATAAGAACAAATATAAAGATGATTTTGTTTTACTGTTTTTTCAGAAAACGTTTTGGGAAAATTAGAAAAAATAATTTCTGCAATTTCGACGTCCTTTTCTTCGGTTATTTGGTTATTACAATCTATATTAAGAGATCCTTTTTCTAGATTGGATATCCAAATTTCTGATAGGTCTATGAGAAAGCTGTGGATATTCTTATATGTAAGGGCTCCTTTTTTTGATTCAAGAATCGCAACACATTTAGATGGTTTAAAGTTTTTAATAACAGAAATAGTTTTAGGGGTGGGCCCACATAAAGTTTTTCTTAAATTTTTAGCAAGTTTTATTTTAGATTGTTCTTCTTTTATGGTCTTTATTAGTTCTTCATCAATTAAATAATCTTTTATTGCTTTATTAATTTTAAAAGAACCAATATCGACCATGCCTAAGTCTATAAGTTCGCTTAAAAGTTTTTTATACCAAGGCGTAAAATCATCTGGTAGCTCTTCAATGATTGCAGGCCAACAATGGTTCAAAAATAACTTAGATGGCGAATCCTTTTTGAAAGATTCACAAAGTAACAACCTCCACCACTCAGTCTTCTCCAAATATTTTGGATTATTTTTCTCAATGCTAAATTTCAACAATTCAGCCAAACGCTCATCTTCAAACAACGAAGCCAGCGTAAACATATATTACAGTAACTTTAATCCAGAAGTAACAGCATCTATTTTAGAACACTCGTCGGGTCCGATAGCAACACAAGTATATGTTGGCTCTTTAAACTCTGTTTTAGCACTATCTTGAATTAAGTGTGCTTCTAGATTTTGTTCTTTTGCTTTTTCATAAATTTCCAAAAGCTCTTTCTCGCTATCAACTCTTACACAAATTTTAACAAAACTATTATTAAACCAATTATATTCTGCTTCTGTGAATTTGGGGCTTGTAGCATTTCCGTTGCTATCAAATACCCTTCTGCTTAAAAAAGCCATAGAAGCATGACTTCCTTGGGCAATCATTTTGCCCTTCCTCATAGGAGGGTCTGTATCTGTCCTCATAACTATAACTTGTTTGGTTTGCATAAATAGCCTCAAGAGTGTCTTGACAATGTTTTTTTCTTAAAATCGAAATTTTACTTCATATATAGAAGTGATTCAAATTTCGAAAAGCAAATTATGATTAAATGTCAATGCTGTGGAGAAAAAACTACAAATCCCAAATTTTGTTCAAGATCTTGTTCTGCCAAAATAACTAACAAGATACCCAAGCGTAAAAAAAATATTAGTTGCTGTGTTTTGTGTGGCAAAGAAACCGAATTTTTCAGACGTAAATATTGTCAAATTTGCAATCCAATGAAAAAAGATTGGGATAAAATTACTTATGGGGAGGCAACCGGCAGACGTAAGTATCAAAAAAATTCTCGTATACGCAACTTAGCTCGCAATGCATATAAAAATTCAAATAAGCCAAAACGCTGTATCGTTTGCGGGTACTCTTCTCATTTTGAAGTTTGTCATGTAAAATCTATATCATCATTTCCAAGCGAAGCAACAATAGCAGAAATTAATCACATAAACAACTTAATAGCATTATGTCCTAACCATCACTGGGAACTAGATCACAATATTTTAGTACTGCCGGTAGGATTTGCACCCACGTAAATCAACTTAGAAGGTTGATGCCTAATCTACTCGGCCACGGCAGCATATTTTCGAAATCTATTTTATAGTTTGCCCACACAAAAGTCAACAATTTAACAATAAATAGGAGCGGTGGGACTCGAACCCACACTTGAAGGATTTTCTTACTACTATGGCTTTCGCCACCCTCTCGGTTTGTAGTCTGGACTTTACCTTCACCATTACCTTTCGGTTTTAGGTGCTGCCCGTCAAGTCTCTACACCTTCCCTTACGGGCTTGGCTCGGTATTAGCAGTTAAGCCTCCACCGAATTTGAGCAGTTCTACTCTAAAGGTTTCCCTCTAGGCACTCAATTTCATTAAGTCCTTTGACTCTGCCGTTGGTCTACGCTCCCAATCTTCTAGTTTAAAACGGTCTACTTCAATGGGTCATGTAGGACTCGAACCTACAACCAACGGATTAAAAGTCCGATGCTCTGCCGATTGAGCTAATGACCCAATTAACTTCAGTTCAAAAACAACCATTGATTTTGGTTATAGACATACCAGTGTCCATTGTAATACATGTACCACACTCCCGTATTGTTGTCAAGGCGATATTGTGGTTCCTGATAAATTTGGCGATTCTGGCTAAGGTTTCCACTTTGGAAGTTTTGAATACCGTTGTAACCCTGCAGAATAACAAAAACAATATTAAGTACGGTGGTGATGACAGTTAACATTTTTATTTTCTTCCTTGAAATTGTTTTTTTTTACTCTATAATAATCAAAGACAGCAAATGATTAAAATTTAGAGTTCCTTTGGTCGGTGTCACCGGGAGCCTTCTTCTTGTGGTGAAGTTGAAGGCTCCCGGTTTTTTTTATAGTCTTAGTGCTAATTCTTAGCACAAAACCTATACGTACCGAGATATGTTTTTAAATTTCGGTACAATTAAATTGGTTTAAATTAAAGCCTTGAATTAAACCAATTTATTGGTATAATATAAATCCTTTCTTGGCGTGCCGCCGGGAATCTCTTGCATTGACTAGAGTTTGATCTCTAGTGACGCCTTTGTGGGAGGTTCCCGGCTTTTTTAATCTCTTGATCCATTGTAGATTTCAAATTCGTCCTGATTCATTTTTTTACTTATATCTGGACCGTTTAAATGTGAATAGTCTTGACTTTTTGTTTGAATTTCATAATCTAAAAATTTCCAAGCCTTGTTAACACTGCCTATAATTTTCCCATACTCTAATAGACTTATTCTTTTTTCTTTATGTAAATCTTCTTTCATTCTTAAAAGTTTTATAATATTTTTATTATTTAATTCATAGAAAACAGTGTGTATAAAAAACACAGTATCAGATATTTGGTTAGAATATTTTAATTGATTTAATTTTTGTCGTGTTTCTTTTGGATCATTTTCTCTTAATATATAAGTAATTATTGCTGTCGAATCCCTAGTTTTGTTAACATTGCTATCGACTCTCACCTTAAGTCCAGGGAAAATAGTTTCCAAAAGACCAAGACTTTTAAAGCTTAAAATATAGCTTTCAATATTTAAGCTGGTTTTTAGTCCGCTCAAAAACTCAGCACTTATTCTTTCTTTGCTTACACCTTTTAAATCTTTGTAATTGTCTATAGCGCTTATTGTTCTAGGGTCTAGGTGTTTTGAGATAATATCGTTGTTGAATCTTGAAAAAAATCTTATCAATCTTAACACTCTAAGTTTGTCTTCTCTAAACCTCTCAAAAGGATCACCTACCACCCTAACTTTTTTGTTTTTAATGTCAATAAAGCCCTGTCCTTTTCCTTGGCTATCGATATTGTAGTCTTTTATTTCTTTGTTGTTTAAGTCATAAAAAAGAGCGTTTATATTTAAATCTCTTCTTTTTGCGTCTTCTTTTGCATTGCTATAAGTAACCTCGTCTGGTCTTCTTCCGTCGCCACTCAAAGAATCATAATATTCTTTTCTGAAGGTTGCTATCTCAAACTCTTTTCCGTTTACTATGGCACTAATTACTCCAAAACTAGCACCTTTTGCAAAAACCTTAATACCAGCGGCGGCGGCTTCTGGAGAACTTAGTATTTTTTCAACCTGCTCGGGTGGTTGATCGGTGGTTAGATCTATATCTTTTGGATTATATGGTACATCTTTTTGATGAAAAAGATGATATAAATAGTCTCTTATAGAACCACCTACTGCATACAGTTTTGCTCCAAATTTACTAAAAAGACCATTTAACATATGCACTTCGTCCGGCATAGGAACTTCTGCGGCAAGGCTCTCATACTCTTCAGTAATTAACCAATTTTTAAAATTCATTATTATTATATATCAAATTTGATTATTATTATATATCAATTTAACGTAGTTTTAAACTATAATATTTTATGTATTTTTCTTCTAAAGAGTTGGACTTAGCCAAAAAATATGCGAGTGGAGACCTAACTGAAGTTCAATTAAACTATTTGGCTTTTCAAATAGGAACAAATAAAAGAAAGCTAAAAAAATTAGCTAAGTGCTTAAAAAACACAGAGCCTTTTTTTGTTGCCACTAAATTGTTACTTGGATTTATAATATTTCATCTTTTATTTTGTTTTTTTTATTCTTTATACAATGTTTTGATCTGCTAGGTAATATATAATTATAGAACAAGATGTTCACATAAAAAAGATTTTTATGTTTTTAAAAAAGGAGTTTTATGTTAAAAAAAGGATTTTTAGTATTATTATTGTTCATACTGATTTTTTCATTAAGTTTTAAGAGTGCTCCGGCCACTAAGCAACCTGTTGCCAAGCCGATCAACGCCCCAAAAATAGAACAATATATTTCTTCTTACCAGACATATGAAGAAATTATAACACGTTTTAAAGATTATGAAAAGGAATCACCAGAGCTTATAGATGTTTTCCAATATGGAAAAAGCTCCAAAGGCAAAGATCTTTATTGCGTTAAAATAAGCAACGAAAGAAAGCCTGGAGATAATAAGGTTTTAGTGACCGCTAGCATACATGGTAATGAGCCCTTAAGCACGAGTGTAAGCATGTCATATGTTCTTTACTTTTTAAGTAACTATAAAAAAGATAAAGAACTAACAAATCTACTTGACAAAACAACAATCTATTATGTTCCTGTAGTGTCGCCAGATAGTTATCCTCACTCTAGGAGTGTTGATAACGTTGATCCAAACAGAAACTTCCCAACTATCAAAGACCCAAACAAGGAAAGTATTTTGGTGGTTGAAAACTTAAAAAAACTTTTTTCTAAAATCAAACCACATAGTGTTTTATCTTGCCACACATATGGAAGAATGTTTTTGATCCCTTGGGGAGACAATAAAAAAGATTGTCCAAACCACAAGGATTACTATGATTTGGCAACAAAGATGGGTACCTCAGCAAACTATAGAGTCTTAAAAATATCTCAATTGTATGGGCATCCAATATTTGGAACAGAAAGCGACTATTACTATAGAAATGGATCTTTTTCTATAGTAATCGAGTTGGGAACTCACCAAAAAAAGCCATCTTTTGAAGATACTAAAAAAGAGTTCGAAAGAACAATAATTAGCTTTTTAATGTTTGTTAAAGAGTCGCCTAAAATTAGGATTCTTGAAAAATAAACTAATTTAGGCTCTATTTAGGTATTTACAAACATCACAGAGGCCAGCCTCTTTGATGCCAACGTTACAGTCTACACAAAAACATCCTGTTTCGTTGTCCGGAATATGAGACTTCTTTAGTTCTTCTGGTATTTTGATTTTTATATGTGTTTCTATTTCCCAAACAACATCATCCTCATCCGTCGCTACAAGTCCATTTACAACATCGTAATTCATACTTTTAATTACTTTATTTCTTTTGCCTGCTTTTCTCATGGCGTCTTTAAAAAGCCAAATGAGAACATAAGAATTAAAATCAGATTCTAATTTAATGTTTGACATAAAATGATGAAAAATAGCTAAACAATAAAATAAAAGTATTAAAAGTCAAGAACAATATAATATTTAAAACGTAATTTGCGTTATAATTTCGATTATAATTAATTTTAAAAATATCGACAATTATAGCTGCAACTGTGGAATAAACAAAGAACAAGACAATCGAAAGAACTCCTGCTGCTACTAAATTTCTAAATGTATTTAATAAGAACATGATAAATTATATATATCTAACTAAATACTCTTCTTCGCAGTCAATAACCATTGGAGAGGGTTTTAATTCATCAAACCACAACATTTTTTGACAGTCTCCCCAAGCCTCTATACTAATTATTTCTATCCAACCAATGTTGGGTCCTCCGTATTTTTTTGGAAAAGCACAATAAAAATAGTTTCCTGGTTTAAAATTTTTACCCGGAATGAGGTGCGGTTTAACAAAACCATTTAAAGTCTTATGCATCTTTTTTATCTTCTTCAAAACATCCATAACCAGCTTGGTGTTCAAAAGTTAGCAGTCCGACTCTAGGACTTTTATTGTTTGTGCAAACCCCCCAATCCATTCCTAATTTTCCTTCCAAAACAAAATAATGTTTACATCCACTGCTACAATCTGGGTAACTTTCATTATCTTTTTCCCAGCGTTCTACCTTTCCCCAAGGAATATAGTCTGTTGGGAGTTTTTTCATTATGTTTAACAAATTGTCATGTAACTTGGTCATCATCAATATCTTTTTTAATAGAGCCAGATATTAGTTTAATAGGAGCACAATCGCAATGCACCGCCATCATTTCTTGGCAATCATTAATCATTTCCCTGGCTTCTGTGTAGTCTTTGTCTCCCAAAGAGTTTTTAATTTTATTTTTTAAAATAGAAAGTTTAGAAGCCAAATCACAAAGAAGATAAATAGTGTCTTTATTCAATTTAAGCCTTTAAAAAAAGTAAAGGCCTGTTTCACACACCCAAACGTGAAACAGGCCTTTATAGAAAAAAAACTTTTATCAGGAACTCTTCTCTATCGGAATATACTTAACACCGCTATCGGTGGTCTGGACAGTGCCAACTTTATACTTTGGGCTTTCTTCCTTAACCTTATTAATCCATGCTTCAACATTAATATTGGGGTTGTCACCCAAAACAATTACACCTACTTGCGACATACTATTCTCCAAATCCTTTTAGGCAAATGAAAACCAAGAACAAAGAAGAAACGTACCCGGTCAATTTTTTAAATTAGTTGTTAAGCCAAGAGACATCAACTTGCCTCTTATTGTTTCTTGGCTTGTTTGATACTTTTTACTCAAATCTTTTATTCCATATTTCTTATACTTTTTTAGAAAATTTAATATAGAGTCTTTCATCTCAAAGCTTTCGCTTCTTGTGCATACCTGAATTTTGACCACATCTTTCAAAAGCTTTTTAAGCTCGTTAGAAGAAACTTCTTTTGAAAAACTTTTTCCGCCTTTTTCATACTCAACTTTGAGCTTGCTCATTTCTCTACCCTTCTTGGTTTTAAAAAGAACGCTAGTCTTGTAACCGCCTACGAAAAGGACAACTAACAGTCATCCGACAAAATAATATACGCTATTTTGCCACAACAGTTCAAGTGTTTTTTTATTTTTTATTTTCATATATATTTTTAGAAACAAAATGGAAAAAGAATTTTTAAATAAAGACCAAATCAAGCAGGAAATTAAACAAGAAATAAAAGAGTTTAAAAAATTTGCCTTAAAAGAAGATACCATGAAAATAGCGATTGCTGTCATAGTGGGTGGCTCAATACAAAGGTTTGCCAACTCTATATCGAATGATATATTATCGCCTATAATAAACCTTTTAGTATACAAACCAAGTGGGTTTTGGAACAAATTAGCTGTCAGCATCAACAAAGATACTAAAATAGAAATAGGCAACCTAATAAGTTCATTTTTAGAATTTACAATAATATCTTTAATAGTTTATGTAGTTTATATGAAGCTAATAAAAAATTTAATTAAAAATGAAAATATTAATAATAAGACTTGCAATCAATGCTTTTCTTCTATTAACTACATGGCAAAAAGATGTCCATATTGTACAAGTAGACTGTAAAAAATAATGTTGTATAATTGTTGTTGATGAACAAAGAAAAATTAGATTTATTTAAAATAAAAGAAAAGTGTGTGATCTGCAAGGAATGTACGCAATACGATAAAAATACCCACATAAATAAAAGATACTTCTATGTAGATTGCGTAGGTCAATTGTGCTCAAAATGTTACAAAAAATTTGTAGTTTGATATAATTTATAATATATAACTTTATGTATTTTAAAAACTGGTTGAAACTTTTTGAACAAAATATGTTCTTATTGAGAGATAAAACTCAAAAATTAGATTTGGGAAAAATTCTTGGGTTTAAAAAACCACTTGTAAAATTTAGCCAAGGAAGCATAGCAACAATATACGAACACCCCAACACTAAAGACTTATTAATAAAAGTAACTTCGCACAAAGACGATATCAAAAATATAATCACTGCACAAAAACTAAAGAGCGATAACGTTGTAAAGGTCTTTTCTTGGCAAACCGGAGAGTTGGTAAAACAAATTCCACAAATAAATTCATACGCAATAATAGTCGAAAAAATATTAGGCAACTCTATGAGTTACACAACCAATGAATTTTTTGAATTAAGCTTAGATGGAAGATTTGAATTAGCAGCAGATTGGTTAGATGGAAACCTTCACAAAAGACAAATAGCCGTACTAGAACACAATCAAAAAAACAATCTAAAAGAGCACTCCAAGCTAAATAGTCTATTTCGTGTATTAAACAAATTAGAGAGTCTCTACAGAATAGAACTCTCAGATTTTCAAGATAATATAATAGACTCAGGAGATAGATATGTTATTGTTGATATGGGATTTTAATTTAGATGTCTCAAATTCACATCTAGTCTCATGTTCATCATAAATATAATTTAATTTTCTATTTAAAGTTTTTTCTATTTTTTTAATCAATTTTTTTGTTATTTTTTCTCCACAATAAAAATTATTTCCTACAACTCTGGCCCTTCTTTGCGAATAGGGCAGGTCGATAATATCGCTTCTGGTGATATCGTATTTTTTTGAAAAGATAAAAGAAACAATGTCTCGCCAATAATCTACGTGATTGACATCTTGAATGTCGTAGATAATGGTGTCATCATCTAAAATATAGACCGGGAATCCACCATCTGGTTCTTCAGGCATTGTTTTTCACATAATTTTTAGGCTTGATATAATTTGAACCCATCATTCTTATGAAAGTTCTAGTTCCAGTTTTCTTGCAAACAACGCCCTTGTGGGGTTTTTTGCTATCGTATACAAAAAAATATTTTTCGGGTATTTCATAACAAGGCTTATCTTTGAGCAAAGATTCAAGTAGTTTATTTTGAAGATTTCTATCATCAGGAAAACTAGAAAAGTCTATTTTTTCATCACAAAAAATAGTTCTATTTGGACCTTCGCAATAAATGCAATATTCATTATCTTTTTTATAATCGCCATCCAAGTGATATCTAACATCAACACAAGTTTTATCGCCAACTTTACAACTTTTTATCATCAAATCTACTAGGTAGCAACTAAAATTATTGTTAATTTTAGTCTTCATCTCTTCGACTATTTCTTTGTACTCATTAAACCTTTTAATGAATTTACAGTAATCAAAATCTTTTACAAAAATTTCATTCATTTTTCAAAAGAAGCTAAGTAGAGATTTAAAAAATGCTTCTCACGACCAGTTAAACCATCTTTTTCAAAAGCCTTCATTCTAAAATAGTTTTCTAAGTCTTTTGGCAACTTGTCTTTAAGAACATGTTTTGCGTAATAGTATGCATATTCTATGTTTTCTTTGAAACAATTTTCTTGATTCTTATCGAGCTTATTAAAAACAGAATAAATAAGTGTTAAACGAGGATCAACACCTTTAAATCCACTGGTTTTTCTAATCAAGAGCTCTTTTAAAGCATTCCAATCATTTTCAAAGTCATCAGGAACAACATCATCTCCGAGATGGTCATTATAAAAATGAGATTTATAAGAAAGTTCTTGAAAATCTTCTCTATTTAAAATATGATCTCCATAATCATACATTAATCCAACTTCTTGAACGACTCTACCAATCAATTCTAATTCATCGCTAGAGACGATAAGATTTTTTTCTAGAACAGGCTCAAAACCTTCTGAATCATCAGGGTCATTGTTTAATATTGTTCCTTTTTCGTCTACAAAATAGTTGTAAGTATAAGGCTCTATATTTATAGTGTTCACGCTGTTCAGGCGAATATCATTAAAGTAGTTATTATCATTATACTCACTAGAAACACTAAACTCTAATGAATTAAGATTTTTTATTTCTTTGAACAAGAGATATAAAAGCTTACGCTTGATGTTCTCTTTTTCTTTTTCAAGAAAATTAACTAAATTTAAACCATTTATAATTTCAATCATTTTTATTTAAGAAGTTTTTTAAGCTCTTTCCAGGTTCCTTGAACGGGCTTTTCTAAATTTTCCTTTTTTTCAATCTCTTCTTCTTTTTTAAATTCATTAAGATAGTCATCTAAGTTCTGTATTACTTCTTTTAAATCAGATCTAGGAAATCGAACAGAAACTAAAAACTTAAAATAATGTGGACCTTTGAAAGTTTCTATTATACAATCTTCATCAAAAGTACTTTCAACTCCATAATCAACTGGGTTAACACTATACTTCCAAAAAGTACTTTTTAAATTCTCTTCTTCAATGCTATCTTCGGGCACCCAGTGCTGTCTAATTCTGTTATACAAACAATCTATGTCTGGACTATACTTTGATACCACACTCAAGAATCTTTCGGCCTGATATGAGGATAAAAATTCAACCCAAACCCAACCTTTAGGAATATTATCTTCGCAAGAGTTGGTTGTTTTAATATTTAATTTTAATAACCTCTCCATAAGAGGGGCTATCCCCTCGTCTACTTCTAAAGAGACAAGATCATGTTTTACCAAAACCTGTTTGTGCTCAGTCATTTATTGGCTATTTTATAAGAGTTGGTCACGATGAGGCGTGTTCGTGTTTCAAAAAGACTTTCCTTGTCTGTACCTTTCTCTTCTATACGACCTTCCGTTTCCCTTGTTTTTATTTTTATAGAAAGGAGTTGTAGCATCGCAATTAGAACATATCATTCTCAAATTATCAAGTCGCCAATCTTCTGAATTGCCATTAATATGGTCGCATATCAACAAAATTGGCCTCCCCAACCAGGTGCTATTACCACACATATCACAACTATTTTTTGTTTCAAGTAAAAAACGACGAGCTTGCCTTATGCCTTCCACTTTTCCACTTTCGTTTATTTTATTTTTCTTAATTTGCCAACGATGTCTTGTTTGACACTTTTGGGAGCAATATTTTTTTGCACTATTTCCCAATTGTTTTTCGCACAAAACACAAAGTTTAGTTTTCTTTTGTCTTTTTGTATTATTGAATTTAGCCGAACAAGATTTAGAGCAAAATTTGTTTTTTCTTAATTTATAATCTAACTCTGAGCCGCAGCACTCGCAATAGTTTGGATTTTTTAAATAAGATTCTTTAAGTGACTTCCATTTTGCTTCTAAAATCTTTTTGATTTTCTGATAGCCAATTTTTCCACATTCTGACGGACTTAATTTACACATATAAGTGTATATAAGTAAATGCCGTCAAATTTTTTCAAAAAACCTCATAAAGTTTTTAAAAAACAGATAGCACTGTTTCGAGTCCTGCTATCAGCGTGTTTTCATTTTTATTTACACACTTGTAAAAGTTTTTAAGGACATTTTTTTATGCATATATTCAGGTAGTTTTCCCCCTAAAACAGAAATAGCATAGGACAAGAGTAGATCATCGCTCTCAGAAATAGATTTTTCTCCTAGTTCAAATCTACCTTTTACGATTTCTTTTGCATATTTTAAAGAACAGTATCCGTCTAGTGCTATAGAACTCTCTCCTGCCGGAAAAATACCTTCTTTATAATTTAAAGCATAATCTAAGCTAGTATGTGCATTTTTACTAATGCCTTTTTCCACCATATCCAATATTTCTTCTGGAATTTTTTTGTTTAATATTTTTTCTAAATATGTGATTGTGTTTTTAGGATCTTCAAATATTGATTTTTCGCCTTCTACAAATCTTTTTTTTGTTATCAAAGAATAACTTAAAGAGCAATCTGAATCTTTTGCTATCAAGGGAATGGCCTCAGGAATTTCTAGGATTGGATTTGCTCCACGACTTTTGATTCTATCAAAGTTTTGTTTGTCGCTTAGAAACCTGATATATTCTATAGCTAATTTCGCATTTTTTTTAGAGTTTTGATACCAACTTTGAATCAGCAAGTCTAAACTAGGGAAGGATTCTTTGTCATTTCGATTGATTAAAAAATAATTTTCAACGTATCTGTAGGAGTGTTTGGGACTCCTTATGTAAAGTATCCAGTTAACTGGGTCTGTGGCGGGTGATGGATATTCATGAATTTCAAATTTTTTCAACTCTTTTTTTGCATCAACTTCTAAAGAGTGTATGGTTTCATCAACAAGATCGTTATCTATTTTTTCATTCTCAATAAACCTATAGTAAGCCTCTGCGTAAACACTCATTTCACTTTCTCGTAATTTTTTCTTTTTTGTATATCCTTTAATATTTCGTTGTATGTCTCCACAACAGTGTCACAACTTTGGGTTTTATCTTCTAGATTCTTTTTCCAAAAATAACTTTTTCCAATCCTACGCACAGAATATGCGTTTTCAAGACACAACTTTTCTAGTTGCCAGTACTTCATGCTAGATAACTCCGGCTAACACCAAAGCACTCTTAACAGTATTTGTATCACAATCTTCGCAGTAGCCTTGAGAACAATCCGGTTCTACTTCTGTAGTATAGGTGCAATCTTTATTTGTGCAAATACCAGGGCAAACACTATCAATGCTTGCTTCTTCAAGCAAATCCATTACATCCAAACCTTCAATATCAGCTAAGTCTTTTAATTTAGACATTTTACTTTCCTTTCTCTTTTCCATTTCTTCTAAAACTAAAACTTCGTAACTAGGCACATACTCTTTTTCGTGATAAGGTTTAATTTTTTGACAAGCATACCAAAACCTTTGAATTGTTTCGTCGTCGTACTTTGACAAATCTCCCATAATGGGCTGCGTACCTGCTTCCTATTTGAAATTAGTTTAAATTTTCAATCCCACCAAAAGCGAAAAACTTTAGTGTTTGGGTTTAATGGTATGTTTTTTGGGAAAATATTATTATTGACAACGACAATGTAGTTGTTTCCTTCACAAGAATTATAAATTCTTCCGACACTATTAATTAATACTAGATTGCACTCATCTACAAGCATTTTTTTTGAAATATAACTTGAAGTTTGAAAGCTACTTTTTATTGTTTTTTGACTCTTAGTGCTAGGCTTTAGTGTTGATCCGTAGAACTTGTGTGGCTCAAATTCCGAATAATTATTACTTTCAATATCTTCTAAAACGCTTTTTTCTTCTCTGCTTAATTTTGAAACAAAATAAATAGCAACACTACCTTCTCTTGCTATATAGACTTCTCCATTTTCATCTATTTCCTTTAAGTTTTCTAGAATATTTGGAGTGAAATTATTGTATCCGGTCATACACTCATTCAAAATGTCTATTGCTGTGTCAATACAAACTGGATTGTTTGAGCAGTAGTCCAACTGTCTTATTTTGCAAGCAACATCAAAGTCTAAAGTGCAATCAGAATATACTTTTTTGACTTCTTGATATATGCGTAAAAACTTTTGTAATTTATTTTTATTCATGTAGAAAATTGTATCGGATTAACTATAGTGTGTTTCTTTTTTGGAGTCTTTTTAAGAGACTTAAAGGGTCTGTACGTGGCGTACTTGTCTTGCTTTACTCCGTATACACTAACAATAAAATCTCTTGAAAAATTTACTTTTTTAAGTTGAAGCATTTGAAGCATATAATTACTTCTCTCTTTTTTGAATAAATTTTTATAGTAATTCATATGCTTACTTCTTATATTGAATAGTATTTGTTTGTAGTTTTCTTCTTTACAAAAAACAATATTCACCCCATCTTTTGATCTAAAAACAACTGCGTAGTCGGAGCCTCCTTTTATTAATTTTCTATAAATCTTTTCAACAACACTATAGTTTTTAACAACTTTAGTGTTGTGAAGCTTTATTTGAAATCCATTTCTATTTTCCTTGACCACAGAAGAATCAAGGTTAATCAAAGATATTCTTTGAGAAACAAATTCTTCGAATTCTTTAGTTGGCAAAACAAAAGAACTCAGAAGACTTTTGTTAAAATTGGTTTTGGGCTTTTCCGTTGCCACCATAAGCCTTTTTCCTTTTTAATTTAATCTCGTGGCAATTTGGTTGCCACGAACAACTCTATTGACTGTTGCTGAGTCTCAACCCCGTTTTGCTAAAAGAGCAACCTTAAAAGCAAAACATTAGTCAAACATTTTTGACTAACAAGGATGGGCCAACCAAATCTTGAACGTACTCGGATAGATTTTTTAATTACTTTTTAACAACCTCATAATCATGTTCTTTTTGACAAAAATCGCACAAGGTGTCTACCCAATTTCCTCTTTTACAATAATTTCCTTTTTTCCCGCAAAATTCACAGACATTATAAGAAAAGCTTTCAGCCATGTTTACAATTCCACTAATATACTCATCGCCGCCAGAGTAATATAGTCTAAGTCCGGCAAACTTTGATTTAATTTGAGTCCAATAGAAATCTATTTTTTTATTTTTTGAATCAAGATGATCTAAATGATTCTGAATAAGAGAACATGCTGTGTGTATCAGGTCCGACCAACCTTCTCTGCATTCTATACCACTAGGTCCATATTTAGAACCTATATTTTTAAATTGTTCAGGGAACTTTTGTTTAAAATTTTCAAAAACTTCCATGCTTTAACCCCTTAAAATAAAAATTTTTAGTCTTACAAAAAATTTTAAAATCTACGGAAGGCTAATTAAAGGGATACCCGCAACCCTAGCGATGCTTAGCCTAATTTTGTTGTTTCTAGTTCGTCCAAACAAATGAAATCTGTTTTATTAATGGTCATTTTCCAAGATTTATGGTAATGACCAAAAATCCAAATTTTTGGTTGATGAATATTAAATAATTCATTTAAAGCCCAGCTTGTATTGTTTTCATATATCCTGCTTCCAGGCGGCAGTAAGTATGGTATAAGCTCTATTGGGCAATCATGAGTTAAAACGATATCCGGCTTTATTGAGCGATAAAGTTCTCTAGCTTTCATAAATTCTTCTATATTTAACTGTTCTTTTTCCCACCAATCTATTCCTATGGTACGATACATTCTATCTATACTATAGGCTCCTCTATAGTGAAAAAAATCTATTCCGTGGAAATTTACTGTGTGTCCGAAGTCGCCTAAATAATTTGGAACTTTTTCAACAATATCATAATTATCATGATTTCCTCCTATGAAAACGTGTTTCGTAGGATCAACATTTTTTAGAGTTTCGTAATCAAACCCAAAATCCCCCAATTGGACAGAGTTTGGATTCTTATTTTTTTCTCTTATTATTTCGTGATATCTACGATATTTGCCGTGAACATCACCTATGATTGTAACACTCATCGAAAAATTATACAATGTTGGTTGGAAAAAATCAAGCAAAAAAACCGGAACTTATTTAAGAAATTTAAGCTTATAAATTGTTTTATATGTTAAAGAAACAATCTCATCTAATATGTTTTGTAGATGATTTTCTTTTAAAGTTTCTCTAAAAACTTTTACTTTGCCACAAAAATCTTCTAAGTAAGAAACCATATCATCACAGTCGTTTGCAACCATTTTTAAATTGGTTAAGAGACCATATTGGCCTTGATAGGTTTCCACAAAGTTATCTATATGATTTAAAAGATCGTTATAAAAATTTTCTAATGCTTTATGTTCGCTATAGCTTTTAGTTTTTAGGTGATAGTTATGAGAAACTTGCCTTGCTTCGAACATCTTTTCGACAAATTTGTTTATTTCTTTATTTTTAAATTCTTTTATATTTAACATAATCATCTTTCATAATTAAACTTGATAAAATCTTTTTTGTATATTTTATATATTATATTTTTGTCTTTTTTAGTCAATTGATAATCATTTTTTTTTGTTGCATTCATAACAGGCAATTGTTTTTTTTCCATTTTTAAAAATTCCATTAATTTATTAAAATCTTCTTGAAGATTTTCAAACCTGCCAATAAAGTCGGCACCATTAGGAAGCCAAAAACTTTGTGGCTTAAAGTGTTTTTGGTATTTTGAAGCAAAAAGAAGATTTTCTTTAATGAAATCTTCTAATTCATAATTTCTTAAAAAAAACCTCTTGTCTTTTAAATCATAATTATTACATCCGCCATTTTTTAAAAAGCGAAAACAACTTAAAAATCTATCGTAAGGATTTCTTACAAAAGAAAAAACAAACGAGTTTTGATGTTTTCTTTTGTTGACAACCTTGTGTCCATTAATTGGCAAGCCCAACGTGCTGTTTATGCTTATTCCGCCTGTTTTTGGTATATGACAAAAAATATATTCCACAAAGTATTTAGTTATATGTTCTTTTGAATTCTATATTATTTTTTGAACAAAAAGTGTCTGTCGGCAATATAGAGTTTTCTTCTTCTTTAAACCCGCTTATATAGTTCATTTTCTCCAACCAAGAAAATAGTAAGTTTTCAAATCTTATTTGCTTGTGATATCTTGAATTAAATTTAAAACTTGAAATATCTATTTCTATATCATTTATTTTAACTTTGATTTGATCTAATATTTCATTGTAAAATACAAAATTTTTTTTACTTGGATATGTTATTTCTATTTTTTTAATTTTTTCAAACAGTATTAAATTTTTATTCATATTCTTCCACTATAATTTTGTACTTTTTGTTTTTAACATAATCCTCCTTGTTTTTGGTCACTAGCCTTAATTTTTCATGAAGCTCATTTTCAAAAATATGAATAACTTCTTCTGGTTTTACTAACTCGCAAACTTTAATAAAGTTTATTGACTTTTTAGACATTCAATACACCTATTATAAATCAAGTGTATTATAAAAAAAATAACCGACATGTCAAGGACATGTCGGTTTTAAAAAACCAATTTGATTTTTTAGAAGAAGATCACTTCTTCTTGCTAATCCGCTCAAGGATAGCCTTGGCGTCCTCGATAAGCGTGCTCTTGCGAACACCGCCCTTAAAACGAGGAATCTCCATCTCAACACCAGCCTCCTTAAACTTCTTGCGAAGTTGAGAAAGACGAACGGAAACGCTCGCCGGCTTAAGATTAAGATCCTTGGCACACTCCTCAACAGTCTTGCCAGCAGCAGCGTGCTTGGCAACACTCTCAAGGAAACGATCAAGAGGCACCGCCTCCTGTTCCTTAACACGTGGCATTTTCATGCTCTCCTATTTATAACCAACGGTTGCTGCCAACAACGTGTTAGCGACCACAACCACTCACAACCCTATAACGTACCAGATCAGTATTGTAAATATTTTTCAAATATTGTTTGAATTTATATTTTATGACTTTTAAATAAAAAACCCAGCATGGGTCACATGCTGGGTTTTTGTGTTTCGTATTCTCTTGCTTAGGAAATGATGAAAACTAAGCAGTCTAGGATTATATCACCAGTTTTTGCTGACATCATTCTTCTTAGCAGGTTTTAAAACTGGCAATAAAAACACAAATTATGTATGCATTTAATTGTATATTCTAATGTTTTTATTGCAGATCTGTTTTAAGAATCTTGTTATAATGCCGACAGAAGAATCTACATCATCTAATACAACAAAATTATTTTTTCCATATAATCTCCTTCCAGTACCTTCCTCAAAGGCACTACACACACCTATGCCATAAACTTCTGTTTCTAACTTAGATCTAATCATATTACAAACATTGTTTACGTGTTTTTCTGCACTTTCTCCGCCATAATAACTACCGCTAGGCTCTCCATCAGATATATGAAATAGTATTCTTCTGGTGTCAGGGTAATCTAGGTAAAACTTTTTAGCTACCAACTCTATAGCAAGTCCATCTATATTTTCACTTTTAGCTTCTATCCGAACACAAGATTCTATTTTGTTATTTCTTGGAGTATAATACTCTGTTATTAAGCAACCATCTACACTAGATGTTTCTGCTGTGTGTCCATATATGGATATAGGGAAATACTCTCTCAAACCTTCCGATAGGGCTATGGTGGCATTTATTGCCTCGACATATTTATCATCCATAGATCCACTTTCGTCAACCAACAGACAAACAGATATCTTTTTTTGTGATAAAACATCTGTTTTACTCATCACTCTATCGTCATTCATTCTTAATTTATAAAGATTGTTTTCATCTATATCGCCAGAAAAGTGTCCATAAGAACTCACAGATAACTTATTGTTTATAAAGTAAAAGTTATTTTTAATTCCCATTATTACATTTTTTAAGTCACTAACTTTTTGTAAGTATTCACTTTTATGTGAATCGTTAGCGCTTTTAATAACAAACTTATTTTTAAGATTGGCAATGGAACATTCATCGCAATCGACCAGAGAATCAGAATCTCTGCTAGTTGTCAGTTCAGATAAACGACAATCAACCTTATTAGAAACTTCCGCTCCGAACAATTGTTCGTCGCATATTTTAAATTCGTTTATTTTAAGACGAGAGTTGCTAAAACCTCCACCAAATTCAGAATCAGATTTTGAAATCTTTTGATTTAAAATTTTACTTATTTCTCTAACAATTTCGTTACAAGCTTTGAATCTTTGTTTTTCTGTGTCTTCTTTGCTTAAAATATTTTCCGCTATATCTAAACAAGCATCGTAAACATCTGGTATTTCCACGCTATTGTGTTCATGAACAAGATTCCACGATATGCCTAGAATTGCAGCATCTAAACTAGGGCTCTCTACGGAACTATCTAAAAACGCCTGAACTTTTATTTTGTCTGAGCTGCTATAGTCTATTTCTTTGACAACGTGCGGCATAAATCCACACCAATTGTTTTCAATAAAGTTTTTAGCAATATTTGTTTCTAACGACTCCCAAAGCTTAGAAATAAATATTCCAAATTTGCTATCTACTGAGTTTTTAAAAGCCTGAGATCTAGAGAAATCTTCTTTTGTTATTTGGCTGTGTAAAATTTTATAAAGATATACTTTCCCCGTAAGTATATCCACCATTTCCTCTTTAACCACAGGACCAATATCTGATTCTTCTAGTAAACTATTTGGCGACAAATAAACAAAATCACTTTCAGGTGAATTGTAGTTCTCGCCATTGCTCCACTTAACCTTTAAAAGTTTATCAGAGTTTATAACATTTATACTAGTTTGTAACTGTTCTAGTAGTTTCTTATAGGCTATTTCTTTTTTGTCTTTTTTCTTGTCGAGCCAAGAATAGCCCCAATCGTAGTGACCTAACTTTTCCATCCAACCCCTTGTGGGGTTTTTGTATGAGCTAGTCCACCAGCCTGAAGACTCTTTTTCTTCTTTATAAAAAGAATCTTTTGTTTTATATTTTTCAAGCCACCAATAATTTTTTTTAGTCTTAGCCAAGATAAACTCCTTTTAAAATGCTTGTTTTATTTTATCTTGACCCTTTTAATCTAGGCTTGGCGGCTTTCACATCACTAACACCAAATTTACCTTGTATAAGTTGAAGAACACCAGCCCTTTCGCTAGTAGTTCCACCTTCTGAGCTAAACAAATTGCTAATGGTGAATGTGAGACTATCCACTCCACCATCTACAAAATCTTCGGCTGCAGCGATAAGCTGTCTAGTTGAGAATCCCGATGAAAAGCTACTTGATATTCCAACACTCTTTTTTCTAATTTGGTTTGCAATATCAACTAGGCTTATTGCATCTTTTACTTCTACGCCTGTCCTCTTAATTAAGAGTTCGGCTTCTTTTTCTGGTGAGAGGTACTTTACCTCTACAACCCTACTAAATCTATCTCTTAAAGCATTATCTGTGGCACTGGTTCCACTGTATCCAGCACCTTCGTTCATGGTTGCAAAGAAAACAACCCCGCAGCCAAGTCTGATTACATCGTTTTTTTCTTCTAAATAAGTAAAGCCTCTGTTATCTAACAGAGGGAGCAAAGTATTCATCACATTAGGATGAACCCTGTTAATCTCGTCAAGTAGAATAACAATGTTTCCGGCTCTCACAGCCCTATCAAACTGACTTTCATGCCAAACAACATTGCCGTTTTCTATTTTTTTGTAACCAAACCAATCCCTAGGCTCTCTTAAATTAGCACAATCCATAATCAACATAGGAAGATTGTGGATTGCAGCATAGTGCATGGCCATTTCAGTTTTACCTGCCCCGTGCGGGCCTTGCAAAAGAACTTTTTGTGTTTTTTTGCTTCTATTAGATTCAATTCTTTGAAAAAGATTGTTTATATCATCTTCAATAAAATAAGTATCATTAACAATAGGATTGAAAATACCGTTATTCATCACTAACCTTTCTATAAATGGATTTTGGAAAAACTACATTTCTATTGTAATAACATTCCATACTACAATAATTTTCTTTAATATTTTTTTTAGTTGGCTTATTAAGCGATATAGATTGTTGATAATTTGTTCTTTTAAAGCTATTCCCACAACTAATGCATGTGAGATTTAAAAAAGAATGCTTGCTCCATTTTGCATCTTTTTTAACATTAATTTGAACTCTTAATGCCTGCCTACATTCAAGACTGCATGTTTTTGTTTTAAAAAAATCTTCTTTTTTACAAATTACACAAGTATTTTTTACTTTTTCGTGTCTTTCCCAAGGAATTTTACTTCCCTCTTTTTCGGCTTTCTTAAGCAGATTATATATTGCCTGTCTGCTTACGCCATATTCTTTTGCCAAAAAAGAGACAGAAACTCCATTTTGTCTCTTTGAAACTATTGTTATTTGCAAACCATTTAAAGGAGTGCTCATTTTAAATATTTAAAAAAAATGTATAGTTTATAAGTTATTATTTAAAGGCAGCTTATTTATTTTGCATTCTTCTACAACTTTTGTGATTGTTATGCACAAAGCATAATTCTCTAGATCTTTAACGTTGGATAATTCACTATTTATTAGCTTGTTTATTTTGCTGCATATTGTTTCGCAGTCTAATCTTTTGTTCAGCAGAATTACCATTTTTAATTATTATTCTCAAGTATCAGACTGTCTTTTTCTTTTGAGAATATTGGGGTATTTTTTTCTTATTTCTTCTAATTGTTGTTCACAATAATTGCAAAGAGAATTCATTCTTCTTTTTACAAACATGTCATCAACTGGAAACTGCACCGTATGTTTTTTTTCACAGTAACCACAAGGTTTTTTAATTTTTACAATACCATTTTCCAAAGAAAGTACAGAATATTTTCTTTTTTTTCTTCTCATCGAGTTTTGCCCCCTGAAAGACAGCGGTATTGTAGCACGGACCATTTTTTTTGCAAATAGTTTTTTTTTAGAAACTAAAATAGAAATATAACCTAGTTTGGATAAGTTGCTGAAAATAGGCCGACTAGGACTTGAACCTAGAACCCCCAAATTATGAGTTTGGTGCTCTAACCGATTGAGCTATCGGCCCATTTTCAGAAACTTTTCACCTAAAAATCATACCATAAAACTTTTCAATTTCAAGCTACTTTCTATTTTTCTTTTTGCGAATTTTTCAAGAGATAATTTATTTTTTCTCATCTCTGGTAAGATGGTGTTTCTAATCCAATTTCTTCTACTACCTTTTGAAACTTTATTGGTTTCATCTTCTACTAAATATTTGTTGTAGTTATTTCTTTCAATAAATTGAATAAAGTCCTTTTTTTTGGTCAACAAAAATGGATGAATGATTTTAAACCTAGACTCACCAAAGTTAAATTCACTCTCCAACTCAATAGGAGTGTGGTTTGGATGTCCTCTAAAGCAATTTAGTAGATAACTTTCCACATAATCATTAAGATGATGTGCTGTGATGATCGTGGGTGTTAGATCTCCTAAATAAAGAACTTGTTTTGCAAAAGCAGAAATATCTTTGTAGAATTCAATTCTTAAATTTCTAAAATCAGCTTCTGTATGACATTCTTTGGTATCTAATGTAAGCGTTGGACTATGGGTAATAAAATCGCTCTTTGTATTAAAATCCTTACAAAACTCTAAAAACTTTTTTTCCATTAAATCGTTTTGAGGGCGGAGCTTGTGGTTAAAATGAACAGGAACAACTTCATACCCAGCAATTTTCATCCAAATAAATGCGGCTAGACTGTCCACGCCCATACTTAAACTAAATAAATATGGTTGTTTTTTATCCACAACTTGTTTAATAATTTTAATCACTTAGCCACTGCTTCTCATTTTCTCGTTAAAAGTTCTTAAAAAAGGAACTATTTTATTTGGAATTCCTATCTTAACAGTTTTAACTTTTTCTTCAAAATTATTTGTAACTTTATCGCAATTTTCTAAATCCATGGTATCTTGAATATCTTGAAGTTCTTCTAAAAATTTTTCCACTTCAAAACTTGGAACGAAACCAGAGCAAAATTCTTCATTTTCAGAAATTTTCAGTATCATTTCTGCAAAGTTTAGTGCCCATTCAGGTGCTGTTTCTATATCCTCTCTAGATAAAATACCTTTTTCGACTATTTGAATCCTAGTTTGTTCATTCATTTAAAAATTTTTCTAATTAGATTAGTTCAAATAATTATAGCGAATAACTTCACCAAAAGGTGGCTTAACATCGCTAGTTCAAATCATTATAGCGAATAACTTCACCAAAAGGTGGCTTAACATCGCTAGTCATGACCCATAGAACGTCTAGTTTTGGATCAACTCCAAACTCTCCGTATCCATCAGTAAAAAATACACAATAGTCAGGCTTAATTCCATTGTTTTTAAGATGTTCGAATACTGGTCTAAAGTCTGTTCCTCCACCACCCTTTAATGAAGGCAAAGGCTCAAAAGGATTAATCCATCTACTAGAGTAAACACCAGCATCACAATCTAAAAAGTAAACCTTAGCATTAAGTTTCTTCCTAAGATCTTCAAGTTCGCTAATAGCACTATTAAGGTCTTCTTCGCTCATGCTGCCACTGGTATCTACAGCATATGCAAGTTTTGGACTATCCGGGCCTATGTTACTGGGAAAAATAAAGTCGCCACCCAAGAACCTTCTGTTAGGGAAATTCCAAGTAACATCTCTTTTTTCAAGTCTGCTAGTTCCAAACCTCATTTTCTGCCTGAGGGCTGTAACCCAATCCACCTTACTCTTAAGATGAGAATTTATAATTCTCTCTAAGCCAACGGGAATATCACCCTGGCTTTTTGCAACAGTATAAGCATCACAAACAGCTTTGTTAACAAAATCTTTAAGCTCTTGATCTGCTTGCTTTTTGCTTTTACCTTTTGTTTCCGGCAGCGGTACACGTCTATCTCTAACAACAGAAGATGATCCTTGACCCTCTCCGTCAGCAGATTCTTCACCTAAAATATCTTCCATGTTTAGCTGAATAACTTCTGCCTTGTTGATCAAGTCAGAATAAATTAATTCAGCATTCATTCCATCATACAAAGGCTTGTCGGTTTTCCAACTATCATCAAAAATGCCGCCTTTGATAATATACTTTTCATTCTCAAACTGATACCATAACATCAAATTTACTGCATAATCTACTGCAATGTTCCAAATAACAGGATCTCTATTTGCTCTTCTAGGGTTGTGCTCAAAGACAAAGTGGCTTATTTCGTGTGCGACCAAGAATAAAAATTGATGGTCGGTTAGTTTAATACAAAAATCATAATTAAAGATAATATGGCCATTCTTATCAACACAGGCTGTAGGAACAGCTGTTTTTGTAACACTATACTTGCACCGCTCACTAAGCACACCCCAAAAAGGATAATGATGAGCAAAAGCAAAAAGAATAGTGTCAATTTTCTTGCGAAAATTATCCTCTTCTTCTTCGGTTAATACGTTATTTTTTTCAATAGTTTTAGTCATGTTTGTGTCCTTTCAAGAAAACTGCTGCTAGGGTTTCTCTTGTTGCCCCTAGCAGCAGCCTCTTCACAAAATTCAACCAAGCTTCATGCTGCCTTTGATTAACTCATCATTTTTTTCAAGCCACTTGCCAATATTTTCGCTTTCGTAAGCGATGTCTCTAATTTTGGCGGCTTTACTATCATTCATGATTCTCTTTATAAAAAGAGCAGCAGGCTCAGGACTAATATCAATCAAAACATTTGCACAATTCTCGAAAATCTTCTCAGGAGACTTGTGTTCAATTAAATGGCTGGCCAAAGCACTCGCCACTGCATAGCTAACACTAATCTTCTTTTTATCCTCTTTCCATTTACTCTTACCAGAAACAAGCTTATCCATATCAGGAAGGCTTTTACAAACATCAAGATAAGCCATAAATTCACCCGCACTACCCCCGACACAAGCCCTAATATCGGCAAGATTAGTAAACTTGTTTTTAAGCCGGTCGCTAACATAACTCCAACTCCTAGGATTTGCACTAGGAGTATACTCGTCAACTACAGGCTGAATGAGAAGTTCTCTTCTAAAGCTGATAAACCCGATAACATCAGGGTGAACCCCAGACTTAATCGCCCAATCAATCCAATTCTCGACGTTAGGAACATAATCATAGACAGCAAATCTAGCAATAAGGGCACTACTAAGAGGGTAAACATGAGCCCTATCTTCACTTCGATTGCCAGCAGCAACAATATACCAGCCATCACCTAAGTGGTGATTTCCAACTTTTCTGTCCAGAACAAGTTGCAAAGCAGGGTTCTGCACACTAGGCGGTGCAGTATTAATTTCATCAAGAAAAATAATGCCCTTGCCGTCATAAGGAAGAAACTCAGGCCTCACCCAACTAACGGTTGGATTGCCCTTCTCGTCTTTTTGAATAACAGGTAGACCTCTAAGGTCAATGCTATCCAGGCTGTTAAGTCTCAAATCAATACAAGTTTCATCATTCTCAATGCTCTGCCAAACTTGCTGGCTTTTGCCTACTCCCGGGGCTCCAAAGATAAGCATAGGCCTATCGCAAACCCTGTTCCTCTTAACAACATCAACAAGACTCTCAGAAATAATATTTCTGTTTGTGAGATCACTAGCCATCAGTTATAAATCCTTATTTTTGTGAAGAACGAAACCACGGAGCTTCCGTACCAGGGTTTACTTTTTAAATTATTTGGAGATTATCTGACCGCTAACAGGGGAAAGTGTATCAGAATTATCCTCTCTTGTATTAATATGAGATCTTATTTCCAGTAAAAAAGTAAGAGTCTTATCGAAACATCCTTCGCAAAGATCTATATCGTAAACATCACCATCTTTTGAAGAGTCATAGCCCCAGTGAGCAAAAAGTTTTGCACTCTCTATATCTAGATTTTTTTTGCAACTATTACCACAAATATCACAAACAATATCGTCTAATTGCAAAACCAGTTTTTTTTTATTTCTTTTCACAAGCTCACCACAAAGTTGCTGTTACTGAAGTCAATTTGATTTCTAACTTTTTTAAATTTCAAGCCAACTAAAACATTTTTGGGGTCTTTGTATCTCATATCATAATCATCCCCGTTGATAACTTGAATTCCTTTATATTCTTCTGGTATTTCGTCTTTAAAAACAACAGCAACTCTTACGTTGTTTTTTAATGCTTCCAAACATTCATCCCAATTTTCTCCACTGTAACTAAAAGTGAGATCATAATTAGGGTATTTTTCTAAGAGTTTTATTCTTGATAAAACCTTTGTGTAATCAAAAAATTGAATTTCAGGAAAAGTTTCTAGTATGTTTAAGTTGTTTGTTTTAAATCTTTCTGGATTCAAATCACTGACATTATTTAGCCGAACACTGAACGTGTAATTTTGATTCAAAGCTTTCAAATAAGTACTTTTAATTTCATCAATTAAAAGACTCATAAAAAACTCTCTGTTTTCAAAAAATAATTTTGTCTTAGCTATTCTGCTTTTGTTGATCTTGTTCTCTTTAACATCTATCCTATTATAACCGGAACCATGCAAACACGCAACCGTGCATTCTTTTGTTCTTTTTGGGCAAACCTCGTAACCAGAAGTGTCAGCCGGCGACAAGTAAAGGGTATAAACTAACTCATTATAGTTGAAGGCCTTTGCGTGTTTTGCTGTCAGATTAACAGATCCTAGGTAACTAATACCTAGAAGTTTTTTGGCTTTATGCAAATTTTCGTATACTAAATTTTTCATTTAAAATAAATTAGCAATTTCTAAAGTTTTAAACCTTATTATCAATCCAACATTATAATTTTCATTATTTTCTATTATTTTTACTGCATCTCTATCTATAACTTTGCATATAGATTCACTAGAAACACTAGTTTCACACATGTTTCCAAAAAAGAAACCTACATCATTTTTTTCCTCTGGGTCTACTATAACTTCTAATGGGGTGTGATGCTCTGAGACCATCCTACTAGTCAAATCAACAAAAATTCTTTTGCCATTAAAAGATTTCAAAACTTCATTTAAGGTTAAACTTTCTTTAAATGAATCTAGTTTTTTCATAACCTAATCTTCTTCTTTTTTATATTTTAATTGGCTTTTTTGACAATCACTATCTTGTATGTCTTGTCTCATACCAAGATATGTTGGTTGATATAAGTTGCCTGATTGCTTGTAAGCATACAAGTACCTAATTTCAACAATCGCTCCCACCTCAGGAACGTCATAATTAACTGGTATTGTCACCTTTCCACAATCTATAAGTTTTCTTCCATTCAACAAACCTAGTTTGACACTTCTTTTTCCTTCATTTATTTCGGTAACAAAACAACTACAAGTTGCATAAAATTTATACTTAACATAACTACCACCGCTTGATGGCCTACCAATATAATACTTGGCAGATTTTTCTTTGAAAACAACACCTTCTTCATTTTTTTCAAATGATTTTTTATAAAATTCTTCTTTTTCTTGCTTTGTGTAGTAACTATCGGTCAAGCAAACAGACTCAGAGAAAGACTTGAACTTGTCTAGATATTTTAATCTTTCAACTAGAGTAAAGTTTTCTAATTTTTCACCATCATATTCTAGAATGTCGAACACATAATATTTTTCACCAACAAGCTCGCCGTCAAGTAAAAAATCTTTGTCATGTTTTTCGGAGTCATTCCAAATCACAGTTGGGATGTTACAATTAAGACCTCTCCTGTTATAGGCTCTTAATGTTTTATCTTTTTTATGTAACATAAATCTCACACCATCAAATTTGGGCTGGGCTAACCAGTTTTCATCATTTATGTAATCTTGTAATTGGCTTTCTTTTATTGGATTCAAAAGAACACACTTAGACTCAGAAATAGTTTCGGGAAGATTTTCAGGTACGTGTATTGCCTGAGATTGATCCAGGGGTATCTTTTGATAACCTTTTCCAGTTTTTTCCTTCAACAAAGACTCATATATCTTTTTAGCTTGGTCCAAACTAACTGCATTATTGGTTTTAGTGCCACTTTTTAAAGCACCTCCTCTTCTTCCGTAGCTAAAATTAACAACAAAACCGCCATTCTTTTCTTCTATTGCAGCATTATACAGTTTGTCGCTAACGCCTTCTTTGTAGTACAAACTAGTAGATTCAATTGTCATTTAACATCCTTTTTTAAAACTTTTAAGATTGCCATTACAAATTACTCCAAAAAAATAATCTTTTATATTTTTACTTTTGTCATTGATGTAGGAATCAAATTTATTTTGATTAACACAAAGCAAGAATTTATTAAGAAGAGAGTTGCTAGAAAGTATTATCATGGCATCACCTAAATTGCCATGAACACTAGGGTGCAAGAAACTCTCCGGGTATGACCAACCAAACTTTTTATCTTGAGAAATAAAATTAAAAGTAAGGCTATAAAGTCCAATTAAATGTTTATGACCAGTTCCTTCACGACTCAAATTTTCTTTGCTTATTTCTCCACTAAATTCAGGGATTGTCATTCTGAATAAGCTAGCAGTATACTTATCTATTTTTTTAATTTCTTCAAAATGCTTTAGTGAATCAAAGCAACTTATCATCACTCTTTCCGGATATTCTGTTTTCAGATGTTGCTTGTTAAAAATTAAAGTAATTGGTTTAACATCTATTTCATGAAGATCAGAAGCAATTAAAACTTTTTCTTTCACTTTAAAAGCTTAACCTTATTACCAGAAGTTGTTGTGGTTTTTATGTTAATGTTAGCATGGCTAACTACTATTTCAACTTTAATATTGCCTAAGTTATTACTAACAATACGATTTAACTCAATTTGATCTATTTGAAAACAAACAATTCTATGTTTATCTTTTTTGCTTTTCAAATACAAATTCACTCCCCAGGATAATCTGTGTATTCGAATAAAGGTGATTCTTCGCTCGATGTGTAGTAGTAAGTGTTCTCTATTTTTATAGAACCTTCATCTAAGTCTATGTTCACCAAACCCGAACATCCTTCATCATTAAAACTGATACCGTCGTGTTTTTCAAAAGCATCAAATATAACACTGCTTATGAAGCTGTTATGGGATCGAACATCTTCGTCTATTTTTTTTATTTCTTCCGAAACAGGCCTATTTTTTTCAAACTCTTTTAAATTTTTATTTTTGCCCAAAGCAACATAGGCTTCCACATCATAAAAATCATCAAATTGATCACCAGAGCCCTGGTAACCTATTACTATTTTTCCTGTTTTTGGGTAGAGTTTTTTTAATTTTTGAATAGTTTTATTCATGATCTTTTTTGGAGAATCATATCCTTTTACACAACAAATATATGATCCATTTATAATAGGTTGACCATATGCCAGTTCATTTTCCTCTCCTAATAATCACACATTTTTCAGCATTACCATCAATAAAAGATGACGATTCATGTGGCCCATAATACCAAGGATCAGAACCCCTAGCATTAAGAACAATCTCGTCATCATAAACTTGAACATTATTAAAACCACCCTCATAACCAACAGTAAGAACCCTCGTATCACCGGGATAGTTCTTCAACTGCTCAATAAGTTCGTTAACGGTCATTATTTTCCTCTAAAACCTGTTCCACAATCTTTAGTATCTCTTGAAACTTTGGATCAAGAAACTCATCAAGAAACTCGTCAAGTGTCATTTTAGTTCCCGTCATCCCTATAGTTCATCCACCAAGGTGCAGGCATATATCCTGCGTTAGCAAGTCGAGTGCTTTCTTCTCTGGTTTCACCACACGCTCGCCAACACAAATAGCGAACTTCCCAACTACCGCAAATGTCCAAGACGGATCGTAACTCAATAGTTTTATTCATGATCTTTTTTGAAAAACATAAAGTTTTTCATTTTTTAAAACTTGAAAACTACCCTTGAAAACTAAGTAGCAAAAAGGCCAAGGTAGAATATCTTTTTCTGTCCTGTAGTGGTAAAAGTATTTTTGTGTTTTAACTATAAAATGAGGAACAACTGTGCCCGGTCTAAAACCAATTATTATTTTGGGATTATATTTTCTTTTTTTCCAAAAAAGTATTAAACTTCCCAAAAAACAATTTCCGTATGTATTTTTCATCCTTGAAAAAATTAAAATGGAGGCGAGGGGAGTCGAACCCCTGTGTTGTGATAATTTTAATATGACCTCTACAAGTTTATTTTGTTCATAAATTTTGAGAAAGACTAAAGAACAAACAACATTCATCTTTCCGTACCAACAAGTCTTAGTCTAGGACCCGTTGGCTATCCTAGAAGCAGAAGGATTTTACGACGATTTTTCGGACGCTACCTTCAATCGCTTCCTAAAATCGTTGCTGCTATTTATTAAGCAGCAAGAGCTAACTGATTTGTGCCAGTTAAAGCATTAATCTGGTTTTAAAGTAGCCTCCAGATCAACTACTACTTGCTAGTCACAGTAAATTTTATCCAATCGATACCTTTACGCCCCCTTTTATTTATAGTTTAATCACTCAAAAATACCAAAGCTTTTGACGATTTCACTCACCTTGGCTTTAGCATCAACAGGATCATCGCTAAAGTGAGGTTGCATGATAGTAACCTGACTAACCTTCTTAAGAAGATCTTTAATCTGTGTTTTATCAGAAACCTTCTCAAAAACACTGTCAATCGTCTTATTGCTTGCAACAACCTTCACAGTTTGCTCAAGCACGTCATTGGGATCAATTCCAGCCTTCTGGAGTGCTTCGGTGATCTTGAAAACCATTTCTTCGTTTTCAAGGACATTCTTCTTGATGTTAACAGTTTCCTTGTAATCCAAGTCGATGCCTTCTTCTTCAAAAACCTTAATGGTTTTTTCATCAATAGCACTTGTGGCCTTATACTTAAGAGTAACTTTGGCCATGCTAACTTCACCTTGTGCAACAAAAGTTTCAGGAGCACTTCGGGTATTTACACCAATATCAATAAACTTGTCAAGTAGGTTGTTTTCCTTAAGTTGAACCTCAATGTTTTTGAGTTCATTCTCAATAATACTACCAGCAGTCTTAAGTGCGGTAACAAGATCAAAAAGATTCTGGTCGCCGGGACCAATTTCATCAAACTTGTAACTATCATAGTTCTTACCACCACTCTTAGAAGGCTCAGCCTTCTTTTCATCAAGAACTTTACCAAAAGCACTAGGTTTCTTAGCCATTGTATATTTCCTTATTTGAAAAATAGTAAAATCTATAGAACTTGCGTCCGATACGGGAGAGCCGTACCGGACGATGGATTGTAGCGACCTTTTATTTTTTGTCAAATAGTTTAAAGCATGTGATCAAACCGATATTTTCTATTAGAAAAGTTTATTTCATCTATTGTTTTTTTAACAACAATAATACAATTATGAGCAAAAGTAATCGATGATATATTCAAGGTGTTTTTCTTTTTATTAAATTCACAATTTATTTGATCTGGTGTGTTTTTGAAATAATCGATTATATTAAAGTGGCCTATTTCATATCCATATATAGAAGTTTCTGGTCTCCAGTAGTTGCACTCTATATCTTCTATAATATAGATTCCCCCATACTCTAATATTTTATCAAAAAACTCTAAAAAAGTTTCTAATTGATGAATAGGATGGTGTGACCCATCATCAATAATAAGTTGGCACTTAGGAATGAGTTTTGTAGCTTTTTTTATTTGATCTAAATCGCTTTGATCTATTTTATAGATTGTAAAATCATCATTTTTTAATTCAAGATTAATATCAATTCCATATATTTTTGCTTTAGGAAAATACTCCTTCCACAAAAGAAGCGAACCGCCGGTGTCAATTCCTATCTCTAACAAATTAAAACTACTTTTTCTTAGTGACTCTAAAAAAGTAGGATAAAATCTATCATACCTATGATGATAGATTTTATCAGTCAAATTCAAACCTATTTCATAAAAACTTTTTTTCATTAAAGCTAATTAGTTTTTACTTTCTAACATTTGGATATTTTTCTAAAAACCAATCTATAGTTCTTTTTAAGCCTATATTGAGAGGCGTAAAATCATAAGATCCTATTATACTTAATAATTTTTTATTACTGCTGTGTTTTCTTAATTGACCGTCAGGTGTGTCTTTTTTCCACATTATAGGACCATCATAACACATTAATTTGGCAATCAGATTGGCAGTTTGCTTTATAGAATATTCATTAGAACTAGATATTATTACATTGTCTTCTTTAACATTTTTTTCAATTAAAAGATCAACTATATTGGAAACATCAAAAGAATACAAAAACTCTCTTAGTGGGTCGCCCGACCCCCAAACTTCGAAACACTCTGCCTTTTCTTTAGCTAAATAACATTTATGAATCAAAGAAGGAATAACATGTCCATTTTGTAAATTGAAGTTATCATTTGGACCATAAATGTTTGTGGGGGTTACACAAAAATAATTTAAACCGTATTGCTTATTATAAGATTTAACTTGAACTTCAACCATTCTTTTTGCATAAGCATATGCGTAATTGCTTTCATGTGGCGGGCCTAAATGAATTTTATCCTCTGTGAGCGGGTAATCGACTTCATCAGGGAAAATACACGTTGATAAAAAACAAACAAGTTTTTTTACTCCCAATTTATAACAAACATCAATAATGTTTGTATTCATTCTTATGTTATCTATAAAAAACTCTGCTGGCCTGTTTATGTTTGCACCTAATCCTCCGACCAAGGCAGCGGTGTGTATTACTACATCAGGTTCTTCTTTTTTAATAAGACTATATGTGTCATCATAGTTTCTCAAATCAAAACTAGAGTCAACTTTTATACCTTCTTTAAAACTAGAACCAACTAAACCAGATCCACCTGTTATTAACTTTCTCAATTTTTTTCCTTTACAATTTAATTTAATTGTATGAAATTTTAAACTTATTGCAAATTTAGATGAAAAACTATTATTGCAATTATTAAAAATAAAAAAAATATAAAAACAAAAATTTCAGTTAAAGTTCTATTCAAAATTTATCAACCTTAGAAAAATCCTTGATTTTAACCCCTACTATCTCTCCAGTCTCCATGTTTTTATAAACATCAATATAATCATTCATGGGTTCACAATAAAAAGAAGAGTCTTTCAAATAAACACTTACTTGGTCCATGGAAGTATTGTGAATAACGTATGGCATAAACTGCTTCCAATCCTTTGTTTTAGAAAATAAAGCATCTATTTCCTTGCTCATAGTAGAAATCTTTCTCTCATAAAAACTATTGTGTTCTTAAAAATATTTGATAGTTGTTCAGACATATTGAACCTCTTTTTATTATAGTCTATAGATTCTATTATGTCAATTTTGTTTTCTTTGGAATGTCTTTCATTGGCAGCCACCCAATCAACAAACATTTCCACTATATCAAAAAGATTCATTCCATCTATTCCATTTTTATAGTGCTCGGGATGATGCGAATTCCTTGCATAATGATGGTCAAGTGCAGGTTTTAATTTTTTTAAAAAATCATTATATTCTTCAGTTCCATACTTAGAATTTTTCAAATACGGAGTATATTTATCAAAATAACTTTTCTCCGGTTCTCTTAGTTTTGATGAATCGTGATTATTAGACCTCTCTAGCATTTCTATAACGAAAACAGAGAGAAGCGATGCGACTCTTTTTATATGAAGCAAAGTGTCCTTAGAACAGTCGTAAATTTGACTGTCATCCTCTTCATCTTGTTGAGGATTTTCTTCCAAACTTATTTTATTCATAACTAACCTATAGTATTATATATAACTTTTTTTCAAAAACAAATAACAAAAAAACCCCGCTCTTGCGAGCGGGGCTAAAAAAATCAGCGGATAACAAGCGCAATGTTATCTATCTAAGATCTTCAGGGGCTTGTAAAACCTTAGAAAAAACACTAATTTTTATTAGTCGTGTTCATAAGTTTCTGTTTTTATTTGATCTTTAAAGACAGTTACTTTAACGTGATCTCCAAACATATTTTCAAAAGTACTTTTATCCACTACAGACATAATTTCTTCTATGTCTTTTAAAAAATTTAATCTTTTTTCTACTTCTTCAAGATTCAAAGTATTTAACTCTTCAATCAAATCTTTATTTCTTTTTATTTTCCATTCATTATCTTTTTTGTTTGATTCTAATTTTTTAATCTCTTTTTCAAGATCTTTTATAGACTTTTCTTTGTTAAGAAGACTCTTATAGGTATTCTCTAATTCATATACATAAACAGACTCTTCCTCTTCGTTTATGTATATCATATCAGAATATACATGGAACTCTGTTGGATCCCCGTCGTTCCAATACATTGTATATTGTGGCCAAGAAAAGCTTTCAAAGTCTTTATTCTTTTTGAATATTTCTTTGCAACCTTCTTTGAAGAGCTTTTCTCCGTCTTTTTCTAATTGACTTTGTAATTTACTTATTTTTTTTTGTGTATCTTCAATTTTTTGTTTTAAATTTTTTGTTGACATTTTTTCTCCAAATGAAGCTGCCCTAGGATTGTATCGACTTTTATTTTTTTAGCAAGATCCAAGACAACTATTAACAATAGATTTGTAGTCAATCTAAAAAGGCACCTATCGGAGTCGAACCGATCTCTACGGATTTGCAATCCGCTGCCTAACCGCTTGGCTAAGGTGCCAGAAATCAATCTAGATTCAAAACTTTTTTAATTTTCGTTTTTTCTATTTTTTTAAAACTGCTGGGTGTGCTGTCTTTGGAATTATTCATCCAACTTTTTATCTCCATTTCCTGCAGATAATCTTGAGGAGTGGGTATGAATCTCATTCCAAAGTCTTCAAGAATATGTTGTTCGCCTATATCTCTAACAGAAACTTCCTTGTTATCACTATTTTTAATCACAACGCCAAATATAAGCTCTAGCGGTCCACCAGCAGATACAAACCAACTATTGTGAGTTAAGGCTCTATGGCGGTTGTCTCCAATTGATCCTTTGCTACTATCCATTAGGTTGTGAATAGGCAAATAATCTTCTGGTTTACCACCATATATTCTGGCACTGTTTTTTGCGTGAACCCAAGGCTTGCTCATAAAATTTGATAATCGTCTTTGTAGGGCAAAATTCCCAGGATTCTTCCATTATCCCATTTGACGGAAATTTGGTCAAATTTTTTACTTCCATGTATGCTTACATGGGTAATTGTACCCTCTAACCCTACTGGTAAATCTTCTTCTGGCATCCAGATAGAGTCATCGTTTGTCATCGTTTTTAGTAACTTGATTCTTTTTCCAACTAAAGCATCTTTATAATTATTCATTTTCTTTGTCCCATTCATCAGTTTTAAGGCCTGTCCAAATATCTTTTCCGGCCAAATACCTTTCACGCATAATTTTGGCTCGATTTGTCATTATTTCTTCTTCCATTTTTTTAACACTCGAGTGTTGTTTGTTTTTAATAATTTCTTCTTTTTTTCTTAAATTTTTTATTTTAGAAACTTCACCATAAGATATTTTTATTTTTAAAGCAGATAAGTGATATAAAATTTTATTTTTACTTATACTTATTTGATTTTGTTTATTCCATATATCCAACAATTCATCTGGCGTTTTTCCCTGCCAATTTTTGATTAAAAAATCTTTAAATTTTTGAAGATTTTTCTTGTCAAACTTTTTTTGTTCTGTTTTCTTTGTTAATCCAAGACTTTGTAATTTTTTTTGTATAGCATTTTTACTATATGGAAGCAATTGCATTTCAAATATTTTTTTTAAAGACTTGTTTTCACCAACAAGTTTCACCAACAGCCTTTCATCTTTTTTCTTCCAAGGCCTCCTAGGTTTATTTTTTTCAAGCAAGCCTAACCTTGCCATCATTGTTCTTATAGATTGCCTTGATCTGTTAGGTAAAGGCAGATTATTCTTTAAAGCATGTATTTCTTCTTCTGACCATTTAAACTTTCTATGAAAAGTTACAGTAAATTTTTTCTTTTTTAGACCTAGTTGTATTTGCTTTCTTCTAATAGATTTTTTAGATCTTGTAGGAACATTTTTTTTGCTTAGTAATAAATCTACCTCGCTCTTAGTCCAGGGTTTGTTTGGCATTTCTTCCGTGAAATATATTAAATTTGTTTAGAATATTCTAAAGATTCCCAAAAACCACTCATACCAAGTTCTTGGCCTATCAGCCATCCATATCGTTTCGGCAATAACTTTATTTAACTCTTCTTTTGAAAGAGTTTGATTTAAGTCATTAAATTCAACTTTTTTCATGTCAAGCTATTTCTTAAAAAACTCTAGAATTGTTTTTTTATACACTTTAAGCATGTCCTTCTCAATATGTTGTTTTCGTATTTTACAAACTTCGCCATAAACCCATTGTAAATGACAAACTCTTCTTCTTGGGTTTTCTTTAAACCAAATAGGAATATTTACCAAAGTATCTTGGTAATATTTGTCTATTTCCTCTTTTGACAACCTTTTATATAATAACAAACTGGCCATTAGAATTGATATTTTTTACTTGGGTGTCTAAACTTCATTTGCCAACCTTGATTGTTTCTTTGTGACCTACAATCTTGAAGTTTGGAATCTTTCTTTTTTAGAACAAAACCTTCATCAACATCTTTATCGGTAATTTCTTTAAATTTTTGATATATCTGCTGGTCGATATTCTTTGAAAGCCAAAATCTATCTTCTATCACATAATGAGAATATGCTTTGGGTTTTTCTTCGGCTTTGAATAAGTCTAGAAGAATTTTTTGCCTACTCTCAAAAGTTTCTCCGCATAGTTCTTTTCCTTCATTAACCAATATATCAAAAATGTAAATAGTATCTTTTATACTAGTCGTTTTAGAGTGAATAACTTCTCCAACAAAGTAATACCAAAAGTCTTTTTTTAAGTACTTAGAAAAACAATCGTGAAAGTACGGAGAAAAAGTCCATTGCTTATGACTGTCTTTGTGTCTAGTCATGCTTATGAAAGTGTCAGGGCACTTTATTGCGAAAATGCTACAGGTGCCATTTTTTTTATATTGACCTACATAGCCATTTTTTTCATAAAAAACAATTCTGTCTGGAGTAAGAGCATTTTCTGGTCGGGGTGGCCAAAGATATTCAAATTCTTCATACATCAATGTGTTCCTTTTGTCAGACTTACGCCGTGCTTTATTCCGTCGATAAAACTATCTAATTCATACCCGATATCATCAGAGGTATACTTTCCTAAAATTATACCTATCTCATTACCCAAGTCGCTAATATCGCCTCTAACAGCAACAGTTCTCAAATGAATCAACAGGTCCTCTATAATATCTTCTAAAGCAGGAGATAGCTCCTCTTCTGCTTTTTCTTCAATAATAGGCTTCTCAGTTGCTTTGATTATTTGTTCTGCTATCCATTTCAGACCGTCGAGGGTTTCACTTCCAACACTTAATTCAGTTGTGCCTATTATTTTGTCTTCATCATCATAATAAACTTCTTTAACAAGAAAATAATCCTCTCCTAAGTTTTGATTTTTTAGATTGCAAACTCTATGATTCCAGGTCATTTTACCTTCCATTTTTTTGTGCATTGTGAAACTTAATAATAGCATCAGCCGCTTGGGCTGCTTCTTTGTCGTTATAGCCTTCCATTTTTATTCTTTGTTTGACGTAGTTATATTCTTTGCTATTGCTATGAGAAGAAGTGGTAGAGGAAGAATTAGAGCCAAACATAGCAGAAATAACAGCCAAAATTATAACTACCCAAAATAAAGTTTTACCGTTCATTTTTTCTCCTTATAAGGTGGTTTTCAGAAAAACGTACCGAGTTTTCGAGGAAAATTAGTTTTAAAACGTATATAATTTTATGATAAGTTTTAAAGAATATGTTAAAAAAGTTTTCGGTGAAGATTTAGTTGGAATTTATCCTCCTTTGTATGGTGGCGTAGGAAACTACCCCAAAAGCTACTTTACTACATACACACCTTACATTGATGCATCAAGAAAAGTAAAAACAAATCCTCCAAATAAGAAAAAAAGAAAGAAGAAAAAAAAGTCAAGAAGATCAAAAAGAAAGTCAACATAAAGGATCATACAAAGGACAATTTTTATTTAAGTATTTTAAAGCTTCGAGTTTTATCTGTCTAACTCTTTCTCTTGTAATATGCAACTCACTTCCTATCTCTTTTAGAGTTTTGCCGACACCTTCACTATCTATTCCGTAGTAGTCTTTAAGAACTTTTATTTTAACATCAGGTCGATGTATTTTTTTATTTTCTTTAAGTTTTTCCAACAAACTATGAAGGAAAGCTTTATTATATTTGTCGTTAATAAATGAGAAATCACTTCCTTTTTCATCTACTGCGACGATTTTATTCTCAGACAACTTTTCTTGTTGCCGCTTACTATTGATGTAATCTCTATGAAGATTAGATTGCAAAACCCTGGTGCAATAAGTTGAGAACTTGTATCCCATCCTATAATCAAAAAGATCAACAGCCTTTAGCACATGACAATAGCCATTGGAAAAAAATTCGTCTCTTTCAAAAGTATCGCTAGAGTGGTATCTGTGAACTCTCTTAAATATCAATCTTAAATTAGACTTAATAATGATGTTTCTTGTTTCTTGGGCTGTTCTTATTAGTCTTTCTATTTCTTTTAAAGATTTTTCTCCAAGTCTTTCAATATTAACAGGTTTACTATATTTTGGGCCGTCTTTAGACTCTTCAAAACCCAAAGTCAACTTTGTAATTCTGTATTTTAAATAATTTAATTTTCTAAACAAATGTTCTTCTTGCTCTCTAGTTAATAGAGGAGAGCAGTTAAACAAATTGTTTTCTTTTGTTTTCTTGTAACAAAGATTTATGTCTTCTAAAATTTTGTTTCTACTTGAAGATTCAAAGACTTTTTCAAAATAAAATCTCTTTGGCAAAGAATCTAATATTTTTTGAATTCTAATTTTTTTGTCCATTTTAGTCAAGGTTTTTTGAGTATTCAAACTTTATGATTTCGTAATCTCTTTCTTCTATTTTAAACTTTATAAAACCAAAGCTTCCAAAATCATCTTTGTAATTTATCGGTATACAACTTTTCAAAAATTTCTCTAAATAAAAGGGCAATCCATTGTGAAGAGAAATTGTTTCTATGTGTTTTTGATTAGAGACCAACGCATCGTGAATCTCTATATCCTCGTTATCAGAGTTCCAACAAAACGAATTAAATTCTTCAAAGTTATTTTGAGCGGCCCAATCTGCTTGTATTTCTACTATCCCGATTTCTTTAAATATGTCAAAAAACTCATCTAGGTCACTGCTTTTGAAATCCTTTATTACAAACATCAAAAATCCCTTTCTGAAGAGTTTGGTTCATTAACTTAGTAAGAATAAACAGTCCAAGTAGTTTTTTCAATTTTTTTTAAGCCCATTGCCTTTGCAACAGCTTCACCTTTTTTTGACATTTTAGTCTCAAAAAGATCTGTGTCGTTGAAAACAACACAAACAGTTTCTATGGGCACTTCATATCCGCTGTATCTACTTGATGTGAAGTACTCAAAACTTATTTCTGGTAGGTTTTTAAACTTTGTTTTTTCAACAATAACGTTCCAAATATTAATTAGCAAACTTTGTTCAGAAACGTATTCATTATTAACTTGCTTTTGGCAAAAACTAACAAACCAACTTTTTAATTCATAAATGTCTTCGATATCATTTATGAAATCGTGTTCTTCTTTGTTTTCAATAATAGATTTTAGCTCAGAAACTAAAAGAGAAATTTTCTTTTTATTGAAACCTTTAAAAAAAAGATCTACGGCATCGTCTATAGAAAACAAAATGCCACTACTAACATATATGTCTGTTCCCATAACTAAAACATCCTAGGCGAACATTTTTTACAAGGACAACTAATCATATGAATGCACGAACCTAAGCCGTCTTTCCTAACGCCGGTTCCGTCACAAGAAGAACAATTATCGTGCAAGCAAGAACTATCTTTATTCCAAACTTTATTCCAGTCTTTGGGAAAATCTATTTTATTTATCGATTCTTGTAAAAATATGTCCATAAAGATTATTTGTAATTATTAGATCAAAAATCAAAATTTGAAACAAGCCAAGATCGTAACAAAAGGAAAAGCTTGAGTCAATACCTTTTCAGAACTTTTTTTACAACCCAAATTTCTCATCTTATCCAAATTAACAAGAACTCATTTTTCGCACAACTCTTCTTCTTCTGGATTTTTGAAATTTTTATTGCCTAGCATCCAGGGTTCTATTTTTATCTTATTGAAAAATTGTGCAATTGTTGGTATGAATCCAAAATCTTCTATCACATGCTGTTCTCCTACCAATCTAACGGGAATTTTTCTTCCAGTTGATATAGTGATAGTAGAGCCAAAGATCTTTTCAGATAAAAAAATACCCTCACTGTGATGTCTTAAAGCCCTATGTCTAATGTCTGCCATATGGGCCTTGCTTTCATCAAACCAATTATGTATAGGCAAATAATCTTCCGGAGTTCCTCCCCACTTTTTAGAACTACTAACCGCATGGTGATAGGAATGTGCCATTTAGCTTCCTTGAATAATTTTAAGGGAGCCATCAACGACTTTTACAAAATAACTATGAGCTATTTTCCTTTTAGTCAAATTATCCTTATCAAATTCACACCAGATATTAACTCTATATGCATTGTCATAGACATTTATGGCTTTAATTTTAAGATACTTTTTTGGCTTTTCAACTTGTTGGAAAAGCAAATCTAAAACATATTGTTCAGTAATATTTTTTGGCATTTCTTCCACCTGATCCTCAACATTATTTATTACTGCTTCCATCATTTCTTATATCTCCAAGGGTTAAATTAACGGGCTCTAACAAACGCTCTTTTGGCTATTCTTTTTACTTCTGGATCGTTAGGCAAAACAACAAGTTGGGGTGCCGTTTTGTGTCCATAGTCCATAAATCCTTCAAGTTTAGATTCAGAAGAACAATTAACACAAGTAATTTCACGATTAGTTTCTAACAAAAATTCGCATCTTTCAATAGGAATTTCATTCAAGCAAAAAATGCAATTCATATCATCACTCAAATAATACTACCCAAATAGAAAATACACGAATACAAGGATGGCACGTACCCACCCACTCGCTTGAAATACAATTTAGAAATCCACCGGTTTAAAGTTCTCAAAAACGAATCCGAATCCTAAAACTTTAAAAGAAAAAACAACGCTATATTTTGTTTTTCTCAAACAAACGCCAGTAGAAATTTCTTCTAAATATAAACCATATCGCTGTTCTTTATAACATGGTTTGTAAAATAAAACAAAATTTGGATAAGTTAGCCTAAACCTTGCTAGAGGAAGTCCTACAAATTTAAAAATTGGATAAAAAATAAATTTGTGAAAAAACTTGCCAATTTTTCTTGAAAAGCTTTTCTCTTTATTTCTTTGCAACTCAAGAAGCCTATCCATCGTTTGCTTTCTTGATGCATGTTCATTTTTTTTGAAATTAATGAGTTTTATGTCTTGAAGAACACCATCTGTAAATTTTGCATCAAAGTCTGCACAATAGTCAACTAGATCTGTTGTCTCGTAGGCGTAAAATCTTATTATTCCATGATAAAAAAGTTTTTTCTTTTCTTTTAAATCTTTTTTATCTTCTTCTTCATAAAAATTTTCTCTAACATATAAATAACCATCATTTTCAATAAAATAACAAGACAAAGTATTATCAAGAGACTTTGTTTGATATTGAATATTTTTAAAATTAACCATTTCCTCGGGAACTGGCATTGCTACTTGGTCGCCTAAACAAATATAATCAAACATTCCCATATTTTATTCTCCTAAATATTATATAGTTGTTGAACAATTGCTTTGTTGTGCAAATCGACAATATATTCTGCTGTTTCTTTGTCTAATGTTCCGTCTGGAACGATGTCTTCGATTTCATAAATCGTTTCTTCGCCGGTATACGGTCCACGAACATACTTTACAGAATACCGTATTTTCTCTGTGGGCAAAATTAATCTACACCAACAATTTTCTCCCACATTACAAACATCCGTTTTCCAAGGAATAGATAAGCTATGTTGTTGGGCTTGTTCGTAATTTCTAGGTTCAGATTGCTCTTGAGATACGTGAATAATTGGTAGTTTTTTATCTAAAAAACTATTATGAAGATTAATAATATATTCTGCTGTTTCTTTGTCTACCGATCCCCAATCAATTACACAATCTAAAACAGCAGTTTCCCCATTAGATTCGAGAACATATTCTGGTTGTTCTACCGGTCGTATAAGTCTACACCAACAATCTTCGCCGCTATGGCAAAAATCTATTTTCCAAGGAACACTTAAAACTTTTTGCTTTGCTTGCTTGTAATTCATATTTTATTTTTCACATTTACAAAGCAATTCATCGTTTTCAAATGAACATTCTACCGTTTCTTTTGTTGCATCTTCTTTAACTATTTGCTTTAAATATGTTCTTGGTTTTAAATAATATCCACATTTTTTACAATATTTTTCATTCAAATAATCAATTAGTTTAACCATTTGGCCGCCCATGACTAATTCATCAACCAATTTAATCCACGCTATATTTTCTCTGGTGTCATTGAGTCTGTAGTGCTTTTCCTCTATTATGTTAACCCAAACATCGATTGGATCTTTTTCGTTATAATCGATAATCTCGACACAATCTTTTAATTCTAAACTTGATGGAAGTTCAACATACCCAAACCGATCTTCTCTTTTAAAAATTCCTTGTCCAATTTGACTTAAATCTAAAAATTGTAGTTTGTCACTATGATCATCGCCCCAAACGCAACCAGATACAAAACCATACTGGCCGTTGCTTTCTTTTGGAACATAGAACTCCATTGGACAAAACCCATATCCATCTCTTTCCTCGCCACAAACATCCACGCAATCAGGCAGACTCATAACCCTAGTTCCAGTATAATCTTTGGAATACAAGGCATATGTCTTGCCATTTTGTTCGAATGGACAAAATGTATTAAAAAAAGTAGAATAGTTTCTTTGATAAGATCCTATCTGTTTTTCTTTGTAGAATATTTTAACATTTAAATAGTCCCAACAACCAGGTTTGGTGGGCACTTTTTCAACTTCAACGGTATATTGGCTTAATTTTTTCATTTTCACTTCTAATTAGGAGTAATACTCAGAAGGATCAGGCCATGCATCTTCTTTTCTAAAGGTTAAATATAAAACTTCAAGGAAGCAATCTTTACAAAGACACATCTTATGAATTTCACTTCTTTTTATCTCATCAACACCTAGTGGAAAATTATTTCCCACAAGCCCGCCTTCTTTTTGCTCCGCAATATAAATATTGCCTTCAATTATAAAACCATTTGGAATAGATCCATCATCGCTTGGCATTATTATTGCTTCACACTTATCACACAAACAAAGTTCAATAGTTCTCATTTTTATTGCTCAGATATTATTATTCCATACTCAATAATGCCAAGTTCTTTATTTGCATTATTTGAAGCCTCTTCGAGAGTAACAAAAGGCCCATTTAAAAAAAGATCAAGGCTCAAAGCTGTTTCAAAATGAAGATTATTTTCAATACAATAAGTGGCAGAGCCTTCGCCCCAACGCCATCCATCTTCAAATTTTCGAACAACAACAAAGTTATCTGCGCTCATTGTGATTTACTCATCATGGTCTTTTTCATTATAATTAAATAATTGTGACGCTACTGCTCCTCCAACTTTTGATCTTCTATAATTTGAAGTGCAAGCACAAAGAGAAGTCCAAGCCTGATTAGCCCCTGTTGAATCGGCTGTATAATTTAATATCTTTGAGCGATCTACTCCAATGCCTCCTCCTGCCTTAAAGGCGTCTTGGTTTGCTCCTAAATAAGTAAAAGTCCAATTATATTTTTCTGTCTGGTGTTTGATTAGATCTTGAACTTGATTGCCGGAAAATTCCTTGCTAGCATTCTCATAACCATCAGTAATTATTACAAACAAAACCCTATCTGGTCTATCTTCTTCTTTCATTTGAGCTAGATTAATACCAACGGTATTTATTGTTCTGGCCACAGCGTCAAACATGGCTGTTCCACCTCTAGGCGAAATCTTATATTTTTTAATATCACTAATGTCCATATTTTCATAAACCGCATTATACTCGTCATCAAACTCATAAAGAGAAACATCGCACTGACCTAGTTTTTGATCTTTTTGATTTTTAATAAAGTTTTCTAAGCCACCATCCATATCTTTGGCAATATTGCTCATGCTGCCACTTCGATCAATAACAAATACTATTTTTGTATAGTTTTCTTTCATATTTTTACTCCCAATTAAGATAACAATAGTTTACCAAAAAATAAAAATCCTGCAAATAATCAAACTCATTTATCATTTTTTTCAGGATTTTCATAATGAGGATAGTGGTCACCTAAGTTAAACGAATCATATTCTTTTTTGTTTAAGTAAATCTTTTCTAACTTGTCTTGTCTCACAATTGTAATCAAAAATCTATCTGGAATCTGTACAGTTTTTTGAACTATATTCCAGGTTGTTTTTGGTTTGCCATCCCAGCCAATACCAAAACTAGGCACGATTGTTGATATTTTTTCATTATGTGCGGCTATAAATTCTTTATTTATAACTTTGCCTTGTATAAATTCGGGTTTGCATCCAATTAAAAGAACAAATAGTAATAATTTTTTCATTCTTTCTTCGCAGGAGTTTGAGCATCTAATTTTTGACCACAAAAAGGACAATAGTGAACCTCTAACTCAAATATACCAAAATCAGATTCAACAAAATGAACCCAATGAAGTTCGTTCCAATATACAATGTTGTTAACAGTGCAACAACCCGGCTTATTGTATTTTTTCTTTTCTATGTATTGATCTTTAGATAACAATCTTTTGGGGCGAGTTTTTTCAAATTTAAAATTTTTCATTTGTCCTTATAAATAAATTTCCATTCTGATAAGTCGATATCAACACCCGTAGCATCTTTAACTTTATTTGCTATATCTAGTGCATTAGATGTAATCCTGTTTACTGCATCACGACCCGCCTGAGCACATAATCCCATTTCTAATATACTAGCGTCGTTCATAACGTGATGAATAATGTCTTCCCATTGACTTTTTGTGAGGGATAGTGTGGCGGTAATGATTTCATTTTTGTCAGTCATTTCTTTTTTCCTTAGCACCAAAAAAAACCACGAAAAATTTCATGTCAATCTCGCAAGTATGTTGATCGGCGTATTGGGGTTTACACACTCAGACATTGTTTAAATGATTGATCACAGCCGCAGCTATTTGAATATTTATTCCAATATTCTCATCAGTTTGAAAAAAAGACCCTTCAATGTTAGCATCATCAAAATCGTCTATTATTGCAAACTTTTGCACACTAGGATTATTTGCAAGCCACGCCATTATCTCTTCGCTTCTCTTGACCCAACGGCCATCCCAGCTTGCAGATCTTTCTAAAACAGGAGTGCAGTCATGAATTTCAAGTCTATGTTGGGCAAGTGATTGAACAACAAGATTTTTATCTTTTTCTTGTATTCTCCAGGTGCTAGAGAGAACAATCCTTGCATCGGTTTCTTCGACTATTTTTGCAACAAGAGAAACAAGAGATTGATCAATAAAATCGAACCCAAATTTTTTAATAAGCTTAGGAGTGTTAAGAACTCCATCGACATCAAGAAAAATAATTTTCATTTATGCTTCCTCGCTCTGATCCTGTCGAGAGATACGTACCGACCCTAAACCCCATCAGCATCTTCGCCATTAATATAATCTATAACAGGCTGCTCACAACAATCCAACATCTTTTTTAAAGAAGTTTTTAATCCTGCTATATTTTCTTCAAAGAAAATAGAACTTTCTTCTATGTGAACAACATCATTATTTTCGTCTAAAAAAACTTGATGAATTCCGTAAACTGTAATGGGATTATCTAGGTAGTCTGGTCTGTTTGTTTTTTTTATCACCCTAAATTCCCAGCCCATTTCAAAACATCCTTTCGATAGTTCCTTCGGGAACACTTAATATTTCCATAATAGCTCTGGAGCAGCCGTCTATTTCGTAGATGGTTTCAGCATTGTGTTGATTAACTTCCACCTTAACACAATAATCTTTAATTATTGTAGCAAGCTCATAAAGATCTTTTATATCCTCTTCTTCTAGTTTTTTTCTTAACATTTTAAACCTTTCATTCCTTGTTTTTTCATTTTCAAAATAACCTCGGCATTACCAATAGCGTCGTTCACAGGATTGTGATCATGTATTGTGTCTCTTAAATTTTTCCAAGAAGCTCGTGCATCTCTTACAAAACCACAATAAAGATCTCCAATTCTTCGACCACTATAACCAAAAGGATTTTCTCCAAGAAAATTGTGAAAATAATAATTTATCCACTGCCAATCATAGCATGGATTGTCGCTGATGAAAACAGGCCTATCGTTTTTACTGTTTTCTACTATCCAATCTCTAAAAGAAATCATCACCTGCTTAGGTTCGTCAAAAATTAAATGCTTTTCTCTAGAGAAGCCACTTATCTTTAAAGCCTCATGCAGATAATTTTCAGAAATAGGCTTTGTTTTACCATAAAAAGTTTTGTTCAGATATTCGTCAACAATCACAGCTCCAAAACAAACCATGCTATAAATCGGAGGAACCGGTCCATCGCTCTCTACATCTACAACTATTAGTGGCATGAATATTTTTCCCAATATAAAGAAGAGTAAAATTTCCAAATAGAATCAATAAAAAATTTGGCAGTGATTAAACTGCTAGACTCAGCCGAAATAACACTTTCGGCATAATCTTCTGGTTCGTTTCTTGTTGCTGGTATGCTATGTCCAACGACTACCTCCCAAACAGGGATTTCTTTAAAACAAGATATTGTTTCAACTTCTTTTATAGAACATGCTATTGAAATTCCACAGTCTTCACATTCTATTATTTTTTCTTCATCATTAATTTTAACGTTAACAAAAGAGAAAAAATGCTTCATTGAATCTAGAATAATTTCCTTAAGTTCTTCCCAATTATTTTTGGCAAATTCCTCTAATTCGGGATATTTACCGTTATTGTGTTCCAACTCTAAAATTGGCTTTACAAATCTTTTTTCAATAGAAATTTTATTGCCATAGGTTTCAACTACAAAAATATTATCATGCTCTTCTAAAAGAACTCCTTTTATCCACTTTTCGCCTCTCATTATACCGACTTTTGTAAATACTTTTATTTTCATTTTTCTACTCCAAAAAAATTATATTTCATAAAATGAAAGAACGAACAGAGTAATTAGGATCAACCACAATAAACAATTCAGAGTTATCAACAGAACAATAACATTTGATATTCTTATTGTTCTGACAAATAAACTCGAATTCTTTTTTTATTAATTCAAATTTTTTTGAATCTTTTTTTATCCTAATAATAGGATTTTGTTCTAAAACACAAAGAATATTTTTCGAAAAATTAGAAAGTTTCATAATGAATACCCAACCCCTAAAGGGATTGGGTTTCCTGCTTCCGAGATCATTTAAAATTTTAAAAGGACGACCAACTGTGGATTCGTACCCAATTACTTTTTTATATAATTTTTAAATAAATTAAAAAGAGTTAAAAAATAATTTGCTTTAATAGACTCTTTTTGCACATCATACTCTTTGAATTCATTTATCAATATATAAATTAACTTTCCACTTTTAAATTCTGCAATATAACTGACATAGATTTGTTTTTTTGGAGGATCATCAAAAAAATGAGTATAAAAAGTCAAAAAACCATCATATTGAATTTGTTTATATTCACCATTTATATTTTTGTATAATTTTTTTTTGTATATTTTATATTGATCAAATTTTTTAGATAAACAATTAGTTTTAAAAGGCTCGAGGCTCCAATTAGTTTGTAGAAATCTTAATCCTTCTGGGATTGGGAAAGGATCAGAACAAACAATAATATCATGCATAAACTTTTAAACTTTTTAAGTTTACTTGGCTAAAATCTTGAAGTTTATTGGTATAAAAAACTTTTTTAAACCCAAGTCTAAGTATCATGTCTAAGCAGCCATTACAAGGTCTGCTATAGTCTATTTCGTTTTTCCTGTTTATTCTTGTATTAACTAGTATTAAACTCTTGCAGTTCTTCCCATATTTTAAAACAGCATTAACTTCGGAGTGGGTTCCAACAATATCGCTTATTCTGCTTTTTTGTTTGTTTATATAATTAAAGTTTAAATTATAAGGATGAGTTTTTGGATTGTTTATTCCTATAGACAAAATTCTGTTGCCGTCTAATATGAAGCTAAAATGCCTGCATCTGTGGTGGTGCTTCTTTTTACCCGCCAGAGCGTGGCTAATTTCTATTATCCTATCAAAATTCATAAACATGATGATATCAAAAATTATCTTCTGCTTCAAATAGTTCTTTTGGATAACAGTGCTCTTCTTGATTGTCATCAACTATAAAATAGCAAAATTGATTTTCTTTAATAACAATATAAATAAAACCAATTTTCAAAGACAAAGGATAGCCACAATTATCTTTACACAATACTTTCATAAAAAGTATATATGTAATTTTTTTAACTATTTTACTTTTAATGACCTACTTTTTAATAATTTTATGTAGCTTTATTTTTATTTTTAATGTTTATTTATTAAACCTTTGTTTGCTAAAATACAAAAAAAATGATTATTGGAAAACAGTTAATCATTTGTTAACTGATTTTGATTATTTTCAATTTATAGGAGGTCCATGCGATGGTGAATTTAGGTTTTTACCAAAAGAAAAAACATATTTTATATACAAAAAAATACATCATTATCAAAAAAATGAAAAAAAATATGTTTATATAAAATGACCCCGGCTCTAAAACAAACTTTAGAGCCGGGGTCAAAATTAATCAACGATATCTTCTACAGCAGTACCAACGACCACTTGAATCTTGTGCATAACCAACATCTACGGTTGTCATGCCGCTTCGAGCAAAACAACAGTTGTTGTAGGCTTGCTCTCTAGTCATGCCACTTCCACAACCCTCATATCCAGTGTTGCCTCCAAAGTGACCAACCCGGCCAGTTCTGGCCATAGTTTCGGCAACTCCTTGGGCAGTAGAGTTGTTTACATATGAATAAACTTTATTACTATTGTTAGTGTAACTATAGACCCTCCTAGGCTTTGCTTCTGCCGTTTGGATTAATCCAACAAACAAAAACAAACAAGCAACTAACTTCTTCATAAATCCCTCCGTGAAAAAACCAACCAAACAAATTTACACAATCAACGCAATTGTGTAAATGTCTCTAAAGTATTAGATTTCTATTCCTTCAATCCCCTCTTCGGTGCTTCCGTCGTAGTAAATAAACTTTCCACCTACAATGTTTTTTAATTTTTCAAGAGTATATTGTAACAATTCTTTGTTGTTTTTAGTGTTCACAGATCTACCTAAACCATCATCAATGCCAGCATTATACAAATGGTTTACAATATTTTTAGCCCTAAAAATAGCAGACCTAAAGAAACCGGGAAGAATAGCTGTCTGCATTCTATACAAGTCCATAGGTTTGTCAGATTCTTTGATCTTTAGAAGGGTGAACAAATTTTTAAATTGACCAACCCCAGTATCCGTAGAAGTGCTTGAAGCATAAACCTCTACAAGATAACCTTTTTTTATTAAACCTTCTACTTTTTTTATAGCTTTGCTAATATAGTCAAGAAGTTCTTTTGAAGATGTACTAGAAAGATATCCAACATTAACCAAAACTCTTACTGCCCTATCTTGACTTTTTACTCTAGAAACTTTTCTATAGGGAAAAGGATCGGAGGATAAGTATGAATCAATGCAAATTTCTCCATCATATTCATTTTTAAGCCTTCTTCTTTTAACGCTCGGAAGCTTTGAATTAAAAGAAATTTTACAAGAGTGCTGATTATAAGATTTTTGAAGGCTACTATTTAATCTTCCTTTTATAAGCATATCCCAGGTGTCTTTACCTGATATTCCCGAACCAAACGCCCATTCACTATCCGTTATTTGATTCAGATTGCCACAATAACTTTCAGGGCTAACTAACTCAATGTTTTCATAACTTCTACTCATAACTTCGGTTGGGTTTTTAAACAAGACCAAAGTAGAATCGTGGTTTATTTTTTTGACAAGCATATTAAGCGGCTTCTTCAAAATCGTTTAAACACTCTTTAAACTTAAGCTTTTCTTCATCGGTCCAGTCCAAAGTTAATATATCAAATATTTCTTTTTCGTTAAAAGAACCAGACATTTTATAAGCACTTAAAATCGTTCTAGTACTTATACTTCTTTCAACTTTGCAATTTTTCCGAATATATTGCAGTTTAGAAGTAAGAGAAATGCTATCAGTAATTTCAAGTTCTAAATTTTCATCATAATCAATAAAAGTTTTACTGAGAGCAAATCTATCCAAAAATGCTTTGTCTAGAATTTCTCTTCCACTGTACTCGAAACTTCCGTGTCCCCAAGTGTTTGAAGCAACTACAAGATGAAAATTTTCATGTCTTTTTGCTACAGGGTTTTCTTTCCTATTAGGGATGGACATTTTACCATTAGCTATAGCAGAATTAATAACGAGCAAAACATTAGAATCTGCTGCGTCTATTTCATCTAAAAGAAAAACGCCACCATTTTCATATAAATCAACAAAGCTGGTAGGAATATAGGTGCCGTCTGCAACCATTCTACCTGTTAAGTGAGATTCACTCATTCCAGCAGTACAACTAATATGAGAAAAACTTAAATCTAGTGCCTTGGAAAGTTGTTCGCTAAGATAGGTTTTTCCAGATCCAGTTGGGCCAGACAACATTAGTTGTTTATGTATGCTCAAAAGGGTAAGAGCCTTATCAAAATCTCTATGTTGTCTACCTGTGAGGTTTACCTCTTTTTTATTCGGAAGAACAACAATATAAGGCTGTAGGACTTTGGCCGCTTCTCTTATTTGCTTTTGAAAGTCTTCTTTGAGTTCAGGGATAAACTCTGGTAGATGTTTTTTTGTAGCCTTTTTAATCATCCCAACTATGGGAAGTTTAATATTAAGACTTCCTTGAACCACATCTTTGGTAATCTTTTCTTTTTTTCTATCTAAAGTTGTTTGCATTTTTATATTGATGTTATTAGAAATTATTCGTCACAATAGACTGTCGTACCGGTATTAATAATTTAATTACTTTTTTAATAAAATTAGACTTAGTCATCATCGTCATCGTCTTCGTCTTCGTCTTCATCTTCATCATCTTCATCATCTTCATCATCTTCATCATCTTCATCATCTTCGTCTTCATCTTCATCATCTTCATCATCTTCATAGTCTTCGTCTTCTTCGTCTTCTTCGTCGTCATCGTCATAATCATCTTCATAGTCTTCATCTTCTTCGTCTTCATCGTCATCGTCATCGTCATAATCTTCATCGTCATAATCATCGTCATCGTCATCATCTTCTTCATCGTCATCATCTTCTTCATCATCGTAAAATACACTTAAATCTTCTTTTGTATTTTTAGATAAAAAATTGTATAATTTTTCATCTAAATCAAAACTACTAAAAATAGGTCCATTGTCGCAATCTTTGAACTCTCCGTGTGTAAATTGAAAAATTGGTTTTGATTGTGAGTCTTGAACTATGTAAATAGGAAGATCGTTATAAGATTCGTGGGCACCGCCTTTAGGGTCGGCTGTGCACCAAGAAGTTCCTTTGCCATATTTACATAAAAGTCTATGTCTTGAATTTAGTTTGTCTTTTTCAAAAGGAACAGCCTGAATCATGTACAGGGTATAGTCCTTGTTACTTGCCACAATTTTTAAGAGGTCTTTATCAGACTCTAATATTTCTCCTTTCTTTTTTAAAGAAATATTTTTTCTATAACTTAGTTTTTCCTCTTTTTTCTTATTTAAGAAAGAATCTAAAGATTCATATCCAAAAGCAAACCAACCAATCTTGCCTATATGAGACTTGTCAATAGTGTTAGAGCTTAACTTTGATTTTGAATCGTCTATACAATTAGATATAAAGTTTGTTTCAACACCAAAATCAGGATTAATCTTACTACAAATAATAACTCTTGATACAACTCCTAAACAAAAAACAAACCAATTATAACTCTTTAAATTTTTGCTATCCAATGTAGCAAAAATTAAATTTTCAAAAGAAGATAATTCAGATGAAATTTTATTGCCAGAATATAAAATATCAGTTATTTTTATATTTAAAATTGATTCGCTAGATTTTAGATCGTGCTTTTTAAAGCACTTCAAATTGTTTTTGAAAGTAAAGTCCATTTTAAATCAAAAATTATTTAAGAAAAAAAGCTTAAATTGCCATTATTGTCCTTGAAAAAACCAATAGCCATAAACACAACGGGTTCCTCCCCTAGATGGGTCATGATTATCGTATATAACCCCGTCAACTACAGCAACAAGATGCTTGCTTACACTAACCACAAGCCTCCCTGTGGGTAGTTCTTCTTTCTTGAGATGAACTTTACAACCACTTCCCACAGCCATAGTCGGAACCCAAGTCCAACCTATGCTTTGCATATATTTTTTTATAGTTTGCTTATAAACGCCAGTGTTTGAACTACTTCTTTTTTTACCTTTTCTAGGGCGTTCGCTTTTAGCTAAATAATTCAAGGAATCATAAACTTCTTGGTAGTCTTTTTGAGTGGCTATGCTTATAGCTCTACAAACACAATCACCAGAATCTTTTGCTTTATACCCAGCATCAACTCTTCCGCCGTCTGTTATAATGATTTTCATAATTAAAAGTCTAATTGCAGAAGTTTTCAACCCTGCCACATTGGCATTAAACTTTTCCTTGTGCCAATATGGCAGAAAAATCACTCTTTAAACAATATTTCTTTTTCTCTTAATATCTGAACAACAGAGTTGTAGTGTTGTTTGTTCTTTACTGGGTGATTTTGTTTTTCAACAAACTGGATGATTCTGCCCCTAGAGACTTCTACGTTATAAAGCATTTGATTTGTGGCACAATCCATAACAGCAAACACAGCAGTCTCTCCTTTCTTGACTTTTTGAGCATAGGTTGCAATGCAATTGCTCATTATGCTAGACCATTCTTTGAGGTCGTGACTACTGGTAGGTATTAAGAACCTAAGGTTACCAACCTCTAAATCATGCAATGCAAAAAGCTTTTCAAAATTAGTTTCTATAGAAAGAGAAATAGCAGGATCTTGCAATCTCATGTATTCTCTTCTAACATAGTCGTAAATTTCTCTGCACGAAGTTGCTATCTCTATATTTTGAATATTGAAATTAAGACCAATCTTAATTTGACTATAATATTCAGCGATGTCGATTAAAACATGATCATTTTCTGCACTTCTTAATAGATTTATTATCTTCTTTTGACTATATTTGCCATTCTTTTCGATACTAAAATCTTTTAGAAATTGGTTGATCTTAACATAGGCGTCCAAGCCAACGTTGTTTGTTGGAACTTTAAATGTTCCTTCCTCAATAAGACCGTATATATTGTCGGGTTGAAGAATATCTCTTAGTGCTTCGCCAACCAACAAAAAATTGTAATCGAAAAAGTTATTTTCTGGATTAAAAATATTTTTAATAGCAAACTTTTTAAGCTTTTTGGCAGTAAAACCAAAAGATTCAACAAGTATATCGTCGAGAGATTTTCTACTTCTAAAAAGCTCCAAATACTTGTTTGGACAATTGGCCACATTGTAAAAATGAATATTACTCTGGCCAATATTTTTCTTGTTTAATATACTAATGCTTTGATCTATAGAAGAGTCAAAATAAACAAGATAAAAGCCATCCTCAGTAATTGGATACGCATTTTTTTGAATAAGAGCATGAAGCATTTCACCAGCAGAATCATTATCCATTCTGGTCTTCATGTTGAACCAGAAATTAAAGAGACTTTTGAATACCCAGTTATCCTCTTTAATAGCTAGGAACTGGTTTCCTAAGATAGAAGGAATAGGTTCGTCTTTGTAACAAACAAGGCCGTCTCTTACCACAAAGCCATCTTTGTTAAGATTTTTTGAAGGATCTATTTCTGACTCTATAGAGTCATACTTTTTTTCGCTGATTAGCTTTTTAATTTTTTCGTATCTATAGTCATCTTTGCTTATAGTGTAAGTCTTACCAGAAAAATTTACTATAATAGAATTTTTTAATATATAGTACTTCATTTATCTAAGCCTTTGTACTTAATATACAATAGTATTTCGTTTTTGAAATCCTCTTCTTTAAAGAGTCTTGCAAAATCTCTCAATCCAAAAAGTAATTTATACTTTTCTTGTATTTTATTAAAATCTTTATTTATTTGTTCAACAAGCTTTTCGACTATATCTAATTGCTCAAAAATATCTTCAAAATCTTGATTGCCCGAAACCTCTTTTCTAAGACTAGATTTCAAGTACTGGACGAGTTCTGCTTTATAGGCGTTTGAGTAATCAGAGTTAGAATTTAAAGCATACATTATCGGTTCGACCTACTCTTACTGTTTATGTAGAAAATAATTTCTTTGATCATGGTATCATCTCTTCTATTGCCATAATTAAATGAATAGCTATAGCTGTGAAATTGGGAAAGATGCTTAATTAAAGGATACTTTTCCAGTATGCTTTGCTTAAGTTGCTCTATTTTATCTTTCTGCAATTTAGCTTTGCTAAAAGCTTCATACAAGTCTAATATTCTTTCGGGAATATCAACATGGTTATTTGCGTTATTTTGTTTCTGAGGAATTGCTGAGAAATATTTTTTAATATTTTCGCAAACAATTTCTCCAACATATTTTCTTAAAACCTCTAAGGAGCCATCTTCAGTATTGTTGAAGTGATTTCTGATTACATCGTCCGAAATCTGTATATGCTGAGGAAAGTTCTCGATTAGGGTGCAATATTCTATGGTGTTGTCCAGCAAACAAAGAACTTCATATTCTTTTTTACTACACTTCACAACCTCCATATTTTTGCCCTGACTGTATATGAACTTAAGATTTTGATAAAAATCAGAGTTATCAAGTTCATACATGGGATCGCTACTAAAGGGAACTATTACATAGGTCTTTTCTGATTCAACAAGTTCTTCTAAACTAATATCAACCTTAGAATCAACTTCTACTTTGTTAGAGTATCTTTGACCATTAGGAATAAGCTTCCTCAAAGTAACACTGCCGGCTTCTTTTTTGGGTTTAGCCGGAGTTTTTGCAACCTCTACTTCAGATATATACCTTGCTTTAACAAAGTTAACAAAAGGAACGGGATTTGCAATCCTATTAATATAGTAAACGGTTCCAGGATATGACCCATTTACACTATCGGGTTGTCTTGCAAGAAGAATGCTTCTAATTTTTTCTTTAAAAGCAAGCTCTGAAATAAAATTGGCTGGCAAATCGTTAATTACAAAGAATATGTCATTTATGTCTCTATTGCTAATGTTGATAATTGCATTGTCTGTTCTTTTCAGAACATGCCTAGACTTTTGCTTGTCAAGAAAAAATTGACTAACTTCATTTATGGAGGGAGAAGTAAGTTGTCCGTTCTTAACACTATACTTTATACCATCTTTAGTGAAAGTACATTCTTCATTGTTTCTTGCAAAATTTTCATCTTTGAAACCGGGCACTTGATTAAGATGAAAAATTTGTTTGCACTTATTGATCTTTTCAACATATTCAGTTATAGAAGTAGGCTCTGCTTTGAAAAAGTTGTTTACGTGATCTGCCAAAAGAGAATTTACATCTTTACAAAGCTGATTTACTTTGGCTTTGCTACTATCCTTATCAGATATACTCTCTCTAGTAGCACTAACTTCCAGAACACCATTATCTACTTCAATAAAATTGATAGAATTAGGAGCAGAAGTAGAGTTTCTAAGTTTCTCAACTTCTGGGCATTCTCTTAAAAATTTGTTGATACTATAAGGAATTTTGTCAATTAAAACAAAAATTTCTGCATTGTGTGCATCGAACAGTCTCTTAACAAGATCTGTTTTGTTCAGCAAAAGCCAATTCTTTTCTTTTGCTATAATATTTGTTTCTAAGTTAGTGTAGTCCTTTGGAATCTCAATTTCGGTAATACCCTTGAGGTCGGGCTTTACATCCCAAAAGAATGTACAACGATAAACTGCATTTACAAAGAATTCAATATCGGACTCTTTAACTGGTATTTGTATTTCTACGCCATTTTTCTCAGACGTATTTTCCTCGTTTATAAGCTCAAGAGTGCCATTGCTATTCTTACCTGTATGGGCGGCATAGGTTCGAGCGACACCATCATGGTAGCTAACAACAACAAAGCTGTCTGTGTATGCCCAAGCACTTTTTGCACCAATACCAAACCCACCAGTTTGGATGTTATCTTTTCTTTTTGTGCTACTTCCATAGTTCACAAAAACATCTTTTACCCTATCAGGGCTTAATCCAACCCCATAGTCTCTAATCTTAAGTGTGCTTTCCAACTTAGTAGGCAATGTGACACAAAGAGGGGTGTTTTCTCTTCCAGCCTCTCTGTGACTATCTCTGCCGTTGCACAAGTATTCTTGTGTAAGGGTCCTAATTGGATTAGAGTAAAGCCTATTTCTTAGAATGTCAATAATGGTGCTAACATCACCAATTCCGAAATCCATGCTTTGCATGTCAGAGTTGTTTGTATCAACATTACTATGTTCGGTATTTATTTTCACTTTTATATCCTTTGTTTTATTGTTTGCGAATCAAATCTTTCACGTACCGAGTGAGAGGATTTTATTTTTTTTAAATTTCCTCAAACACCATTATAGCGAATCCTCGAGTTTTTTGTTTTCAAATAAAAACTTGATTTTATTTTTTTGTAAATTATAATAAGAAGGGGCTAAGAAATAAAAAAACAAAAATGAAAAAACTAAACAACAAAGAACTAGAGAGCTTTGCAAAAGAAATAAGAAAAGTAATATTCAAAAACTTAAAAGAAGAAGAAGATGAAAAACAAATCAAAAATTTAGAATTAAAAAGAGTTCACAATATAATACTTGAAAAATTGAAAAAAGTAAAATTATTTAATAAAAACATGGAAGAAATATTAACAGTAAATGAGTCTGTGCTTATAATCAAAAATTATGCCGAACGTGCAGATGAAAACACTTGGTTGATAAACGACTCAGAAAAAACTTGTGCCAAAATTGCACAAGATATTTTCTCAAGAATTATCAATAACACTTTATCTAAATTAAGCAGCGAAGGACTATTAGAATGTCACTATGATTCAGAAGAAAATGACTTTATATTTAATGTTAAAGAAACCAAAGAAACTACTGACTAATAATTTCCATACATTCTTCTGTCTCGTTTTCAAATAACTTTTCAAAAAAGTTTTCAATAGAATCCGGGTCTAACAAACTAATTTTCATAACATACTCTGGTATGGTTTCTTTGGTTTCTTCTTTATAATGCTTGTAAAAAGAAAGAAGTCTTCTCCAAACTTCTGAACTAATTTGTATGTATCTTGGTTCATCCACTCTTTTATCACTAAACTGATAAACTAATTCGAGAGTCTCGGCTGGAATGTTCTGCAGCCCATGCAAGCAAATGCACTCCATTCCACCTTTAACCATTTCTTGGCATAAAACAACAAAAGTTTTGGCGTTGCATACGACTTTTGGGTTTTCGCTTCCCTCTTCATATTCTACTTTGGAGCTACCAATGGCAATGTTTCCAGAAAAATCTTCATCAGAGACAAATCTTGAATAATCTATCTTCCAGTAAGAACTAACAGTTCCCACGCTAAGAGAATCATAAAGAGGAATAATGTCGGGAATTATCTTTTGTAGTTCGTCCTTGACCAAATGATGCAAGGTATAAAAAGCATGTATGCTAGCACCCTGTATAATGCAGTTTAGCAATATTCTCTTGTTAATTAACTTTTGAGTCTCTTTGTCTAGATTGCTATAGGCAACCTTTTCCTTGTTTTCGGTTTTGTTAAGATCTACATCATCTCCATTTAGATCAACATCTAAAATGTCTTCTGGTATTCCAAAAGACTCATAGACTGCTTTTTTGGCCAGTTTCTCAAGTTCTTCTTTGTGGCCGAACTCTTTTTCAATTATATTGTGAAAAACTTGGCTTTGATAAGAAATATCAGTATTAATTCCAAGCTTTTCAGATCTTTCTTTTACGAAATCGTATGAATTTTTACTTAAATTGTTTCCAAAATAAACAAGATTACGATTTTTCTTAAACACATGAAAGGGAGAATCGCCTTTACGGAGATTCAACCAAAAGTTTCTAATACCAGGATTAACATGCAGACTATTTTCGTACATTTTTAGGCTCAGGCATCACAGAAGGTTTTGGACTCTTAAATGGATCTTGTTTAGGAGGACTCTTTTCAGGAGTTTTTACAGGCGTTTTTACTGGCATTGTTGTGGGCATTTTATTTTCTCCGATGGACCAAAAACGTACCGAGTTTATTTTTTTATTTTTAGTCAAATAAGCCACAACCCTCTTTAGGTGTTAACTTCTCTAAAGAGGGTTGTGGCAAAAGAACAAACTATTTATTTTTCTTTAGGGTCTCTAATATTTTTTTTGCTTTTTCTACAATATTAGATTCTCTTCCCTTAGAAAAACTTCTTAGTTCAACTCCGCCTTTTTTAAGTTTATTAGCACGTATACTCACCGCACTGGGTTTAATTCCAAGAAAATTCGCAACGTCAGACACTTTCGCAAAGCTCTCATTTTGATATGCCTCGAGAAATTTTTCAAGAGAAACATTCTTCTTACCAGACTTTTTTGTAGTAGCCATTTCAACGCTTTCCTTTTTCTAGGGAACTTGTTCACAACGTGTGAACTCAAAAAATACTATGCTTGGGTCCCGTAATGTCAAGCGATAAAAATATTTTATTTTTTATATATAAAATTGTATGTTTAAATCTTTTGTTCTTAAGAAAAAAATTAAAAAAATTAAAAATGCAATAAAAAACTTAAGCTTAGAAACAATAAGTGAAAAAGTAGACATCAATATAGTAAAAGATATATGGAAAGACAACAAAGTAATATATTGGTTAAAATCTAATGGAATAGAAATAGTTACGCCACCTCCATATTCACTTGGAGGAAGTGGAATTGCCTATTTTTTACCAAATAACATGGTTGTAAAAATAACAGATGATATAGTAGAAGCAAATGTAGCAAAGATGCTTATAAAATCTAAAATAAAACATACAATGATAGATGTTGTTAAAATTAATAACTTATATTTAATACTTCAACAAAAGTTAGACTTAAAAAAAACTTCAGAAGATATGAAAACAGCAGCCGATCTAGTTACCGTTATGATAGACGACAACTCCTTAGAAGAGTTTCCTGATAACAAAGAACTACTAAAAAATATGTGTATAAAAACAATAAAAGAAAACAACTTTCCAATTTCTATTCTAGATAAAATGCTTTTAATAATTGATACTCTAAAAGAGATAGAAAAAACAACAGGATATTTTCATGACGATGCAGGTCCTACAAACATAGGAACAAAAGATGGCAAAACATATGTTTTTGACTTAGGTCCAAATAAAACAAAAAGCTACAACCCTATGGAAAGGATTAAAAAAATAAAAACAAAAAGAGAAAAGTTAGGATTAAGCGATCACGAATTTGAGTAATTTTTCAAATAAATAATTCAAGTAGTTTTCTACTTTGGAATTCTCTTCTGCACGTATAATAAATTTTATAATCTGCTCTGAGCTAAAGTAGCTATTAGCAGTAGTATTAAAATCAAAAAAATAAAATAAATTCGATATTTTTTCAAAGTTATTGCTTGGTTTAATATTCAATTTTGTTTTAGGCAAAATACTAGATTTTAAAGAGTTTATCTTCTGCTCGGGGCATAAGAATTTTTCAAAATATTTTAAGCATGCACATCTTTCAAGATATCTTATATGAAAACTATTACCTAAACTTTTTTTTGACGAATTTTTTTCATGATAATAAACTCTATTTTTTATCATTCCTCCTTTTCCAAGTTCATTGTCACAAATTGTAATACCAACAATATTATCTTCACAACCCCAACCTTCTTTATCGAATGGAGTAAACTCTGGAAAAGGGGATTCTAATAAGACATTCTTTTTGAAAATTCCATATTGGGTTAATGCTATTTTGTTTTGACTAATTTTATTTTTTTTTAAACAAAGGTTACGATTATCTTTTGAATATAAAAGGCAAACGTCTTTTAAAGATATCTCTTTTTCAAGAGTAGTAGAAAAAGAATAATTTTTTGTATAATTTTTATAATCATATCCTAAATATGCGAAATCATTATTATTAGCCATAAATTTATACATACACTCAATAGAATTTATTATAGGAACTATATCGGCATCCAACAACAAAACGTAATCATGCAAAGAGTGTCTAACCATATAGTTTCTTGCAAAAGATATACCTGTATTTGTTTTGCTTAGTGTTTTTTGAATGTCTAGTTTATCCAGATACTCAGTCGAACCATCGTTAGAATTTTGGTCGTAAACAATAATTTCATTTTCAATTTTTAGTTTTGATAATATCTCTATTGTTTTTTTTAATGTATTTAAACAATTCCAACTCAGTATACATATACTTACCATTTACGTTATAATATAGTCATGATTATTCATAAAAACAAAATTATTTTTATTCACATACCAAAAACAGCAGGCTTCTCGATAGAAAAATTTCTATATGGAAGAGAACTAGATTCATCTTTTTTTTATGAAGATATAGTGTATGGCTTAAAAGATGGAAAATACACACAGCACCTAGAATATAGTAGTATCAAAAATTACTACAAAGGCAAAGAAAATATAGAAAAGTATTTTAAATTCACATTTGTTAGGAACACATGGGACAGGCTGTTAAGTGCTTATTCCTATTTAAATCCAAATCCAAATAAAGAAAGTTTTTGTAATTATTTAAAGAAAAAATGTAAAAATTTATATAGAATGAGCGAATGTGATCACTATAATAATCAAATAAGATATATTTTTAATAATAATCAAAAATTTTTAGATTTTATAGGATTATTTGAAAACATACAAGAAGATTTTAAAAATCTATGTAATAAAATTAATATTGAGTATAAACCATTACCAATAATTAACAGCTCTAAAAGAAAAGATTATAAAGAATATTATGACGAAGAAACGATAAATATTGTTAAGGAAACTTACAAAGAAGAAATAGAATACTTTGATTTTAAATTTTAAAAAAGAAAAACAAGGAGGTTTTAAAAAAATGAAAATACTAGCTTACTATACTCATGGGTTTTCAAATGAATTTTTACCCATACTAAGACTATCAATAAGAAGCTTGAGAAAGTACAACAAGATAGACACCTTAGTATTATGTGATGAGCAATTTGAAAAAGATTGTAAGGCAATGGGAGGAATAGAAACTTTAAGCTTAAAAAATTCAAAAAAACCCGAGGATGCTTCAATGCACAAACTATCTGTTTTTTCTTTTGAAGAAATAAAAAATTACGATAAAGTAATTTTTATAGATAGCGACATAATAATAGATGTTAAATTAAATAAAATAATAGAAAAATGTTTAGATGAACAAAAACTATACGCTTGCTCAGAATCAAATGATATCTCTTTACACAGAAATTTATATTGGTCGCTAGAAAACTACACAGAAAAAGAAATGGAATTTTTTAAAAAAAATAAAATTTATGTATTTAATGCAGGGTGTTTTGTATTTACTCCAAATCAAGAATTTAAAACACACTTTCAAGAAATAAAAAATATTATAAAAGAACATAAAGGAAGCTACTTTTATGAACAATCATTTATGAATTTTTATTTTAATAAAAAAAATCTAGTAGACTACTCTGTTTTAAATGAAAAAAACTATATATTGCATGCGAATGGAGATAAAAAATATAGAAATTCAATAGTGCACTTTTGTGGAAATCCTGGGGTTGCGGCAAACAAATTAGAAAGAATGAAAAAATATTTATCTACAATAAAATGAAAACAAAAATAATAAGTTTTTACGCAGACATAGAGAATAGAAATTACTATAGCCTTTGCGGGCAAAAGTTAAAAGAGTCTCTTGAAAAATTCAACATAGAACACGAGATAGAAGAAATAAACTCATCTAACGACTATATGTTGAATTGCTTAAAAAAGCCTGGCTTTATACTCAAAAAAATACTTGATTGTAAAAAACCTTTAATATGGGTTGACGTGGATACAGATTTTAGATCTCCATTTGAAGATTTTGATAAAAATGATTGTGATATAGGGTTTTGTAGTGATACAGGGGATGTAGAGGGTGTAAAGGCCTCTCCAATATATTTTAATTATAACGAGAACGCTTTGCTTTTTTTAAATAAATGGAAAGAAGAATGCGAAAAAGCCGTAATAGAAAAAAAAACAGAATTAGATCACGATGTAATAAAATACATACTATTGCCAGAATTTAATAACAAAATAAAAATAAAAATATTATCAGAAAACTTTATAGATTTTTATAACGGAAAACACATAAAGAGTAGATTATCAAAAAATTTTGTAACAAAAAACTTAGCACACAAAAAAATAAAAGAAATAAATAGATACAGAAAAGGCTTGAGTAAAAAAGAATATAAAAGCTTATAAAGAGGAAAAATTGTTTTACGAAAAAGAAAAACAAAAAGAAATATTAACCAAAAAACTACTCAATAAGGAGTTTTTTGCTTTAAATAGATTTGGAGAAGGGGAAGTAAGAGTAATAATGAGCGGAGGAACAGGAGTATACTTGAGATGTATAGCAAAGTCATCTATAAGGGAATGGGAATACAATCCAAAAGAAGACAAGTACTTATACGAACAATTATGTGAAAGCTTTTATTATAAAGAAGAAAACTACATAAAAGCATCGGTTGGTGGTGGCAAAAAAAATCAAGAAGAGTTTGTAAAAAAAAGCCTGCCAAACGAAGAGTTATTTACCACGACATACTTTTATGGAGATGACTATTACAATGATTTTTTCGAAACATACCTTCCTTTAATGCAGAAATATGAGTCCATAAACTTTGTGTGTTCTAAACTGGCAAATTATAAAAATGTTAATATAAATTTTAAAAATGTCTACAATAGTTTTGAAATATCGAACGCATGGAAACAAAAAGAAGAAACTAAAAAAGTAATAGAAGAAATAAGCAAAACAAAAAATTCTGTATATATTTTTTCTGTAGGTTTTAATTCCAAAATAATGATTAAAAAGCTTTTCCAAGAAAACAAAAACAATGTGTATTATGACTTTGGTGCAAATTTAGACATAAAGCTATATGGAAGAAAAACAAGAGGGAAACACATGCCATGAATATTTTTGTAGAGTATTTTAACCATAAAAATGAAAGAAGAAAAAGTGAAATAGATAAAACTCTTATTACAAATATTAATTTTAATTATATAAATAAATTTTATGTATTCTCTAATAAAGAAGATTCAGAAGAAGTTAAAAAATTAAATTTTAATAAAAAAATAACAAACGTCATAACAGAAGAAAGATGTACCTTTCAATATATTTTTGACTTTGCAAACTCGGTTTGTGGAGAAGAAGAAATTAACATAACAATGAATAACGATATAATATTAAGCAAATCATTTAGCAATGTTAAAATTCCCAAAGAATGCTTTTTTGCAATAAGTAGATGGGAAAGAAACAACAACAATCATCCTTTTTGCTACAGAACTTGTGATTCCCAAGATTTGTGGATTTGGAGAGGAAAAAACAAAATGAAAGAATGTAACTTTTATTTCGGAATACTTGGATGCGACAACAGAATAGTACACATAGCAGAAGAATGCGGATATATAACAAGAAACCCAGCATACACATATAGATGTCACCACAACCACGAATCCAAAGTAAGAATAGGTTCTAATGATGCAAGCCTAAGATTAAAAGGCCCATATAAAAAGGTTTGTCCATGTCATTAAAAGTATACACATTTTACACAGACAGTCACAAAAAGCTACTAGAAGAATACTTTATACCCACCTTTAATGAAACAAATAGCGATTTAAGTTTAGAAGTAAAAAAATTTGAACAAAAATGCAGTTCTGGAAACTATATGTCAAGTGGTTGGTATCAAATAATGATGAACAAGGTGGATTATATTCTATCTAGCATAGATGAATCATGGGGAAAAGTTTTTATACACGCAGATTGTGACATTGTTTTTTTTGGATCTATAAAAGAAGATATCTTACAACAAATGGAAGAAAAAGACATAGCAGCTCAAAATGATGGAAATGAAATTTGTTGTGGATTTTTTGCCTGTAAGGCAAACGAAAAAACAAAAAGTTTATTCGAGCAAGTAAAAAAAGAGATGAATGAAAAATTCAATGATCAACAAGCAACAAATAAATTAGTCAAAAAATATGTATCGTATAAATATTTAAACGAAAGATACTATAGCATATACAGAAATACAAATAAAAAAGTCTGGGAAAAGGGTGTGAATATAAATGAAAAAGAAATTCCAAAAGAAATGCTTGTATATCATGCAAACTGGACCGTTGGTGTTGAGAACAAAATAGAACTTATGAATAAGGTTAAAAAAATTATCTATGATAATAGAAAAAAACACAATTTATAGCAAGATAAGCGATTTGAGATCCTACATATGTAGCGACATTTGTGAAAATCCAAAAAAAATATATGAAGAAATAAAAAAATTAGAAAATAATTTAATGGAAGGAGAGGTAAAAGTTCCCGAGGAGTTTAAACCCAAGATTAAAGTAACATATCCTCCGGAAAATTACTCTATATTTGAAGATTGGGTATCGGACAACTATACATCTAATTTTAGTAGAAAATACCTACCTATTCACTGGACGAGCTATCATGTTAATAATAAATATGGAACAATAAAATCAGTAGTAAAAAGACTGCAGGATTATGTCGATAGCTTGCCCAGAAATGAAAAATATTGGACAATTTGCCAATATGACGACGGAGTTTTAATAGACTTCAAAGACTTAGATATTTTAGTTTTTAGTATGAGTAAAAAGCTAGGGGTGGAGATTCCTTTGGTCTGTATGCCACATTCCTACAATCAAGAGAATAAAAAAAACATATTTGCTTCATTTATAGGAAAAGAAACACATCCAATAAGAAAGCATGTGCTAAATATTAAAAATTCAAATTATTATATATCAAGAGAAAATCACAATATACAAAAATATTGTGAAATAATGAGCAGATCAATATTTGGTTTGTGCCCCAGAGGTTATGGATTAAATAGTTTTAGAACATCAGAGTGTATGCAATATGAAACAATACCAGTTTACATAAGCGATGAATTTATAAGTGTTTTTGATGCTGATTTTGAAGATTATGGAATAAAAATAAATCAAAAAGAAGCAGACAAAATTGAGCAAATACTAAATAATGTTACAGAAGAAGAAATAGAAAAAAAAAGAAAAAAAATAAAAGAATATTACAGTAAATATTATACTTATGAAGGCATGATTAAAAATATAGAAAAAAAATTATATGAATAAAATAGAATTAAACACAGAAAGAATGCTGGGGTATGGTTTATATGAATAAAATAGAATTAAACACAGAAAGAATGCTAGGGTATGGCTCCTATAACAATGTAAACTACTTACATGGATTAGATGATTTATGTAAAAAATATATTAAAAAAACAGATACAATATTAGAATTGGGAACAAACGATGGCATTAGTTCTGCTCTTTTTTCTTTTTATGCTAAACAAGTTTATACAATAGATTTAAAAGAACCAAGCGAAAGACTAAAAAAAGTTTTAAATGAACATAAAAATATAAAATTTATAAATGGATCTTTTTACGAAGAAATAAATAAATTAAAAATGAATTTTGAATTTATTTATATAGATGGAAATCATGACTACGACTCTGTCTTATCTGATATTAAATTTTGTATCCCGTTTTTAAAAAACAATATAATAGGTGGCCATGATTTTTTCGACAACAATTGCGACGTAGCAAAAGCCGTAAAATCATTTTTTTTTAACAAAAAAGTAAATTTATTTAAAGATAGTTCTTGGGTGATAGAAATTTAAAAATTGAGGATAAAAATGAAAACAGAGCTATGCAACTTAATGGACAAATTCGGCAGCGACAAAGCTTCATACCATAATTATACATTATTTTATTATGATTTATTGAAAGAAAAAAAATATCAAGAAGTAAAAATATTTGAAGTAGGGTTGGGGACAAACAACACTAGCATACCATCTAACATGGGGGCAAATGGAAGACCCGGGGCCTCGTTGAGAGCGTGGAAAGAATTTTTTCCAAATGCAAAAATTTACGGAGCAGACATAGACAAAAATATATTGTTTCACGAAGAAAGAATTAAAACTTTTTTTTGCGACCAAACAGATGAAGTAAGTATAAAAAAAATGTGGGAAAACGATGAATTAAAAAATGAAAGTTTTGATCTAATAATAGATGATGGTTTGCATGAAATTAATGCAAACATAAATTTTTTAAAAAATTCATTTAAAAAATTAAAAAATGACTCCGCTTTTATAATAGAAGATATAATAGCAGATAAAATAGATAGATATAAAGAAAAAATTCAAAATTTATCAAAAACAATGAACTTTGAGTTTGAAATTAAAAACTTTGATCATACAAACAAATATGATAATTGTATTTGTTTTATTAAAAAATTAAAATAAAATGATAATACAAAAAATTGATAAAAATAAAAAAATAAGCCCAAGATATAAAACAATATTAGAAATATTAAAAAACATTCCAGACAAATCAAGTGGAATAGAGGTAGGAGTTTTACATGCAGATCTATCTATTTTTTTACTTGAAAATTGCTTAAAAATTAAAAAGCTATATTTAATAGATCCTTGGAAAAAATACAACAAAGAAGAATACGTTGACTCTGTTAATGAGAAATCGCAAAAAGAATATGACGAAATATATTTGAGTGTAAAGCAAAGAATAAAAAGCCATGAAGAAAGAGTTGAATTGTTAAGAGGCGAGTCAAAGGAATTTGAAAATAAATTTTCAGAAAATAGTTTAGATTTTATATACTTGGATGCGAATCACATGTACGAAAACGTTTTTAATGATATTTCAACATGGTATCCAAAAATTAAAAAAGGTGGAATTTTATTTGGAAATGACTTTATGGAAGATGGCTACAAAATTTGGCAAAAAGATGTGTATGGAAAGCCAATTTGTTATGGAGAGTATGGAGTAAGAAGTGCAGTAAGAGTTTATTGCAAACAAAACCAAATCAATTACAGAAGCCCAGGCGAAAATCAATGGTATATCATAAAAAGATGATTATAAATCTTTTCTCCAGTCAGTTTTACTGCCTTTCTTTCCTTTGCTTCTTTTCAATTTTTCCTTAGCATGAACCATTTTGCTGGCCCTAGGTCCAGTGTAATGTCCTATTGAGGCTGGTTTGGAGTATATTGGCATTTCTCCCTTTCCATCAATATAAAGTCTCCATTTTTTACAAAAATCTTTATCCTCGGGATGAGGACATTTTGTTTCATCTTTTTGAGATTCAACCAATTTTATATAGTCCACAAATCTTATCATAATTTAATCATCCAAACTTTTAAAAGAATTCAAACTTTTATTGGGATTAACAAGTAATTGCTCGAAAAGAACTTTTGCTTTTGCTGAATTGAGTTTTTTCCAAGCTTTTTTTCTTGTACTAAGAGTGTAGTCTTTGAATACATCTCTTATGCCTTCAACCAAGTCCATAAAACAGTTAATTTTATTAGTGTTGTCTTTTTTGGATTCGTTTAAACAATACTCTTTAAAAGTTTTCATAAAATATATATGGTTTATCTTTAAAAGTTTTCATAAAATATATTTGAACTACCCACCCGTTACCGCCATTCATCCCAGCCCTAAAGGGGACTAGATTTTATGTCGGGAATCTCTATGGTTTTGTTGCATCTCTTGTGTGCTTGAGCGATAAGAGTGCCATCAAGATTATCTCTTCCCGTTATTTGTTGAATCATGTTATTGCTCATAGTCCGTATCTTCCTTTTGTTGCTAAATAATTTTGTAAAATTTGCTCATTGCTCAATACAATATTGTACATCAAGACTTGTCCAATATCGCCCTTATATTGATAATAACCATATCCAATGCCAAAACTTAAAGGTAGACTTTGAATACTTTTAATGTTATCATTTAATGTGGTGGTTGCACTTAAGGTTCCATTACAATATGTTTTCACTATATTATTATCCACAGTAACTGTTAGATAGAGCCACTTATCATTTATGGCCCCGGAAGCAAATTGTGGCAAATATCTAGCATCAGTATTACTGAATACATCCAAAAAAAGATTCGTTGCATTTGTTTTTATAGATAATGTACCTTGAGACAATCCAAAAACACCTTGAAGTGCTTGGTTGTATATAGACGATCTATTAATATAACAACAAATTGAAAATGAAGTATCCGAAACATTCATTTGAGACATTGTTTTTATTGTTGTCATGGAATCGCCGCCATCAAAAATAAACATTCCTTTATTATTAGTACTAAATTTAGGACATTGAGTAGTACTTGCAAACACACAATTATTAGAGTTTCCTGTTAAATCGTTAATGGTTGTTGGTAATTCTTTAACACTAAGATAATCTAAATCGAAATCTACCCCGGCAGTATTATCTCCATAAATATTCATATCCCCATCAGAAAGATTATTTGTAAATGTTGACGTGTAAAAATTTGGGACTAATGCCAAATTTGGCGAGCCAGACATAAAATTTGAACCACGCCTAATTTGAACACCGGTATTAGATTCTCTTAAATTTAACACATTCCAGCTAACTTGATATGTTTTACCAAACACAACAGATCCTAAATTATTTGTAATTGATATGTTAGTAGTAGAATTCCTTGTTACTGTTTCGTAATTACCATCATCTGCTACCAATAAATTACTATTGGTAACAAGCTCTGGTCCCAACCCAGCATAGCTCAAAGGATTCCCGGCATCTAAGCATGTTACCAATCCACCTGTTATTATTTTAGGGAAGTGATGAAGCGACATTATAGTCCGTACCTTTCTTTTAGAGCATTGTAATTATCCAATATTTGTTTTAGACTCAAAGTTGCTTGAAAATCATTAACACCATCAAAACCCAAATTATCTCCAGAATACCCAACACCATTTACAAGAGTTCCATTATTCCCATTGCCACTCAAATCCTTCCATATATTTTCACCCGGCGTATAGCTCACAGGATTGGCGGCGGCCAAACAAAGAACCAAGCCATCGGTAATAATTCTTGGGAAATGAACTAACATAAAACTCCTTGTGTTTACTAAATATATCTTCCTTTGAGATTGTTATAATTTTGTTTAATTTCTTGAGCAGTCAAAGCTTTGTTGTAAATACAATAATTAGACATAGATCCATTCAAAAAATTGTCATAAGTAGATCCATCAATTTGAGAAGCACCTATTGTGGCTATGGAGGAAGAGATATCAACTATAGAAGAGTTAAAAGAAGTTGTAGAATAAAATTCTCCGTTTACAAACAAGGTTTTATTGGTATTGCTTACCAACAAAGTTATATTGACCCATGTATCAAGAGGAATATTATAGCCAGTAGACCACTGGTTTAATCCTGTGTCAAATCTTATCTGGTTTTGCTGAGTGCCTAAACCAAAAATACTAATTCCCCTTCCAATAACTGTCCTGGAACAATAAAAGCACTGGTTCTTAGTAGAGCTAATTTTGGCCCAAAAACTTATTGTAAAAGGTTTGTTTTGCAATAAGCTACTAGTAGACAGGTAATCATTGCTTCCATCAAAAACCATAACACCTTTATTACTGCTGGTATAAAAGTTGCTCAAAGGACTGGCCGATCTTATGATCTGCGAGTGGTTACTATTGTTGCTTAAATCAAACAGTCCACCTTCAGTCGCTACAGTGTTTCCTCTTGTGCCATCAACAAAAAAAGTAGAATAAGGCTTTTGTTCTACCTGCACTTCTCTAATCCAAACAAAATCGGTACTTGAATTAAATGTAGTATTGTTTATTGGGTTTGTCCACAAATACCCTGTCTGAACAGTGGTTGTTGTATATGCAAAGCCCTCTCTAACCAATGTTATGCTACCGTCGTCGGGATTAGAGATAATTGTTGAAACGCCCTGAGAAGAGAGTGTTCCATTTACATAAGCTATGGCATTATTGGTTCCAAAATAATTAAACTTATTTAATACATTAGTTTTAATTATGCACCTACTAGAATAGAGTATATTAGCTGTAAATGAGACAGCTGTTATTCTCATAATAAAAGGATAGGTGCCGCCTGTGAATGTTCCAGACATAGAGTACTTTTTCCAAGGTCCATCAAGACCTAAAAAAGTCAAAGTAATATTGCTAAGCCCTAAAAGACCACCTCCAGCAGCTAAATTTACCGTAGGTTCTCCTTTAAAACAATTATTATTGGCAGAATCAAAGCAAAATATTAAACCGTCCGAAACAACATCTGGACTAACAAAAATACCCATAAGAAAATCTCCAAGATATATATAATTTTCAAGGGCATTTAAATGCTAAAGATTACTTGCCACTAAAAAAGCATTATCTATCTGCTCGCTAGTCAAACCAAGAACTTCTCCCAAAGTGTTTAGCAAGGGATGGTTTCTTTCTATATATGGAGCATACTCCCATTCAACAAGAGTTTTTTCCCTTAGTTTTTCGTCAACTATTCCGTTAATTGCGACTTCCACACTTGATAGGCTAATGTTGTTGTCTATGAGCCACAACCTTATTTGTCTGGCGCTTATAGTTTCAGGGACGGTAGGGGTTACAGGCTGCCAAGTTCTAACAATATCAACATAAGGACCATCTATGGTGACCACACGTGCGGAATAATTCTCTACAGAATTTTCTGGTTTAGTTGGTTCATCACTTCTAACTGTGTAGTATCCCGCATCTGCTAAAACATTTATATCCCTGACAATCCCTGTAATTATAGTTCCATTACTAAGCTTAATTAAGCTAGGGGCATTGTTAACAAAAGTTTTATCTTTTAAGTAATAAAGCATATTTTCCCTTATTGGTTATTTTTAGTTATCCACCTTCTTGAAACATCAGCGTATGGTTTGTCCAAGGTTACTTTTCTATTTGTTACATCTTCAACAGAGTTGACACTTGGTGGTTGGTTGTTGTCACTTCTAACTGTGTAGTATCCGTAGTCGGCCAAAGTGTTGATGTCTGAATTATTAAAATTAATAAATATAGAATTATCTGGTTTCAATAAGGTTTTTGGGACTCTTGGAACCAATATTTCATCATTAACATTGTAATACATAATATTTTCTTTCTAATTAGTTTTCTGACCTATGTAGTGTCCTTGGATAACAGGTAAGATTACTATGGTAGGCATGACTCCAGGCTCAGATTGATAAGATAAAAATTGCGTACCAAAACTTCTTAATAAAACAAGGTGTTTTGTACCTTGGGTAAAAGTAGGAGGAGGTTGACTATACCATTCGTCAACAATATCCCATATTACTGTACAGTTAGTAGCTATTTCTAGTTCTAGCAAAACATCAACGCTAACGCCACTATAAAAAAAGCTAAATTGTGCCACAGGAGCATTCTCTGTGGGCCAGCCCCCGCCTAGAACAAAGTTTACATTACCTTCTTCTAACTGTCCGTCATTATTAAAAGAAAAAGCTCCTATTCTGAGCTTTTGAATTTGTTTGTGTATACTATAACTAATACTAATGTTACCACCTAAATAACCAGGACTGAGGGGGGGCATTGGTTTATATATGACAGTAGGGGCAGACAAACCGTTATATATATCCAAGCTTCCGACTAGTATATTTTGTCCAGGATCTTCTTGAATTATTCCAAATGCTTGACCATTTCCATCAAATATGTTTCCTATGCCGATTGAAGAATTAGTAAAAACGGCAGAGGAAGCTGTTAAATTTCCTGTTGTGCTTAAGTCGTTAGAGCTATAATTAGCTGGCATTTGTGTCCTTTTGTATTATTTAGTGTTTAAATTATATTTTTTGATGACCTTGACCCATGCTTGTTGACAGCAATCATTTTATCCTAAAGTTTCCTATGGGAACGGACTATATCTTCCACGATTTGTGGTAGGGGCGCTCTTGCCTGTTATTAAGACAAACCATTTTGTCTCAGGTAGTCTCTACACCTTCACTAGAATGGTCTAGTGCTTGGCTCGGTATTGCCATCACCATTACGTGTTAAGGTTTCACCGAATTCACCCCTAATGGGCCTTTTATTTAATTGAAAATCACATATTAACCTCCCATTGAAGTTTTTACGCTACTACACTCTTTACAAACAACTATTAAACTATTTTTAATTATTCCATACCTATATATTTCACACCAACTTTTTTTTCCCAGACATAGCCTGCCTTCGCAATCACCAGGATCTCCGCAACCATTATCCTCTACTGCTCCGCTATACCTTGGACGAGACAAAGAAACTTCAACGAAAAAATAATCGTTACTCGGAGAGTCAAACAAACTATTTAATAAGCTCTGACTAATATATTCAGGTGCAGCTTCTTGAGTTTCTATGGCGTGTATCATGCTACGAGCATTTAAGTCATCTAAATCCACAACACTAGATATTGTTCCGTTTGGAATTTTTTTTCTTACTCCTTTATAAGTCTTAAAAAATACAAAATTTTTATTTAAATATTGATAGACATGTCTTCTTAAAGCTAACCGTCTATACCTCGTGCTTGACAAAATAGAACATCCATACTCTATAGCGGTAATTGGCGGGCGGGAATCGGCATTATCTGATACAATGCTACCTATTTTTGCAAAATCCGGTGTGGATATGTCGAAATATGGTGGTTGGCCGTATTTTATGCCCATTAATAAATAAACCCTTTTTTACACTACAATTATATAGTGTAAAAAAGGGTTTTCTAAAGCAAAAGATATAAATTAAATACTAACCTTCAATAAAAGGAAGAGATTCATAAAGATCCAAATCACAATCAATTTGAACTACCGTGTGGGGGCTTATAGATACAACACACCTCATGTGCGGATCCACCTTAACCCCAGCAGCATGTTCGTGAATCATATTAAAAATAATAGGAAAGTTCAAATCATCAAGATCAGAAATTTTATCTATTAATTGACGGTTATATCCTCTTTTCTTAGCTATTTTATTTGCTAAAATCAGATCGGACTTGTTGAAGTACTTAATCATTCAATCTCCATAAATTACAAAAGAACGGCTTTTATACAATGAGGCTCCATTAATATCTTTTCACGCTCACTATTATCATAATTTGGAACAGGAACTCCGCTACCAGACAAAAGAACTCTATCGCCAACTTTAAAGCCATGCTCTTCTTTTACACATGGCCCTATAGCAAGAACAATAGCATGAAACTCTTTTTTATTCTTAACTTGTTCATTAACAATAATTTTAGTATTATACATTTCTTGATCTGTTAAAAGTTCTAACAGGATTTGGTGTCCACATGGATTGCATGCATTTATTTTCATTTTTACTCCTTATTTTCAATTAATATAGCGTAAAATTTTAAATTAAGAAACCAGTTTCACTACTCAACATCCATTTTTTTTCACCATAATGGAAATTTCCATTATTCCTAAAAAGAAGAACAGTTACAGTATCTGGTATGTGTTTTAGAACTTCGGGCTGATCGTCTATGAAAACAGATATTCCATTTTCTATTATCACTCTCGCCTTGTCTTCAAATTTTTTAACTAAAAATATTTTGTCATACTTGATATTATTTTCATTTAAGAAGTTTTTTAATTTATCTAAATCAGACCTCATAGAAACTATGAATATGTTGCCAGACCAATTATTTGTTAAAATATTAAAAAAAGAAGGAGATTCGTCTATGCACCCATCTACATCTATTCCTAGACTTGGACTATGAATTTCAAATAAATTTTTGATAGACTTAATATTTTCTTTCAACATTGTTGTTTTTCTATTTTCTGTCTTGCTTTGTTCCAATAGTATTCGCTATCGCCCTCATTAGGATTTTTTTCCCAAAGAAGGTAGGCCTCTAATTTTATTGCTTCCTCGTCTAAGGAAGTAGGTAGAAGATCCTTGTTTTTCGGTTCATCAAATAACTTTTTAAATATATCAATAATTTTCATTTTTTAACTTTCATAAATAAAAAAGATGGAGGGGTCTTAATTAGTTAAGACCCCTCCATCTAAAAAATCAATCAACGAACGGGACGGTAAACTTTTCTAACAGTGGTTCTCTTGACATAACCACCAAAGAGCCGTTGCCGGCAAGAACTGTCACAAGACTCTGTGACGTTGTAAACCTTGGGGCAAACAACACAGTTAGTGCAGTTAGAGCCAACACAATCATTGCAGCAAGCTGCTGCCGCTGGTTTAGTCTCAGGCTTATTAACAAGAACTGATTGATCGCCTGTATCACCTGCCATGCAGGCAGCAGACATCAAAAATAAAACACTAAGCATCCTAATCATATCTAACACTCCTTTTTGCGGCGTAAAGGTAGGCGTTGGGGTGCCGCAAACCCAACACCCGAAGCTTAACAAAAATTCCTTTTTTTGTCAAGAAATTTTTCTTGTAACCAGAAATCAAACGTACCGAACGAAATTTTTTATTTACTTTTGAATTTAGTTTTAAAACCATCTATGCACATTTGTGCCAAAACTTTCAATTTTGTTAATTAGAGATTCATTTGTCTCAGGTGATTCAGAAGGCATAAATCTATCATGAAATTCTATATATAAATCTTTAATTTTAGAAATAGTTTTCTCTTCAATCATGTGTCTTAAAACAGAATATTCACTTCCCTCTATATCCATTTTACAAATTAAATGCGAGGTAGGTAACTCAAAAACAAATTTAGAAAAATTTATAGAAGGAACCAACAATTTTGTTTCATAGCCGGGATGAATAAACCCTATTCCGTCTATTGAAGATCCCCATCCATCAAAATCAGATTTGCCATCTGTTGGAGAGCCTGTTCTACTTTTTTTATGATTTTCTTGATTAAACTCAACTAAGCCATCCTCTATCCAAACAGCTTTAGCGTGTGGAATTATATTTAAATCTATTTTTTTAATCCTTTCTTCCACCCTACAGGCAGGATTTGCCTCAAAGGTATGAATTTCAAAAGTTTCGTCTATTATTTTGTTTTTATAAAAATGTATTATGCCTTCACACAAATGCGTTCCGCAATCTAAAAATATTTTTTTCATAAAATGAATATAGTGTCATTTTTTATTAAATACTCAGTTTCTTCATCTTTTTTCAAGGAAAAGACGAAGAACTTAATATTAATATTTTCAAAAATATAACTTTCACAAAAATCTTTTGTTCCGCCTACTATTTCCTGTTTTCCATTAATTGGGTATATAGCATAATCCTTATTGCAAACTAAATAGTAATAAAAAATAGCCTTTTTTGCATTATAAATAGTTTTTCTATACAAAGACATATCTTTTTTACAACAATTCTTATACCAATTTAAAAAGCTATTAGTAGGCTTCATTGTTGTGTTTTCTTAAAGATTGCTCGTCAAAGTGTTTTGTTAAAAAATTAGACTCGGCTATTGTAAAAAAATTATAGCTACTTGATAAGTCAGTTAAAACACTACTTACAACTTTATCCGATGCTATTTTTTTAAAAACATACTTAAATAGTTTATGTTCCTTAACAGCATTCAATAAAATACTTGCAAATTTAGGTGTTATTATGTAGTTACAATTCCAAACATTGCAACACTTAGCATAATTACATTTATTTTTTGATATTTTTAAAAAATTTTTTGAATATTTTTCTCCACAGGGCCTAAGAACATTCAAAAAAATAAAATCATAATCATGCTTAATTTCTTTTAAAAGCTCACTTCTTTTTAATGCATATTCTTCTGGTATAAGTTCATCATCTTCTATAATATTACAAGGTTCGTCTTTTGATGAAACCCACTCCCAAGCAAAAAACTTAGAAAGCATGCAACCCACGTTACCAGCTTTTTTAACAATATTATCAAATATTACATCTTCATTTTTAACCAAAACTCCATTTAAAAAATGAAATTCCAAATTGGTTTTTTTAAGCTGTTCGTTTATTTTTATTTTTCTTTCAAAATCTACACCCACAACAACATTAATCATAACTAAAAATATTTATTAAAAATAAAATTTAATTTCAGAATAATAAATAATATGGTTCATTAAACAAGGAGGAATGGACATGGATAATCTAAGGATAACAGAAGAGTATAAAGAAGGCGAAAGAATGGAATTCTACGTTGAAAGAATAAATGAAAAGAAGCCTTGGCCAGCAAATTCAATGATTGTTTTCTTTGTTTGTGCAATAAAAAATATTGACACAAAAAAAGCTTTAAAATCTTACAAAATATTGAATTTAGGCACAGATAAGATTAAAATAGTTTCTTTGTTAGATTATAATAATATAATCTATAAAAGCAAATAATTTTAATCATTAGCTATATAATTCATTATAGTTAGAACATCAAATGTACTTTGTGCATTTGATGTTCTAAAGCCTCTTTCGTCAACGTAAATGTAATCCCCAGACGATACGTACAACGTTCTAAGTAAGTTTATTAACGTTGCTGCGGCATCTTCTGGGGATTTTTTACTTGTTATTAACATCTTATTTCTATATTTAACATAATACTTTGCCATAATCTAAAATTATAGCAAAACATTATATTAAATCAAGCTATTGAGGTGAACTTGAAATTAAATCTACATCATTTAAATCTTCAATTTTACAAACACCATCATTACAATTAAGTCTTGGTTGCTGTTTTCTTTTGGGGCCTTTTTTATTATCAACAATAGGTTTGTCGTTTATCCTCTTTGCAGTCCACTTACCAGGACAGACCCCGCAACTTTTCCAAATACCATCTTCTAGCAAACTATTGTCTTTTTCATTCATAACAGAAGCATAAATAGTTGCTTTTATATTCGGGTCTGCCTCTTGTAATTCGGTACCTTTCATCTTTAAAACACTGGTATCATAATCAAATATTGCAACAATAAATTCTCTTCCTCCTGTATTGTTGCTACCACGCCAATCAAAATAACCCTCAAAATTTTTGGGAGGATATTCTTCTGGATCTTTGGGCATCAATACAAGTTTTGCTTTCCAGTAGGTTCTAGATTCATCCAACCCTTCTACATTCCAAGTGCCCGCTGGACTTCTAGCTCCATTATGAACTTGAGCTAATGCAATATTAGAAAAACAAAAAACAAAACTAAGTAATAAAATTTTCATAAAAACCTTTCATAATCTAAAGTAATTTTTAATACTATCCGCAACACAAATTTCAGGTCTTTCAAAAACCAACTTTTCTTTTATGTCAAACAAATGAGATAGGTTACATCTTTTAAAGATTTGACGAATCTCAGAACTTTCAAATATATCAGAATTTAAAAAATCTATTGTGTCTAGATTAAAATATTCAAGATCATCTCTGCATGCTTTAAAAGCATGCTTTAAAGCTTTGTGCTCAGGAGTGCCAGTCATAGTTAAAAATTTAAAACTTTTAATCAAAGCTATATCTTCAACAAAACCAACAATTAAATATCCAAGTTTTTTTCTAGTCCCATTAATATCTGCATAAAAAGAAATTAAATAAGAATCTCCGTCTTTGCCGACTACTTCTGGGGAAATCAAAGAAAGACCTAAGTTGTAAAACAAATATCCTTTTTGGTTTTTATCAAATTTCAGTCTTTCATAAAGTCTATTTATTGCATGATCTTGTATATAAACCTTTGCAGGCAGTATATTGTTTATAGTATTTTCTTTCAATACCACGGGAAAATCATTTATATTCCCCAGTCCAAAAAAGAAACAAAGATGTGCGTTTCTAGGTTTTTTATCAACATTAAAACATCTAGTAACAGGAGTATATTGATTAATTCTTAATACTTGGTAAGCTTTTTTCCCAGGCGTTCTATCAACTGTTAATGTGAAACAAAGACCTTTTGTGCTAAAATCATAATAATTAGAAACTTCATTCCAGGCACAAAAAATTAATTTTTTTGCACATTCTGTCCAGAAAAATTGTGCGGCGGTTGATGTTTTCTTTTCTATTTCTTTTAGATTAAACAATAAATCATCAGAACAACTGGATTGTCTACTTGATAAGAAAGATAAAACCGAATGTACAGCAGAATCTAAAGACAAAAAGTCTCCAATATCAAAAACACTAAATTTAGTTGAATTAAAATCAATATTAGATAACTTAAGATCTGATTCTATATTGATACAAACTTTTTCGATATCAACCCAAGAATAATCTTTTGATCGATCCACTATGATTGCGGGCTTAGGCCAAGTATATTCCAGTATTGATACTTTAAGTTTAGAGGGAAGCTTTTCAAAAAAATTACTTATATTTAATAGTGATATAGCTTGAAGTTTTTTTTCTCTTATTTTGCTGTTTCTTTTTTTGAGTTTATTGGCAGCCATGCCGACACTCCTTTATAGTTTTAAAAACTCTTCTATTGCTTTTTCTTTCATTTTAAATTCAAAATCTATGTCAATTTCGCAATCACCATAAATCTTATATTTGCTTTTAGGATAATCAGCGTGAGCCCTAGGGTTTTTGCCTTCTCTACTTTCACTATAGTGGAACAAAGGTTTGTATTTACCCCAAGTCTCTTTGCAAGTCAAGAAGGCCTCTTCTTCAACCATTCCATCAGGATAGCAATTGAAGTGCAAATAATCAAAAGTTATAGGCTTCTTTGTTAAAGAATGAAAATGGTTGTATAACTTATTAACACTCCAACCGGCTGCCTTGTCATCATTTTCGATAACTATTCTTGACCAACAATTATCGTCCAATTTTTCTGCATTTTTTAAAAATCTATTTACAATAGAAGTTCTATCGCCAACATTATTGTTGATATGAAAATTTATAGGAGAATCATAATTTGCAGGACAACCTATTTGATCCATAAACCTAGAATAGAAATTCAATTCTTTTATCGTTCTATTCACAGCATCTTGGTTTTCGCTTGCCAAGACGTTAAATTCGCTGGGGTGGCAACTTATTCGGACAGGATGAGATATTAAATAATCTTTAATTAAAGAAAAGATTTTCTGTATCTCTTCGTAATCAGGAAGTTGCTCCAGCGATAAATCGGCTTTTTCATAAGTTATAAGAGGAAATAAATCACTTGATATTCTATAGCAATAGTTATTTTCAAAACAATATTTTATTGAATGATAAGTAACATCTATATTGTTTAATATTCTTTTGCTTAGAATTTTTAATGCTTCATCTCTTGGTGTCTCGCTAAATTTTTTATATGTCATCCTCTGAAACTTTTTGGGAGGATTTTTTTCTCCCAAAGAAAGTATTATGCAACAAACACCATGTCTTATGTTATTCATTAGAGTCTATACATTCATAGAAACACTCTAAGAGCTTTTTATTGATTTCATCAATATTGTTGAGATCACGAAAGTGCTCTTCCATCTCAAATAAGCTTAAATCTTCATGATAATTATTCATTTTTTAAACTCTCTATTAATTTAAGAAACTTTATTGCATTTTGCATACCAACCATTTTATACAACGAATTCGCTATTTCAAGGGCCCTACCTGTATTATCAGTGTCAACTCTAGGGGAACTCATAGTTTTAGGCATTAGCGAATGTTCGCTATTCACCAAAACATACTTTCCGCTACCATGAGATTGTATTAAATGATCATGAATAAGCTTCTCAGAGTAAGACCAGTTTTGTATGGCTTTTTTGATCTTCTTAGAATCAACATCCGGGTATTCTTTGGAAACATCATTTAAAGAAAACTTTAGCTTTTTAGAATTAATTCTTTTCAATATAAAGTTACTTGCACAAGCTGACACAACCTTTTTATTGCCATTGGTGTGTGCAGAGTATAATTTTTCTGTTTTTGAAACACTATTATTCTTCATCATCTTTTTAAGACAATCATTAAATTGGTTTATAGTAAATTCTGTACTATGCGTTGTGTTGTAGGATAGTGCTAATTGCTCTACACTAAAATCTTTATTAGAAAAATTCTTATTTATGTGTTCACCAAGATTCTTGAGTGACAACCTGGATTCTCTTTTCTTTTTAGTAAATTTAAGGCTGCTAATAGCTCTGGATACAACTGCGTTGTGACACCCAACTTGCTGAGCAATTTCTTTGTTCGTTAAGTTTTTGTTCTTTAAATAAAGATCTCTACACATCTCAGTCTTTGTCTTTGTTTTAGCTTTTGTTTTAATAGATTTCACGAGAGTCTCCTTCTTTGAAGTAAGTTTTTCTAGTTTAGAACTATCGACAATTTTAGCTTTGTTTTCAACTAAGTAATCATATACAAATTTGGGATCATTTTTCATTTGTTTGATAAGATCACCGGCATCTTTTATAGATAAAGATGGCTCGCAATCTCTTATATCCAAACCAAGATAATGGTATATGTATCTGTTTTGTTTAAAAGTAGAAGGTCTTTCTTCAACAACATTATGTAACATAAAGTATCTCCTTATAAGTAAGAACTGCCAATGGCTCAAAGCGAGCCATTGGCAGTTCTTGAAATCAAGAAAGTTTTTCTAGAGTAGAAATGGCATCCAATATTTCATCTTTTCCATACTTGTCGCAAATCTTCTTTACTTCTAAAAGAATAGATATATCAAAGCCTTTAGAAGAAGAAGACTTTATCCTTTTTTTCTTAGCAGAAAAAGAAACCTCTGCTTTGGTTGATCTATTTTTTTTGTTAAAATTACTTTTAACAACACTTGCGAAGCCTTTAGTAACATCTATACCTTTTTCTTTGAGAATGGTAGAAATTTCTAAAGGCATCAAGTTAGGATTATCCTTAAGAAGATCTTTAATAGCCTGCGTCTTGTTCAATTCAGCCATTTTTCACCTTTCTAATAAAGTAAGAACTAAACCAACTCAGTATGTTTTTCAAAAACATACTTATTTTCACCCAAAGCTTGAATAAAGTCAGAGCCAAGATTTACACATTCATTAGTGTGCTCTTCAACCACAAACTCATCAGAACAATGCTGATTGTAGTAGCCTGCGGGTAGTACAGCACAACAAAAATTAAAGTTTTTTCTTATTTGAACCACATCTGTAAATGGGTCTAAAGAAATGTTGTCTATATCGTAGCTACGAAGAACATTCTTTATTTTTTGAAAAAACTCTTTACTCCAAAGCTCCACTCCAGAACACGAATAACTAAACCAGTTGTTAGTTGGAGCATCAAACTGAAGAACGTATCCTACATCTTCAAAAAAACTTTTTAGTAAATTCTTTGAACCAACCATCCCGCATTCTTCTTCAACAAAAAAAGCAACCTTAATATTATCGAACTTCTCAAGCAGTTTTAAGCAAATATAAACACCACACTTATCGTCACCGCCGATGCCTGTTTTTAATTTACTGACTGGGTCTATAGCAGTTAGGTGAGTTAAACCGTCGCCATCTAATCTTTCAACTATAGATAGGTTTAAATTTAAATCTACTAAATAATCCTGATCCTTGTGGACGGTATCCATGTGTGCAACAACACATGGATAATGCTCAGCTTTGCCTTTCGTTATATAAATATTATTTTTAAAGTCTTTTCTATAGGTATATGAATTTTCTACACAAAAATTTTGTATAAATTCAACCATCAAGTCTTCTCTAGAAGAGAAACTTGGTATCGAAAGAATTTTTCTTAATAAGTTATACAACTTTTATTCCAGACATATATCTTTTATACTTATCTCTTGAACAAACAAATCACCTTCGTGAACAACTTTTCTGCTTTTCTTTTTACTTTCACTCCATGTAGACCTTATAAGGCTGCATTGGCTTTCAATTTCTTCTAATGAAGGCAAATAGGCATCTTCTTCTTTGTCATCCATGACATGAACTCCTTTGTTTTAAAAATCGGAAACTTCATCATCATAATCTTCTTCATCATCTTCGTCTTCGTCTTCGTCTTCGTCTTCGTCTTCTTCGTAATCATCTTCCTCATCATCTAAAAACTCATCATTTTCGTCATCTTCATCTTCATCTTCATCTTCATCTTCATCGTCTTCTAAGTCCTCATCCTCATCCTCGTCCTCATCCTCGTCCTCATCTTCATCTTCATCTTCATCGTCTAAGTCGTATTCTTCATCAATTGATTTTGCTGCTAATGGAGTAGCTTCCTCTTTTGTCTCGAGTTTACTTTTGGTGCTCTTGCCCAAAACCTTTGAAAGTGTAGCAACGCTCAAAGTATTGTCGCCCTTAAAAGTAATTTTAGTAGTACCAAAACAAATTCCCTCTCTATTGAGATGCTCCACAGCAGCATCTATTCCTACAGAATCAACAAGGGATTCAATTGCAGACACAGCTTGAGGCATGCTAATCCAAATAGGTTTTGAATCGGTTTTAGGTCTACCTTTGGATATTTGAAATCCTATATCCTTCAATATTGATGTCAAGGTTGGTATGCTAATTTTGTCAATTTTAGCCACTTTTTCACCAACTTTAAGACCCTCAGTCTGGAGTTTTTCGGAAATTAAACCAACCTTTTTAAGGTCGGCGGCCATTTCCAGCAGACTCTTTCTAGCATCGGAGTTCTCTTTGGCCAATAGCTTCAACATGTGAGTTTTACGACCCATTTGTAAATTCCTTTCAAATTAAAAGTCAAAAGATCAGATTCCAAGAATATATCCAAAAAAAAAGTATTGTCAAGAAAAAATTTTTTCTCTTTAGTTCGTGCAAAAACAATAAAGAGACGAACGATCCAGAAACGTACCGCAGATTTTTTTGTATTTTTTATTAAATTTTTAGAAAATTATTTCAACTACTAATTCAGTGGTTCCCTTTATAACTCTGTGCCATTCGCCCGCCTTAATAAAAAATTTTTTATTTATTTTTTCAGGCAACTGGTTGTCTCTCTGGATCATCCAATCATTAGTTCCAATTGGTATTATCGTTCTATCTTCTAGGTCATAATGCCACTTAAGGTCATCATCTTCTAAACTTGGATTAAATTTTCTTACTAACTTACTTCCATAATTTATTTGTTTAAAAGGCAAATTCATTTGGATTACCAAGGTCTAGAAGATGTTAAACCGAGTTTTTTGGCATATCTAGATACATTACAACTCCAGTATCCCGGAGTTGTTCTATCTTTTTTCTCCGAACATTTATGTCTAGCTCTAAAACTTTTTGCTCTTTTTTTATCATTATTTTTAATTTTTAAATTAGGATCACCAAATCTAACTTTTTTTATTCTACCACTCGGAGTCTTAACATAAACAGCAAACTTTTTATTTTCTCCAGGCGTTCTAAACGGAGAGTTTAGTCTTTTTGACTTCTTTGACTCAGTTAGATTGTCTTCCAAAATAGGAGAGTCTAAAGGAACAAGCTTGCCCTTGTAGATTGCCAGTTCACCGATATCAGTTTGTAAAAATTCTTCATCTTCTTTACAAAGAGTCAACTTGCCTTCTAAATATAGCTTTTTGGCTTCACGTATAAGATCATAGTAAGCCTTACTATGAACCCTAAAAACATTATCGTATATTGGTATTTTATTTTCTATGTGAAATTTTAAATTTTTGCTAATTTTTTTTTCTATTTTAGTGTTTAAATCATAAAAATTCATAACAAAAGTATATATATTGTGTATTGTTTTTTTTAAAAAGGAAAAAATTATGGCAGACTATTCATTAAAATTAACACCATCGATTAGAAATATGGACTCAGAAGGAAGTCTTGATACAAGCATATTGAATGGAGAAAGCATTCAAAGAACTGTAAATCTACTAGAAGTTGTTGACGATTCAGGAAATAAAAAAGTAATAGGAGTTGTTAAAGACGGACAACCATTCGATGATGTTGTAGAAGTAGTCGAAGATCAAGATAGCGATAATTAATCTAATTATATAAAATTAAAAAAGGGACGGGGAGTAATCCCCGTCCCTTTTTATTTCAAAAAACAACAAAATTACTTTGTGTACTCTTCTTCAAATTTAGAATAATATTCTTCATCTTTGAAGCTTTTGTTTTTATACTCACTCTCCAGCTTATTAAAGTCTCTGGACTTGGAGTAATCTTTGTAGAACTTTGGTTTTTGCAAATCTTCCAATCTAGATAAAAGAGCAAAGAGTGGAGGAGGTATGTTTTTACCACTCCTTTCAAGGTAATCCTCAGAGTTTTGAAGAGCATAGGCTATAATTTTAGCCATCTCTTGGTTAAAACTGAGGTTAAACTCACTTTGAAACTTATTCAGCTGAAAGGCTGGCGTCCTTTCTCTGTTATGGGTCGAATAAGCAGCGTCATCATTCTCTCTAATCATATAAAAAACCTTTCATTAAAACAATAATCCATAAAAATTTATTGCTAACCTCCCTAAAAGCAAAAACCAAAAAAATCAACCAAAATCAAAAACAAACACCAACAAAGTATAGAGTGAAAAACAAAAATTGTCAAATTTTTGCCTCTTGCTCCATCCAAATTTCAACTATTTCCCCTACGTAACCAAGATTTTTTGCAAATCTTGTGAGATTAGAATAGGTTATTTTTCCATTGTCACCTGTCCACCTTTCGCAATAGTCAAATATCTCCTGGTCGTCATCGTGCCTCAGTCCATGAAAAAGAAGAGCCATAGTAGCCAAAGCAACCTTTGGTGATAAGTTGTCTCTTTTACAAGTGTTAATTGTTTCTAAAATTTTTGACATTCGCAATCCTCCTAGCCAAGAGGATAACGAATTACCAATCCTAGGTCAAAGATGACTCTAAAATTTTTCTTTTCAAAAGTTCTTCTTTTCCGTAATCTGTAATTTTTAACCCACCCCTAGTAACTGCTATAAGCGGAGGATGATGTTCGCTTCCGCAAATAAGAGGAGGCAAAACATACTTTTCTATTTCTTCCATTTTTTTACCCAGCAAATGTTCTAATCTTTTTGAAGCAACTTTGCCATTGTCAAATAAAAACTTCAAAACTTTAACGCTAATCTCTGTCATTCCATACTCATCTATACCTTCACTCTCTGCCACTTCTTGTGCAACTTGTTCCCACGATTTATCCTGATACATGTTCTTGTATAAAATCATATATCTTGAAAACTCTAATGCTTTTCTTGGAATCATAGGATTATATTTGGCAACCAAATCACAAACATGATCCGGCAGTTCGGGGTGGTTGATTTTGACCACTTTACTTATTTCTTTTTTTGTTAAATAGCCCAATTCTATATTGCTAAATCTACTTTTAAATGCATCAAAAACTTTTCCTATATCAGTTGTAGCAATTATCCAACAAACTTTTTTACAATTAACCTTGTAGCCAGATTCCGTGACGAGCATAGCGTCATTTTTTTCTGTGGCCTTGAGTAAGCCTTGAATTATGTTGTTTTTAAGAGCGTGAACCTCGTCTATAAAAATAATTGATGCAGGTAGTTTATAAAGCATATTACCTACAGGCTTTAAAGGAATATCTTGTTCTCTGAGGGAAGTATAGACCTTATAAAAGAAGTCATCTATGTTTTTAATGCTTCTCGGACTTATTTCTACAAGAGGAAGGCTCAAAGTTTTAGCAAACAGTTTAACTAAAGTAGTTTTACCAGCACTAGGTGGGCCGACAAGAGAAAAATATATTTCATTGCAAATATGATTGTCTTTTTGAAGGGCGTTATACGCCACAACACAAAGTTTTTTTATGGCTTTTCTATTTCCAACAAACTTGTTGAAAGGAGAAATTACATTATCAGGATCTACTAGATCTGAAAACCTTTTCAAATCTTGATCATTCAACTCTCGATTAAAAAATATTCTTTCTAATTGACTTTCCAATTTATTTCCCTTTATAAGAAAAAAGAAAAAACTTATTCATCTTTATATGTAAAATAATCAGGCCTAACCAAATCCCATATAATATCTTCATAAGGCTTATCATCATATAACTTGAAAAGAACGCTTGAAAATTTATATTTTTTAGCTTTTATTGCAAATTCTTTTCTGTCCTTGGACAGAATATTTTTATAAACTTTTTTACAATCTTGATCTATTTCTGAGTAATTTTTAAGTATGGATAATTTTGTTTTTTTAATCCAAGAAAAAATTTCATCCGGAACTCCTTCCAATACTAGGTCAGAACCGGACTTGAGGCAAGCCCAAATATCTCTGGAGCTGAGGCCGAACAAGACCTTGTGGATTCTAACATACTCTTCAAGCTTTATTTTAAACCTGTAGCCATCGTCAAACTTAACCACATATCCTTCAAAATTTTTAATATCTGTTTTTAATTCATCTATAGAGTTACAGTCTATTTTTTTACAAGTTTCAAATCCAAAATAATTATCGTGTATGTCTATTTCTTTTCCAGTTGCAGTCTCTATGGCCGATAAAAGAATAAGATCCTCTTTTTTGCCGTAGTTAACAACTATTGTATTTTCTGGGTATATTATTTCAAATAAATAGGTCAAACTTTGATCTAAATTTAGATTTTTACTTTCTAATATTTTATTAGCTCTAATAGATTGTTCGCTTTCAAAACTACCCCGAGTTGCTATAAAAGGCTTATTTCTTATAAAATAAGATATACCTAAACTTCCATCTATTTTTTCATATACTGTGTATTTTTGTTTAAGCAGCAAAGAGTCAACTTGACTTTTTACTTCTGAATAATTAAAAAATTTTTTAAAACACCGACCGACGATTTGATAATCTTTGTTGACTATTAATCCTCTGCAATTGGTAGTAATTTCATTCCAAAAGCATTCATATTGAGTTTTTGGTGTATAGTTTAAAATGTAAAGATCTTCTTGTGGGTGTTTATTTTTTTTAATAAACCCATTTTTTAACATTTCTTCTACTAAACAAGAATCAATCATGCTCTAATACTTACTAAAAAGAATTTAGAGTTTCTTTATTGTGATGATCAAAAGAGATAACCTCTCCCTTTGAATGCATAATCATTTTTAATTCTGTAAAATTGATAGGGCAAGGATTTTTCTCAACACTAACTTCATAGATCCTAGCGTTGCTTTCCAAGTATCTTCTACCCAAATCAGAAAAATCAAGGTTTCCGTGAACATGGCTAAAAACATGCCACGCACCCTTACCTTGTCCATTGAAACTAAGAACCGGGTAATGGCTAAGAACAATACTTTGGTCATTTATCTTAGCTTCAAATAAGTTAGGACAAAAAATTATCTTTTTGTTCCAATCTAAATAGTAATTTCCATCACAATCGGTATAGTTTTCAAGAAAAAAATTAAAACCAGCAAAATGGTTGCCACTACAAACATACATTTCTTTAAATGTATGTCTTTTCATTAAGGATAAAAACTCTTCTGCTCCGCCTCTTCCAAACATTATATCGCCAAGCAAAAAACCTATAGTGTTTTCATTTGCACGTTTATTCCAGTTTCCAATAAGACCTTCTTTAGCATCCACCGCAGAAGAGTAACCTCTTTTCTTCCAAATGGGCTCATCCCAAGAAGGATCATGGTTGTAATGAGTGCAACCCCAAAAAAGAATATCCTCAGGTTTTGCTTTTATTTCAAATGGTCTAAAAAGTTTGCTTTTCAAGTTCATAATATGTTATAGAAAAAAATAAAAAATAGTATAAAAAAGAATCGGCGGGCGGACCTCACTATAGTAGATCCAAGATTCCTTGAGAAGGGTGGATGGCCGATCCTTTTAAAAATAGAGTTAATCTAGTAAAACTTTGTATTTTTGGACACACAACTAGCGTCTCACGTACCGAAAAAATTTTTTTATTTAATTTTAAAATCGGGTAAGAGTATTAAATTATTTTTTTTTCCATCAATAAGCAATTCTCTTGAAATTGGATTTTCAAAAACAGGTTCATTGAAAATTGAATTATTAGGTAAGCACTTAAAATAAGGTTGTTGGCCTCGTTCAATTGCGTTTTTGGAAAAAGATTTAAGAAACTCCACAACAGTCAATTGTTCTCCGGACTGCTCAGCTTCTTTCTTTGTTTTGTTCCAAGTTGAAGCAAAAATCCCTCTAACAGTTAGTTTTTCGGCACTGCTAGACGCCAATATAAGAGCATCTTCAAAAGCATTTTGACTTAAACAATAATCTATTTCATCATTTTTTAAATCAAAAAAATTTCTAAAAAAAGTATTTTTATTAATTTCAGGCATTCTTACTTCTAAATTATAAACTCTTAATGGCTCTCCTTTTTTATCAAACCCCTCCTCTATGCCCCCAGCAGCATGACAAGTATCTATTAAGAGTATTAACCTTTTAACTTTTCCAGCCTTAGAAATAGCTTCAACAGCTTTGCTGAATTTAAAATTACCATTCCTAGCGGTCATGCTAAAAGACTTTCCAGATCCTCCACCGTGACTATTTACATATATTAAAAGCGTGCCATTTTCACCAACCAAAGATGTGTAATCTCTAATTTTGCTATAAATTTCACTAGAAGTTACATTGTGAAATTTATTACAAACAAATCCTAGCTTTTTATCAACAAAAGACTCTTCCATTAATTGAAGGTTTCTTGTTCTGCCCTGCTCGTCTGTCATTGTGAAAAGAAGAGCATGATTGCTCGACTTAATATCATAAGGAAAACCGGTAAGGTCAACATCATCAGAAAAAACAAGAGAAGAAATTAAAAAAAAAGTGATTGTAAATAAAAATTTGTGATTCTTCATGTTTTGTAATTAACCTTTACAGAAGTAATAACTTGTACTTCGACAATATAATCATTTTCATTTTTAAATTCAATCTTATTTAAGTTTAATTCTCCTTGAGAAAATATTTGAGTTTCATTCGCTTTCAAAGTAAAAATAGCAGTATCCGAAGAATTAAGTCTAACTTTTATGTTGCCATTTCCATTGGAAATTTGAACAAAAGTAGCAAAACCATTTTCTTGTGATTCTATATCCAAAACATTATCTTCAAAAGAAGAGTCTTGATTTAAAGAAAAAAGATAAGCTTTGGGGGCATTGTTGCTATCAGTATAGTCGCTCCAAACGGAGCCATCATCTTCTATAATTTCTAAAAATGCAACATCTAGGCTGCATTGAGGAAAGGCATACCTTTTCCAGTAATTCGAATCTTCAAAAATCTCACCATCCTTCAATTGTCTATAAATACGGTTAGGCCCTGCGACATAGATACTTCTTTGAATACTATTCTCTGAAGGATTTATGTCCAGGAGCCCTTGAGTACCGTTATTTAATCTAACCCTAAATTTGCTCATCAGTTTTCTATTATAAATTTGTGTCCGCTATTTTCTAAGTCAGCCAAAGTTTGCATAACATCATCAAAAGTAGCTCCGTCTCTAGCTTGAACTATTTTTCTATCTACTCCGTTGTAGACATCTAGATAAACAGTTCTTTGGATAGAAACTCCATTAACTACCGAAGTATCTAAAGATCCTTCTGTTCCCAAATTCCTCAAATCAGGTGTCAATTTTACTGTGTAACTCATCTTTACCTCCTTGTGGGTTTTCTTTACCCATAATTATCTATGCATTTAATTTTAAAAATTAATTAACTAATATAGTGTGGTGGACGAAAAACAAAAAACAGATCAAGCAATAAGTGGAATAAATGAGTTCTTGAAAAACTTTAAAGAAAAAGATAGCTTTACAAAAATATTTTTAGAAATAATATTAGAACAATTAAGCAAAAATAAAAAAAAAGAAAATGAAAAAAAATCTTAAGACATTGTGGCTTTATTTAGCAAAAAGAGATAAAAAAGGAATTCAAATATTAGCAAATTTTTTATGCAGGGATTTAAGTCCAATAAGACTTGATGATATAAAAAGATTGGCTTTGCCATTGAGCTGGGAATCTAAAATATCAGAATACATACAGCAAAACAAAATAGATTGGGAGCCTTGGATTCAAACAGAAGAAGAATTTGATAATCTAAAAAGGAATTTAAAACTAAGAGGTTATAGTGACATTCCATCAAATGGACAACCAATGATATCAGTTTATCCTCAATTAGTAATTAATGTAAATAACTTCCCAAAAGAAAAAAGTATGATTAACAAAAACAAATAAACTAATAAATATATTTTTTGTTTATATAAAAAGTACCAGAGTTAACTTCAACTAATACCATATTTCCATCTTCTTTGAGAATCTTACCTCCACGTTTTAAAAAATCACGGGAGACTTCTTCTAAGCTACCAAAATCCAAAGAAATTTTTTTACTAATTTTAGAGGTATTAGGAAAAACTTTTTGGTTAACTTTTTTATTAAAACCACCAAAGTCTTCTTTGGTTTTTATCCAACTACTAAACTCGTTTAAAAAATTATCAATTTCCATATTTAATATAATTAAGAATGCTTTCAAAATCTATATATTCAGCATTTTTAATTTTTTTCCACCTACAATGATATTTGACGCTTATTTTATTGCGTAGCCAATATAGATATGCATCTATTATGTCTATGGCTATGTTTTGTTGTTCGTAACAAAATAAACCGGGCTCAACAGGAACAGAACCAAGTTTATTTTCTTCAAAAACATCATCGCAACAAAGAAGTAAAACTCTGTTTGCTTTAAATCTGTATGCCAATCCTATACTAGCACAAATTGGATTTCTATAATCATCTATCTGATATAAGTTTTCACTACTCTTAGTAAAGACAAACTTCTCCTCGCAAACAGGAAAATATCTATAAACAATGCCTCTATAATTTTGTAAAAAAACATAATTAGTCCTATTTGAAGCAATACACCTAGGGAGGCTTGAGCCACTGGGTAAAAAAGAAATGCATTGATCATATGGGTTATTCACAACATAATAATTTAAAGACTTTTTGCACCTCCACTTTTTTAAAACACCATTAACCCCTAAAAAGCAAATGTTTTTAGAAGAAACATCTTCGATTAAAGGATAAATTTTTTCTAAATCATAACCGTCTGAAACTATTACAACACAATCATATGTAGGGCTTTCAAAGTCTATCCATGGGTATCTTTTTTTATTATTCCAAAATTCATTTTGCATCAATAAAAAATAATCATTTTGTGAAAGCTTATTATTTATATCCAAATAATAAGAAGAGTTAGTATAATTTCTTATCCAATAATCGCTGCTTTCGGACTTGATGTATTGATTATTTTTTATTTTTTTAATTCTCATAGATTTGACCAAAAGTTTTATTTATTGACAAGGCACTATACTAACACAATTTGTTTTATTGCCGTCACCATTTAACTTAGTTAAATCTAATTCAACTTTAACATCAATAGGAGAGCCTTTATAAACAAGCTCAATTTCCGGATTTTCGGGCATGAGTAATTGAATTACAGATGGAATATATCCTTGAAGTTGTATAACAGATGGTACTCCAACAACTTGTATTTCTTTTGGAACGCCCGAAGCATTAAGTAGTATTTCTCTAGGAAAATCTTCTTGAACTTTGAGTGGAATAAACTCAGGTATATCATAATTTTTGAGTTGAATAACCTCTGGTATTTTTGATTCAACAAATATTGAACTTGGAATAAAAGAATCATTAACAATTTTAATCTCTGATGGTAAGCTAAAATCTTTTGTAATCTTTATTTCTGATATACCTTCTATTTTATCTATTTTTATAGAAGAAGGTATATTATCAACATTGATTTTCAATTTAGGAAAAACGGGTGTATCCACTTTAATAACAGAAGGAATTCCCAAACTAGCTACATCGACTTCAACATAGTCCTGATTGTATAGACTTGCCTGAGAAGAATTTGACCTAGCACCAGATGGAGAACTACCGCACTCAACCGTTACTATACAGGATAGCTGCGGTGGGCCGCCATTAGCTTGCCAATCTACGGTTATTACAGAAGTAATATCTCCCTCTATTCTTATGATTGAAGGAATTGCAGGTGTAAGCTGTATTACAGGGGGGATGGACCCAGTCAAATTAACATTAACATCAACAGGTCCTATAGTAGGAGTATTCCATTGTATTGGACTTATATTTATAAAACTAGGTATATTGCTATTAATAAAACTTGGTATAACAATACTAGGTATGTCTATCCTAGATGGTATATTGATGAGCGGAGAGTCAACTTTTATGTAAGTAGGAAGATTAAATGGTTGATCTATTTTAACATAAGTTGGTATGTTGACCGGGTCAATACTAATTCTAGTAGGAACATTAATAAATGTAGGAATTCCAGTTAAATCAGGAGCTAAAATTTCTATCCTACTGGGTATATTAATTGGTGATATGCTAATAAAAGTCGGAATAGGAGGATTAGGTTGTAATATTTGAATAACAGAAGGCAGTTCTATTCTACTAGGTATATTAATAGGAGTAATTGTTATAAACGTAGGTATGCTAACAGCACTTGGTGATATTGTTATTCTAGTAGGTATGGTGATCGGACTAATAGATATTAAAGTTGGTATATTTAAAGGAGGAACTATTTCTATTATTGAAGGTATAGAAACATTTCCTATTGGGCTTGCATCTAAGCAAGGAAATACTATAGGAGGTATATTATACCTATTTTCCAATTGAACAAATGGAGTTATCACAATAGGAGGTATAACAGGAGGAGGAGGAAGAGGTATTTCTATTACACCATCTCCTGTATCTTGTCTCGTTGGTTGTAAAGAATTGTCTCTAGCAGTAGGCGTGACAACAATTGAGCAAAAAGAATTCGATACGGTCAGGACTGGATCTATATTTGCATTTACAGAATAAGTATGAGTTCCTTCTAAGAGAAAATTGTTTGTAACACCATCTCCGAAATCCAAAACAAAATTAGTATCTAAAGATGAATTTTCAATACTTATACTGTATTCTGCGACTATGCCGGTTGCATTATTTTGAGAAACAATATTGAAAATAAAACTAACATCAGGACAGGAATGATCGTCAAATATAATAGGAGTTTCGGCTAAGTTTCTTATTTTCCAATCTAATGTTTTTTGATCTTCGGTAAAATTACTGCCTATAAATTTTTCAGTTTTTATAATAGCATCCACAAGTTGATTGTGGTGCTCGGCAACAACAAAGCCTCTTACTTTAGTGCCACGTGTATTGAACTTGGTTTTAGATCCACCCAAATTTCTAATACAGCCTTTAAACTTAGTTACAAGATACACACCATCAGATAGTTCAGCATCTGGGGTTAAATCTAGGGTGAAGTAAGACCTTTCCACAGAATTATAATAAAAAAGTTCTCCATCTATACTAGCGTAGCCGCTATCCGACCAGACTTCATGATTAAATAAAGGTTTTACACTTATCTCTTCAGACCAAGCAGGACAATCTTCAGAAAGTATTGATTCTGAAGTGTTGTAGACCAAAAACAAAGTTTCATCATTATCATATCTTTTAGGATATAGAGGTGTCGGTGGTGGCTTGCTCATTTTTTTCCTTTAATAAAATCTTAATTGCCATTGGTTGCCCTGCGGCCTGTTTCCTATGTATTTAAACGTTAGATCAACATTACTAAATTTTATAAAACTTTTATCGCTATAATCATAACTCAAGTAAACAATTTGATCATTATCACTTGAAGCCAATAAAGATTGATTATAATTATCAAAATAATCTTTGTTCACATCTTGAAGAAATCTAAACTCACTAGAGTTTGTTCCTGGGCCGCCTGAGGCCCACGTATTGGACGAGGTGTTATAAACAGATATAGAACCTGTATTATTGAACATAAATATTCCATCTGAGAGACTAACTAACTCGCCTTCAGATTTTATTGGTCCGCTCAAATCAGAAAGTTTTCTAAGGGATAGTAGTTCATTAGCATTTGTCCCTGCTGTTTTATAAAAGGGTCTGAACCTAAAGTAGAGGCCCTGGCCTTCATTTCTAACTAAATAGCCAGTTCCGTCCTTCCAAACACTTCTTTGGCTAGAATAGTAGTCTCTATTGTTAATCAAATCACCAAAAATATCTGTAGCGTTCCAGTCAACCGATTGATCATCGCAACTCAATGATATTAGATCTTCAGTTTTCCAACCTTCGCATATCGTATTTACTTTTAGCTCCTCAGCACCGCCAAAATATTGACTATCAGCCAATTGGTAATCATTTCTAGTAAGACTTCTAAGAGATAATCTATTAATTGCCAAATTTGTTGAAAATCCATAATTAATATCTTTGCCAAAGCAAAAATACAAATTGTAGTCAGTTCCAAAATCTATCCAATTCCAAGGTCTATTTATATAAGAATTGCCGTTAATAGAAGTGCTAGAATATACCTGGGTAAATCCTACAAAATTTTTGATATGAATCTTTTCATTCAATATATCGCTAGAGTGACTTCCAGATCTGCCGCTAGCCCAATAGATCAAAGATTCTCCCAAATCCCCAGAAGAAACATTATTTCTTTTTGCTAAACCATTATTTCTATTAAACTCTCTAAGCTGTCTACAGTTTTCTTCAAAAAAGTATTGATTTAAATTACAATTATTTCTAATAAAGACATCATTAATTTTTTCTATGCTTTGAGAAGAAAGAGTTTTAAATGTTTCGCTAATAAGACCAAATTCATAATTTGTTATAGAATTTTTATCATTATTAATTGTCCAAAACCATAAATTAGTTTTTTCAACTATATCCAATAAATTTTCAAAAACAGTTATCCTAAAGCTATCAAACTTCGTATCAATTCGCAAACCGACATCATAAATTCCACCAACACTAAAGCTACATTTTGTAGAATTATTATTAAAATGATTCAAGTCATCAACTATACTCCATGTATAATTTGTAACAAAATCATTTTCTTCGAAAACACCGTCATTAAAAACTTCAACTTCTATTACGTTTCCTACTGGACGTCTAACAGAACCATTTAAGGTAAATTGATATATGGGATCTTCTACAACAATTATTTCCGCCTCTCCAGGTGCTTTACCCTTAATACTAATCATATTTTCAAAAACAAGAAAATCACTTCCAAACTCGTTTTCTAAACTTAGACCAACAGTGTAATTTCCAGGTTGTTGGTATGTGTATTTGATCTCTCTTGTCTCCGAATCAAGTTTTTCATAAGACAATACACTATCCGAGCTTTTCGGAGTATAATCGCTACCATTTTTCTGCAGATCAAAATACCAAATATATTTTGTTTTTTTGTCTAAATTATCGGTTCCAAAACTAAAACTTAAATCATTGAAAATTATTTCAGAAGGATAGTGTGCCAGTGTTTTGTTTGCTGAAAACCAGGCTCTTGGGCCCAAAACAACTTTTCTTAAATAATTTATTCTCTCTTCAACTGTTCCTTTATAAGGAACAGTTCCTACTTGGCCCTCTATTCCTGCAAATTTTTGAATATTAATAACTGCATCTTTTATGCTATTGTGGTGTTGAGCTATTACATTTTGACAAACACTAGTTACGTTTTTATACTTTTTAACGTCATTGAAATTATCTAAAATCTCCACATCATCAAAATACCAAGGGTTTGTAATATCTAGTAAATCATTGGTTGTTCTAGATGAGTATCTAAAACTTATAGATCTATTAAAAATATCATCGCATTGGTCTGTGAGAGTTATGACGCCGCCGCCTTCAGCGGCACTAGGAAAAGAACTCATAACACTCTTGTTGCCCGTAACATATATTCTGGTGTCGCCGGGACTATAGTCCTCGGCTAGTTTTAGTCGCAAGTAATCATGGACTAAATACAAATTTTGATTGTCATCGAATTTATTTGGATAATTGCTTAAACTCATTTAATATTAATAGATTCTCTTAAAAAGTACTTTTTTAATAACTGGCTTTTAAACAAAATAAATATACTAGGAGAAAAAGATTGCTCTCTGGTATATATGAAGTGCAATACATGATTATTAGGGTTTAATTCAGTATATTGTGTTATCTCATCTTCAACAAAAAAACCAACTTTAGGAGAAACAAAAAGATCATTGACTTTTTCTATTTTAATTTCTAAATTATTATCGACCCGTCTAATCTCTTTAATTTCCTTAACTATGTTCTTTTGGCTTCCTGTAAGGATGCATTTATGTTCACTGGTAATTTCCTCTAAAACTTTTCTGCTTATAACCAAAACAGAGTACTCAGAGTTTTCATTATTTATTGAAAAATCATAAAGTTTTTTAACCAAAAAACCTTCTGAACCGAAATTCCAAATCCTTTCTTTAACATCTCCATCAGTTTGATCTACAAACTCAAAGAGAGTAGTATCCGGGCCGTACTTGTTGCCAGCCATCGGATTGACATAAAAAAAAGAAGGTTTTTCATCATCGGAAACTGTTATGTAGTTGCTCTTAGTGGCTATTCCTTGGCCTCCCAAAGAGCCTACAACATTAAGTTCGACTGTGTACGAGCCTTCTTGATAATAAGTATGTATTGGATTCTTTTCGGAAGAAGTGTTTCCGTCTCCAAAGTCCCAAAAATACTTAACTATAGGACCAGTACTAAAGCTTTGAAATTTAACAGTCAGAGGAGTGCTGCCCTTTAAGGGATATGCTCTAAATATTGGTCTAGTTATTAAGAATCTATTTTCCTGACTTTTAAGAATTCCGTTTAAAGAATTATCGTCGGGGTTATCCTTCAATCCTAAGTTGACTTCAAGCTTTATAACAGCATCTTTAATGCTATTGTGATGTTCTGCACTTACCGCATTGCTAACTGTGCTGTTTATGTTCCAAGGAGATCTCAAAGAACCAGCAAAGCCTCTTATCAAACCTTTAAAAGTATTAGAAGTTTTACTTGTATAATAAATTAGTTCTCCGTTTTTTGAATCAAATTTATTGGAAACCTTAATAACGCCCTTTTCTGGAAAACCTTCGGTAGATTCAACTACCATGTTCAAGGCAATATAAGACAAGCTCTGTTTTAAGCTTGTAACAGAATTATTAGAAGCTTCATACAAAGTTTCTTTGTTATCTATAGCTTCGGGATAAATTGATAGATCACCTGTTTGATATCCATCTTGTAGGGTGTGAATTTTAGCCATTTTGTTTTATTTTTTTCATATTTTCAGTCATTGAATTTATTTTTTTAAGCATAAAGTTTTTAATAGGCACATCATCCGGTAGTGCCAAGATAGTTTCGACCAACTCTGCGTCGATGTTATTATTTAGTATCAATTTTAAGTTTATTTTTTCTAAAAGTTTAGTACCCCAATAATTCTTTTGAGCATCTATATCATCAAAGTGTTTTAATGGCTCTAAAGAGCTTATGTTTGTAAAAGTTCTTATAAAAAATTCACACTCTTCTTCTATATCCTTCTTTTTTCTTGTTAAATCTTTCAAAGATTTTTCTATAGAAAAAATTTTTCTTTTAACTTTATTTTTAGCAATTGAAAGTCTTTTGCTTTCAATTTCGCACAAAGACCCATCATTTTCTTTGTTCTCTATTTCTAGTATTCTTAATTTTTCTAGCTCTATATCATCATTAAATTCTTGCATTTGAATATCTATATTTTCTAAATTATCTTTTCTAGATTGAAGCTCTCTTAAACATTGCCACATTTTGGCTTGGTTTGTGGGCTCCTTTCCTATTAAAAAATATTGTAATTGAAAATAACTATGCCTATTAACAACTTCCAAATTTAATGGCAATGTTTCATCTATTTTTTTTATTAGTTCTGACATTTTTTTCCTTTTTTAATAGAGAACAACATCGTAATCAACTAAAACCTGGTCGGTGGGGTTTAAAAAATCAGAAAAAGAGAAAGATGCATTTTGGCTGTCTTCTACAAAGTAGATAGTACGCCATAAAACATTGCCGCCTTGAAATGTGGGATAAGATGTAAAAGTTCTGTTCTGGCAATCCCCGTCACAAAGTTGAACCCGGGTTCCGTTTATGAATACTCTAAGAGAATTTTCTTTAAATTTTGGTATTCCATTTACTTTATAGTCTTTGCTATTGTCAGAATGTGGCTCAATACCATAATAATGTTGGTGTGCCACATCTACCGGGAACTTGCTATGAAACTTTATAGAGTTATCACAGGTAACTTCACAATCAATTGTGTTAGAGTTCTGTATTTTTACTATTCCGTTTTCAAAAACATAATAATCTCCATCTTCTTGTTCAACAGAAATTTTTATATTGTTTGCTTGAGACTCTACTTGAGACAACTTACTTCTTTCATCTTCTAGCATCCTAACAAACTTAGGGTTGTTAGGAACAGCATATCCCAGACTTTCATAATACAAAACTTCATCTTCGCTTATTTCTTTACGACCGTCAGTATGATTTGCAATATTGTGCAATACACTATCGACAGAATCGGGTTTTAAATTACCAAGAGAATCTATTGATTGATTGAGCCTTATAGGCAATTCACCTAAATCTCCGGCTGAATCCCTCAATAATTTTGTATTTTTATTTATTAATCCTAGAAGTATATTGTCTCTCTCAACAAGCGACTTTATTGGCTTATTATCAAAATCATAATGATAAGGATCACTAGGCTTGTATAAGGGCACTCCGTCTATTTCATTTAAATTAGAATCTACCATAATTGTTCCTTAAATAAAGTTTATTCTCCAGTTCCAAGTAATTTGTATATTTTCTGTTTTTGTTAAATTGGGAAAAGTAACCATGCTGTACAGTTCGCCATTAGCCATTTGAAGAGCCATTTCATTCAGCACACTGCCATTACCTTCAGAATAAGAAACAACACTAGTAAATATCACTTCTGTTCTTATTTTAGGATCAATAGAAGCTATGACTGGCTTAGTTAATACCCTGGTTCCATAAAGTGAGTATCTAGACTCGGCCACAGATTTGGTTTTGTCATTATCATCAACACCGCCGTCTCCAAAAACCATTCTAGATATATAGAAGGAATTTCGCTCACTTGGTCCACCTTCCGTTTGGGTGAGAGATATGGTGGAGTTTGATAAAGTAGCGGCAAGAGCCTCTTTGCCTTTTCTTAATATTGTATTTCTAATGCTGTACCTATCGATGGTATTTTTAGACTTATCTTCTACTATAAATTCAACAATACCATTGACATTTTGGAATTCTTTCATAAATTAACCTCTTTTTCTTCTCCATTAATATCTTTTATTATAACAAAAATATTTTCTTTTTGAATAGAAGTTTCAACAGGTCCCACATTATTTGAGGAACTACTTAAAACTTGGTTTTCATTATCGCTATTTGTTTTTCCTTCACATTTTATTTCAATGTTTTTTTGAATGACCATAGAATTATTTCTATTTATTTCCATGTCTATTTGGTCTAATTCTCTGTTCTGTTCTTGAATAGTCATATTATTATTCCTATATTTATAAAATTCACAAAAAGACTGAATTTTGCTCTCGAATAATCCAAAATTTTCAAAATCACCATATAAATCAAAAGTATACCCAGAGCTGCCTTCTTGAATGTCTGATATAAAATAGTAATTATTTGAAAAGTTTCCAGAAGTTACTTTGATCGAATAGTCACTATAGTTATTTAAAAAATCTTCATCTAAATTACCCTGGAAAAATCCTTTAACGCCGCTATAGGAAAAATTACCAACCTGACCTCTAGCTAGGTAATTTAACAACTTAACCTCTAGACCGCCGGTATCTTCTCCGAAATAACCCTTTATATAAAAGTATTCACCATTGTAGTCTACAACGTCACAAGAATAAAAAACATCATTTTTATTAAAACTTAATTTTAAATCATAATATTTTTTATTTTCTATATTTAGTCTTTTAGTTACCTTGGTTAAATTTGAATATTCTATTTTGCAAGTAGAACTATTTTGATTAGTCTTTAATTGAAGTTCTTGTTGATTCTTATCAAAAATTTTATATTTATCACTAAAACTTTTGTTTATTTTATTGCCGTTGTTTTTTAATATAATTTCGCTTTTATAAACTTGTTTAATATCGTAAAATTCACCATCTATTAAAACTTGACAAGAATCATCTACTCCTATAGAAGTAAAACTTATAGAAGAATCATCTTCTGTGAGTTTTATATAATCATCTCGAACAAGATCTGTAGTAAAAAAGTCTAATTCAGAATATAAATTAAAAACAAATGTAGAATTATTTAAAAATGCAATATTTTCTATGTCTATAAAATTACCATTAGGATTGTAAACAGAAAAAACCCCGGAATATATAGAGGGAGACAAAACCTCTATAAAGGCATTGCCATTAATGTTATTTAGCACATTAAAATTCAAGTCTGCACAAAACAAAGATATTTTCTCATTATAAAAAGAAACATCGCCACTAAAAGATAAAAATTTAGAAGAAAGTTCATCTCTGTTATAGAGATCGTCTTTTAACCTGCTTCTATGGAACCATCTTTGAAGACCTCCTGATATATTGTTTTCTAAATATTTATAGCTTATGAGTATTTCATAGTGTTCTAATGGGGTTATAAAATATTCATTGTTGCCGCCAAAATAATTTATTGTTCTAAGAACAGAATGAAAGGGAGTGTTCTCGGAAACTATCTGTCTAGCTTCCGCTATTCGGTCATCGCAAAGATCTTCTATTTCTAGATCTACATCAAAATTACTACTTCTACAACTAAAACAAGGATCTAAAAAGTCTTTATCTATATCACATGGATTTTTAGAGTCTCTTATGCTACCATTATACTCTTCCATGTTATAAATATTTTCGCTATAAGGAAACTCGGTTTTGATCTTTCCAAAAACAACCTGTTCTGTAAATGGGTGTCTTGTCTTTATTATATGATCTACAAACGGATCGTTTTCTTCTATTAACTTGGTATTCCAGTTCTTTAAGGGTATTATGGGCTTGCCTTTAATAAAAGGATCCCTATTGTCCATAAGAGGTAAATTTTGAATATATTCGAAAATATCATTTTCAAAATCATTTTTAGGCAAATTATAAAAGTATTCCACTTTTATAAAAGAATTATCTTCATAATTATTGTCAAGCAAAATTAACTTGGTAACAAAATCTTCTTGAACTAAAGAAAATTTATCCTCAGATAAGTCAAAAGAAGAACTTTGAGTATGTTTGGTAACTTTTATTTCATTACCGACCATTTTTTTTGAAAGATCGAAAGAGCTAGTGTTGGGCTTTAGTTCAAAAGAATCTATAAAATAGTATGGCGAAATAACTTGCCAATAATTTAAAACTCTAACCAGTTTCATTCCGGCCTGTTCGAAAGCTTGTTTTAATGATGTTAAAGTGCCTTTTTTCTTGAATAAAGGCACAGCTTCTTTTATTTGTCTTCTCCAAAGTATGGGATCTCTGCTCTTTAAATTTAAATTTAAAGTATTGGAAAGATAATAAATTATATACTCATTGACAGAATTAGAATCAAGTAAGTCAACCAATTGATTGGTCAAATCTTCTAAAACATTAAATCCTTTTGCCACCGATCTGTTTAGTTTTTCTATAACAGAAGGAGTTAAATCCACATCTGCGATGTGGGTTTTGAACATCTCGGGAGTGTATCTTTCTAATAAATCTAAATATTTATTAGGATTTGTTCTATGTATAAGATTGCTAGTATTTATTGCAGTACTACTACTAAGATAAAATTTTTGATGATTGGATATGCTGGCGGAGCCTTTATAAGGCGTATAAGTCCAACAAATAAAGTAATCTCCCTCTCTGACTCCTTCTGGGGTCCAAGTGAACTCAAAACAACCTATTTTTCCATCTATCTTTTTTAGAATCAAATTTTCTTGATCTTGCTCATCTCTACTATTTCTTTTATATGAAATTTGATCCTTTGGATCAGGACAACTTAATTTATCGCAAAACTCATAATTAGATGGACTGCCTTTAACGTTAGAAGGAGGACAATCTAGCACATTATTTGTCCATAAAGGAGTGCCTATCTTATAAACAACAACGGCATCACTATAGTGAAAAATCGAATCTTCACTGGCGTATGTGTTTTTGTTTGAAAAATTTCTTTCTATATAGTAGATTGTTATACTATCAAAAGTGAATGGATCTAAACAATCATCTTCACAATAATCATCTTCTGAATCTGAGCAGCAATAGTCGCAATTAGAACCAGATTTTGTTGTTTTAAATTTAAATAATATTTTATCTATAATAGTCGGATTATCACTTATAGTAAGTGGCTTATATGAGCAACTTTCTTCTCTAAAGTGGTCTTTTAAACATTCTGTGTAATTAATATTGTTCATAAATTATTTTCATATTGAAAATTAACATATATTGAGCTAGGTCTGATTATTTCATTAAACTTGGGTGCGACAACATTTGTAGAACCGTCATTTGTAGTAAAAGAAACCTCGTATCTTTTTGGATCAGAAATGTCAGATAAAGCTTTCATTAAATCCATTTCTCTTAAAACCTTGCCATAATCCCAATTAACCAATAAAAAGAAATTATTTATTCTTCTTGATATTTTTTCCTTAATTTCTTCTTCAAATTTTTTATAAAATCTATCTATAAAGACATCTATATTAACGTCTATAGATAAAATGGTGCCATCTTTTATACAAACATGATCGGTTAACATTTTAATCTCATCCATGTAAGAGTTCAATTCAGACTTAAGCTGATCGGATGCATTTTCTAAAGAAAAATCGCCAGACCTAGCCAAGACATAAAGATCTATTATATTGGCTGCGCAACCATAATTTCTTAATACAGCTGTGGCTTTTCCTATTTGGCCTTGATAAGGAGAAGCAAACTGTTCTGCTAGAACCTTATAGTCTAACCCTGTAACTGCCCTGCTCTGAGTTCTTAGATATTGAGGCAACTTTCTTCTTATATCTTCTATTGTATCTCCATTGTATCCAAATTCACCCTTAGTATAGTTGTTAAAAGAAACAGGAACAGTTAAATCATAATTATTTGGATCTATAACACCCTGTGTTGATATGCTTCCAGCAACAATATTACCAACAACACCCCCACCAGTTCTATAGCTAATAGCTATTCTTGATCCTTGAGTTGGAATGAAACCTCCTCTATTATTTCCAAAAATAATAGTAGCATTATAAGAACTATCGAATTCTACTCTATATTCTCTTCTTCTTTGAGAATCTGTGAAATATTCTACTTGGTCCCACCTAACACCATCGACATCTACCCTAATAGAGTCGTATATAACAGGAGAATAAGCTAAAGAAATGGCCTGGCTTACTTCGCCGCTACTATCTATAAGTTCATTTCTAGATCTGCCTTCTAGGCCTATAACGTTAGCATTCACAAAACTACCAGCCGGTATTACTATATTTTGTTCTAATATAGGATTTCCATCAGAATCAGCCGGAAATAATTCAAACCTTATGGAAGAATCTCCACTTGTGGTGTCTATGCCGTAGCCAAAGGGAATCTCTAAATCAAAATTTAAAGTATTGTTAATAGTTGCCGTAAAGTAGCATCTGCTAGCAATTGGTGGTTGGGGTTTAAATCCCACTAATTTACTTATCCTAAATGCATTTTCAATCTCGGTAACGGTATCTATAAATATTTCATTTGCAATTTGATCCATCTTAAAACTAAGAGTATCCGCTAAAAATGCCCAATTTTCTACCAACATAATAGCCAAAGAACTCTCAATAAAATCATTAAATTGATCCCCGTATTCTTGTCTTATAAAGTCAACAAGTCTTGTTTTCATGGACCAAAAATCTTGATTTGTATAATTAAGATTAAATATATTTGGTTTATTTATTTGTTGGGATTGTGCATAAGGGGTTATATCAAAAGGACAATTGTTACTCATAATGTTTACTCAATATTATTATAGTTCAACTTAGAGGAATTTCTAGCTTTAATTCCTGGATATTTGTTATTTGTTCTGGGTCAAAGAATCTTATATTTATATATAAAATATTATCTAAATCTTGTAAAGCATCGTCTCTATTTAAATTCTGTCTTGTTGGGCGAGTCACTTCTATACTACTGACTGTTATTCTTGGCTCCCATCTATTAATAGACTCTATAATCAACTCTCTGGCTCTAATCTCTAGTGCTGCGTCGTTTTGCTCAAAAATTAAACTTTTTAAGGGGGTGCCAAAATTAGGAAGAAAAACTCTTTCTCCTGGATTTGTTAACAATAATATTAATAGATCCGCCTTTATTTGTGCTAAATCTTTTTGTGTTTTAAAAAACCCTAAAGGATTTTTAACTATTGGATAAGGACATCCTAAAAATCTCATATTACCCCCGGAGCGTTGTTATTAGCGTCATCAAGATTTTGGTTAGCGTCATTTATAACTTGATTTTCTTGGTCTCCTAAACCCCCACCAGCTCCATCTAATGGACATCTTATTAATGGTTCTAACATAAATATATTTGCAGCTGGATCTGATTTTTTAGCACTAGCAAAAACTCTAGTACTTAATCTTATACATCCATTTACATAAACAAGAACAGGTCCTACGCAAGGTCCTAGTTCTCCTGTTTCTGGGTTGGGGCAATCTTTGCCAGCCAATAAAAATATATTCTCATCAGCTAAGAAAAAATGACTTTTTTTAGTTAAATTAACATAATATTCTTCTGTGGATACTATCTTTTGCCTACTTATTATTTCTATGTAATCTGAAGGGTTTCTATCTTTGTCTCCTATTATGTCCACTTTATCCTTACATGTAGTTATTATATATTTGCCTCCGGCTCTAACCCATATAAAAGAAGATTCTTTGGATTTGCTTTCTTGCATTCTAATTATGTGAGGCCCACAGTCGTTGTCAGATTGTGGGGCTTTAAGTTGTATTGATTGCGTTTGTGTTTCTTTTTGAGAATTACTATCCGTCATCTTCATTTCAAGACCATATCCGCTTCTTATTCTAATAAAAGCTTTTTTAGCATTCTCTTTTGGCACACCACCTTCTCTTCTTAAAGGCGAACATTGTTCATTTGTTTCGTCAACTAAATCTATTGTGTGATTTGAAGTGCTTTGAATATGCACACCCCTTTCAGAACCAGCAATACAATCAGGTGTTGTGTGATCATTAAGCTCCAACTTATTTCCTGTGGCAGTTTTAAGTCTAATATAATTGTTCTTGCCTCTTACAGGCTTATCTGGGTTTTCCTCTACATCGCTGATTTCTATTAGATGACCAGTTGCACTTTTCCAATAACTTCTTCCAACAAAAAGATTATTACAACCAAAATCAAAACCTTTGGTGCTTCTTTCCCAACCAAGTTCTCCGGCAGGCTCTTCTACGCTGTCATCCATAACAAAAGTGTGGCCGCTTATACTCATTAGTTGAATGCCTGTTTGGGGTAGATCACAAACATTATTCTGTGGGGTGCCCGGACCTTTGTAGGGCCTACATTCATTTTCGTGTTTAAAATATGGATTATCACCTACTTGTTTTTTATAATATTTTGATTCAGGATGAGGAGTGTCCGGATGGCCTCCTATTATTTTACTATTACTAGTTTTTCCTTCGCAACTTGTTTTTTCCTTGGGATCATAACCAAGTACATTGTAGCCTTGATTAGTCTCCGTGAAATCAGGATTTAAACCCATTCTAATTCTTGTTACGTCAGCACTCGGATCTCCTTCATCTTGGTTTTCAACACAACTAACATCCCCTTCTCTAACTCCACAACTAGGGTGAGCCCATTGTCCTGCGTAGTGAATATGATCATCTTTCATCATTATCCAATTACCACAACTACTCATAATTTCTAATCTTTTCCAACGGCGATTACACTTGGCGTCTCCATCAACCATTTTTACCATGTGTTTTTCAGGAGTTTTAAAACCATATATATTTGGATAGGTAATTCTTTTTTGTGCCTCTGGATCTTCAGAAAAATCTACTATGCTGTTTAAGTCATAGCCGTTATAGCTTTCGGTGTTCCAAGGAGGAAGAACCTGTGATTCGTCATTAGCTCCAACAAGATAACCTTTTCTATGGCCTTCATAAATTTTATTATATTCTTCTATTTGAGGAAATATCCATCTATGTGGTTGACCTGCTGGTCCTCTGTTTCTATGCCAAACAGTTCCATGATAAAAAGGGCTAGCTCTATTGCCTCCTTCAAAACTTATCATCACCGTGGAGCCGGCTGGTGGGACCCAATTAAGGCCGCTATCGTCTATGCCGCCCATTGCTGATATTGGCATTGCCCATGGCATTTCTCCTATTGGTCTACTTGGATTCATCAACAATGGCGAAAATATTCTTATTCTATTCATTTTCCAAACATCAATAGTATCAATACAAAGAGCGGCATACACTCCAAATAGTGTTTCATCTTGAAGAGGAACCTTAAATCCCGAGCTTAACTCTGTGGTTACTATTGCTTTAGTTTCATAGGCCATATCGCCTATTCTTTGCTCTAAAGATCTTATTCTGTTTTCTAATTCTTTTACTGTTTCGTTTTTAGCTAACATTAATTATTTTCCACCTCACATCTTTGGTTCTCTGGATTTGTGCTAACAGTATTAAACACAGGAATTCCTCCTCCGCCTTTGCCCCCAATAATATCCTCTGGCTGAAGTTCTACTCCGGGGACTGCTAGTTTTATTTTTAATATAGTAACATATGAACCAGAACTAATCTGGTGATTGACTCCTAGTATCTGCCAATTTTTATTGCTAAAAACAGAGTTACAGGTTGGTTCGGCCAACCAATCTCCACAACTATCTGCAGAACTGTTTTTTATGTGAAAAGGATTTATAACTATTAAACTTAAAGTCTTTCCTACCAAATCTATTGGAAAAACTAGGCTTGGATCTCCAAAAATCTTTAGTTCACCCTCAATTGGACTTAAAGCTTCTCTTATCATGTTTGCTCTTTGATGTGCTGCTCCAGCGTCTTGTGTATCTTGTGCACTGTCTGGGGGTTTGCCGTTTTGGTAATTACCATTACCACCACCACTAGAAACACCGGCATCCGATGTTTTATCTCCTCCAGGGCAATCTTTGCCTTTGGCTTTAGCTCCACCGCCATCAGTTACACTTTGTTGACCGCCGCTTTTACCTAAAGAACTTAAGTGCCAATTGACTGATGGACTAAAACTAATTACACTACTATCTGGGCCTCCGTTAACAACATAAGTGCCAGGTTGGCCTGTCAAGGAAGATATGTTAGTTTTACATGGGTCTGGGGTTTCGCACATAGTTGGTCCGGGATCTTCTATAAAAACCACTGTTGGGTCGCTTCTTCCCTTCCATTGTAATATTATGCCTTTTCCATTAGATGTAACATAAGGAGCTATCCACCTTCTTGCTGTGGCTAATTTATTTTGTTGATTGGTATTCCAAACACCTCTAGGTCCCCCAACTCCATTACCATTATCTGGTCCGTATCTCTTATCAAATTTAAATTCTTCATCACCGTCCGAACTTTTAAACTCGACATTACAAACTGGGCCTCCTTTTAACTCCCTAAACAATCTTCTTAAAGCTGTTTTTAAATCTACCTTTTTATCATCTGTACCTATATTACACTCTACTCTAGCTTCGCCAACACGTGCCATCATATCTTGAGCCTCTATCTGATATTTTATCTTACCTCCCTCATAACTAACGTTTGCTCTTAAAGGCAACAAAGATAACTTACCTGGCTGACCTCCTGAATTACTGACCGCTATTTTTCTAATACTAGTCTCTGTTCCACATCGTTCTTCTATCAGCCAACCAAAAT